GGTTATAATAAAAAGGCTTACTAATGGAGTAGTACTCAAGTGGCTGAAGAGGCGCCCCTGCTAAGGGCGTAGACCGGGAAACTGGTGCCAGGGTTCAAATCCCTGCTGCTCCGCCATTATTGTAAGGAATGTCTAACATAAAATGTTGGACTTTTTTTATTTATAACCTTCAATTATTTTGAAAATCGTTATTGAAATAGAATAAAATATGAGGTGTAGCTATGAAGAAAACATTCTATCCTATTTTATGCTCTAAAGATGACGGTGAGCTATCTGGATATGAGTTTCACGGATATGAGATAACTAATTCAGGTAGCGGTTGGGTTGTTAGAGGTGGAGGACAGCGAGTCTCTCCATATTTTGCAACTTCGGATGAAGCTGAGGAATTTATTCTTAATACGGAGAATGACGATGATTGATGACATCATTGAAGTATTGCTTGGAGTACTATCTTTAATAATCACTTTAATCGGATACATAGTATTATTTGTTATCACTTTGATAATGATTCTAGTAGAAATACCTATTTTATATTTCGAGCCGTAAAACCGCGAAGCTTTAGCTTCGTGGATGTAAGACTCTAAACTAAGCACGCCTAAGCGGGCTATTCTTTTGACCTTTAGTATCGTTATAGATATTGGAGGTCATTATGGATACAAAATATAGAAGCAAAGGTCACAGCAAATTTCTACTTCGGTACCATCTGATATTGGTTTGCAAATACAGACGAAAGTTGATGTCTGCAAACAACATATCTTCTGATATCAAGAAGCTATCTGAAGAAATAGCATTGCGGAATAATGTGAACATTTGGTATGTGGAATCTGACAATGACCACATCCACTATATGATTGAAACTACTCCAAATATGAATCTTTCGAATTTCGTTAAGACGCTGAAATCATATACAACTTATCACGTCTGGAAGAAGTATCCTTCCTATCTGAGCAAGTGTTTCTGGACAGAGAAGACATTTTGGTCTGATGGATATTTAATCGCCTCTATCGGCGAGGTCAGCGCGGCTACGCTCAAAGAATATATCGAGAATCAAGGAAAGTCTGGTTGACTTCTTGAAACCTTTAATATATAATATCAATATATTAAATAGGAAGGAGGTGAAACCGTGTATCTGACGCAAACAAATGTGATAAGAAACCTTAGCAAAGAACAGTTTCAAGCACTTAGGAATATGTGCCGCTATTCAAACAATCTTTACAATTACGGATTGTATTGCATACGGCAGCATTATTTTGATACAAAACAGTTCTTGCCCTATGAAAGTAACTATCATGTCTGTAAAGAAAATGAGAACTATGCTCTTTTGCAAGCAGGAGTATCGCAACAAATACTTCGGGTTGTAGACCGTAGCTTCAAGTCTTTCTTTAATCTTATCAAAAAGGCCAAAGGCGGGGATTATCGCTTTCAAGATATCAACATTCCACATTACCGCAAAAAGGGTGGGCTGTTTCTGCTTGTGTTACAGAAGAACTCTATTTCTATCAAAAATGGGTTCTTTAAGGTGCCTATGAGCCGTGAATTTAGGAAACTGCATGATGTTGAAATTACACTACCATATCCTAAAAGACTTGCTGACAAAGAACTCAAAGAAGTACGCATACTGCCATGCTCAGGTGGAAGGTTCTTCAAGATACAGTATGTGTATGAAGAACCAGAGACTAATCTTGACCTAAACAGCGAAAATTTTCTTGCTATCGACCTTGGTGTAGACAATCTTGCCACTTGCGTTTCAAATGTCAGGACTCCGTTCATCATAGACGGACGTAATCTTAAATCCATCAATTGGCATTGGAACAAAGAAAAAGCAAGACTTCAATCAGTTTTAGATAAGCAAGGTGTTAAAGGCGGCAAGAGCAATAAGGTGTATGCCATAACAGAAAAGCGCAATCGTCGTATCAATGACGGTATCAAGAAAGCTGCAAGATATGTCGTCAATAACTGTATTGCTCACGACATAGGCACTCTGATAGTTGGTTACAACAAAGACTTCAAGAGGGGCATCAACATCGGCAAAAGGAGCAACCAGTCTTTTGTTCAGATACCGTTAGGTGACCTTCGTTTGCAGCTCAGAAACCTTTGCGAACGCTATAGCATAAACTACATTGAACAAGAAGAAAGCTATACATCAAAGTCGAGCTACCTCGACAGCGATATTCTTCCTGAATACAAAGCTGAGCATCCTTACACAGGTACATTCAGTGGCAAACGCATCCATCGAGGCATTTACAAAGCAAAAGACGGCACGCTCATCAATGCTGATGTAAACGGTGCCGCCAATATCTCAAGAAAAGTAAGCGGAAGCATCATGCAACCGTGTATCGGGCTTTTGGCAAGCCCTCAAAGAATAAGGCTCACCTAAGCAAACTTCTTTGGAATCACCGATGCTTTAGCATCGTGGGAGTGTCAATAGTAACATCTCCTGTTTGGATCATTTTACTACTTATTGATGGAAAGTAGAATAAGCTTTGAAAAGAGTAATCAGATGTTCAACAGAAAATTATTTATCTGATAAATATGTAAAAGATATTTTGAAGAAGGTGTCATTCAAAGACAATGTTCGTGTTCAGATGGATAAGGATTCTGTTACCAAATACGATATTCCGTATGGAGGATTTACTGGAAAGGTTAGCGAAGTTCCTTGGTTCTTTTCTGATCTTAGAGTAGATTCTGCTGACAACGATAGAGATTCAGTAAGGATTCGGGTTAAGTAATTAAAAATGATGACGGGTCTTCTAGACTCGTCATTTTTATGTTTATTTAAGAATCGTTATTATCATTGTAATACAAATCAAAAATAATCAAATCTAGGAGGCCATAAAATGTCTTGGATCAATATCAATGAGCATAGAGTTCCAGTAAACGATGACAGATATCAAAATAGATTCAGATTGTCTTTGGATTACACACCTTTTTATGGGCATGGTGTTTGCACAAAGACCGAGGATGTCATCGCAAGATACAATCGATGCGATGATACCTTCTACGAAGAGCAGTCAGGAAAGCCAATCAACTATAGTGATATTAAGGCTTAGTTTTGCGCATTTGATGACGATGAAATCAGAATGAAAATTGTTTATCAGTCTACTTTTAGTTTCAAAGGGTTAATGAACGAAATTGATAGGAGGAAATTATGACACTGATTGAACTTCAAAATAAACTTGGAGAGCAGATTGAAGCTCTAACTAATCCTGAAGCATCAAATGAAACTAAGAAAGAGGCAGCTGAAATTGCTTCCGTTATCTCTAGCTTAGCAAAGCAGATGATAAACAATGCAGACATTGTTCTTAGACGCGATAAGATGATTTCCGAAGGTAAGATGAAGAACTCTGCAATCAATAGTATGATCGGCGATGAGAAGTAAAAGATATTTTACAAAAGAGCAAGAAGACTGGTTAGTAGAAAACTTCAGCAGATTTTCCTGCTATAGAGACATGGCTGATTGTTTCAACAAAGTTTTTAGTGAAACAAGGTCTTTCGAATCTATACGAGAAAAATGTAATAAAGGACTTCATCTTAAAGGAAAGCCTAGCGTAACTAGATACGGATCAAAGAGAAAAGAGCAGCTTCCTATAGGTACAATTAGAAAATCACAAACTAGTACTTTCATAAAAGTTGAAGAGGTTCCAGAAAAAAGCAATATTAGTGGATACATGCGCCCATATTGGATTCCTCTTCAAGAAAAAATATATTCAGATAACTTTGGACCTGTTCCAGAGGGGAAGATGATATGCTTCTTAGATAATGATAGAAATAATTTCAACATAGCGAACTTATTCATGATAGATAGGAAGATATCCTCTATAATGTCAAGTAATCAATGGTGGTCAACTAATCCGGAGTTTACAAAAACTGCTATTCTATGGTGTAAATTGTATTATGCTATTCGATAACTAAAAGATTAAACAAGAATCGTTATATTGAATGTAGATAAATTTTGATGGAGGTAACAAATATGCCTGCTAATGTTGAAACAATGTTTAGCGTACGTGAAGTTCCCTGGCACGGTCTTGGAACTATTGTCCAGGAAGCTCCTACTTCTAAAGATGCACTTCACCTTGCTGGTCTAGATTGGAATGTAATTTCTAATCCCATTTTCACTGCAGATGGTAAGGAGATTGAAGGCTGGAAATCAAATGTTAGAGATTCCGACAACACTGTTCTAGGAATTGTTTCTAACAAGTACAAGATTGTCCAGAATGCAGAAGCTTTCGAGTTCACTGACGAACTCATTTCTGACGATGTAAAGTATGAGACAGCAGGATCTCTTAGAAACGGAAAGCAAATTTGGCTTCTTGCTAAGATGCCTAAGGTGAAGGTAGTCGGGGACGATGTTGATCCTTATGTTTGCTTCACCAACAGCCATGATGGCCTAGGTTCTATTAAAGTTTGCATGACTCCTGTTCGTGTTGTTTGCAATAACACACTTAACCTTGCTCTTAGCAATACACGGCGCTGCTGGACGACTCGTCATGTTGGAGATATCAATAGTAAGCTAGAAGAGGCAAGGCGTACGCTGGCGCTCGCTAACAGCTACATGGAAGATCTAAGCGTTGTAGGAGATAGACTTGCTAATCTTACTTTCAATCAGTCTGAGGTAGAGCAGTTTGTTGATCTTCTTTTCAAAGTTGACGACGATGCAAGTGATAGAGTCAAGAACAACGCTCAGGACATGAAAGATGGATTCATGTACTGTTACTTTGCTCCTGACATCTTGAAGTTCAAAGACACTGCATGGGGAGTTGTAAACGCTGCTGCAGATTTTGCAGGACACGCTCGTCCTAGAAGGGTTACCGCTAAGACAAATGAAACTCGTTGGGCAAATACAATGAACGGTAACATCATTGTTGACACAACTTTCCTTCATATGATGAAGCTGCTCAATAAGAAGGTCGGATAACATGAGTTTATTAGATTGGGCTGAAAACGAAATTGAGATTGTAAGAAACCGTCTCAAGTCTTCGCCTGAAGAAGAAGGAGTCGAAAATGATTACATTTTAGGATGCTATGAATCTGCATTTAAGGCATTCAAGTCACTACTCGAGGATAATCATTCAGGAATGTCTATTTCTATAACTAAATCCATCTTGATTCGTCTAATTGATGGACGTCCTCTTAACGAAATTCAAGACACAGAGGATGTATGGAATGAAGTTTCAGGATTTAGCGAGGATGTGAAAGAATATCAATGCTCTAGAATGTCTTCGCTGTTCAAGAAAGTATATCCTGATGGGTCTGTTAAGTACAACGATATTGACCGAGCTGTCTGCGTCAATGTAGACGATCCGAGAGATGTATTTCACGGATATGGATGCAGAATTCTAGACGATATGCTTCCTATTGAGATGCCATATTCGCCTTCGTCTAAGAAGTATAAAATTTACTGCAAAGAATTCCTTTATGACGAAGATGGAGGAGACTTCGACACGCTTGGAGTCCTATACGCTATCTCTCCGGAAGGCGAAAAAATCAATATCGAAAGATACTTCAAAGATGTTAAGGATGAACCTAGCTGGGTAGAGATTCAGGAAGACGAGTATTTATACAGGATGTATCATCAGTTCAGAAGAAAGATGATTCCGATTTTTGATAAAGATTGAATTCTAATAATTAAATATTATATCTTCAAGGCAAGATCTTGTGTCTATAGGCTGGTCAAATAACACTTGGCCAGCCTTATATACATATACAATGATACTAACTAGGAGGTAGTTGCTAAATGAAAATAATCAAACGAAGCGGAGTAGAGGAAGATTTCAACTCCGCTAAAATTATATCTGCGTTAAATAGAGCAAATGCAGAGGTTGAGGGTGACGACAAGTTATTTCAATATGACGTCGAAGGAATTGCAAGGGCAATAGAACAGGAAGCAAAAACATGTGACAAACCTCTCAATGTAGAAGAAATTCAAGATATGGTAGAAGAGAGCATAATGTCTCTAGGAAAGTATGCTTTAGCAAGAAAGTATATCAAATATCGTCAAGTTCATTCAATGAGTAGGGACAAGTATGATGACTTGATGAAAGCAGTTGCGGATAAATTGCTTGGAAGAAAAATTGATAATCAGAATGCAAATGTAGACGAACATTCTTTCGGAGGAAGAATGGGAGAAGCTAGCGATGTAGTTTGCAGGCAATTTGCTCTTGACTTTCTTGTTTCTGAAAAGACAAAGAAGAATCATATTGACAATCGTGTTTATACCCATGACCTTAACAGCTATGCTGTGGGAGATCATAATTGTCTTAGCGTACCATTTGACGATTTACTTGCAAATGGATTTGTTGTAAAGCAGACAGATGTTAGACCTGCAGGGTCATTGAATACAGCTTTTCAGCTTTTAGCAGTCATATTTCAGTTGCAATCTTTGCAGCAGTTTGGTGGAGTTAGCGCAACGCATCTTGACTGGACAATGGTTCCTTATGTAAGAAAATCTTTCTACAAGCACTTCATGAAGGGTGTAAAATATATTGAAAACTTTAGAGGTAAGGGGCTAGATATCTATAACAGTCAGATGGCCATTGACGATAAACAATATCGTCATTTTCCAAAAGCATATGAGTATGCAATGGATATGACAAAAGAAGAATGTCATCAGGCAGTAGAGGGAATGTATCACAATCTAAATACACTCCAAAGTAGATCTGGAAATCAGCTTCCGTTCACATCTATCAATTATGGTACATGTACTTTACCAGAAGGAAGAATGGTAACAAAGGCTGTTCTTGATTTGTCAATTGAAGGTCTTGGCAAATTAAATAGAACATCTATTTTCCCTTGCGGAATATTCCAGTGTATGAATGGTGTAAATAGACATCCCGGAGATACAAATTACGACTTATTTAGACTTGCATTGAAGTCTACTGCATTAAGATTGTACCCAAATTATTGTAATGTAGACTGGTCAGGAAATGCAGGATATGACGTAAATGATCCAAGAACTTATTTTTCCACGATGGGGTGTCGCACAGCTAACGGATACGATATAAACGGATTAGGGCAGCTAAAAGACGGAAGAGGGAACATTTGTCCTACAACTATAATTCTTCCTACTTTGGCGATGGAAGCTAAACAGAAAATAAAAAACTTAGCTTATTTGTCAAATTCTTCAGAATCTGAATATGATTTGAAATCAGAATTCCTTTCTATTTTAGACGAAGCAATATCTGATGCAAGAGATTCATTGATTGAAAGATACAAGTGGATTTGCAGTCAATCTCCAGATTCAGCTAAGTTCATGTATGAAAACAATTTGATGGCCGGATATGTTCCCGAAGAAGGAATTGAATCAGCTCTTAAGCATGGAACTCTTGCTATTGGTCAAATTGGACTTGCTGAAACTCTTCAGATACTTATTGGATGCGACCATACAACCAGAGAAGGTATGGATTTTGCAAAAGAAATTGAATATCTTTTCAACAAACGCTGCAAGGAATTCAAAGAGAGCTATCATCTTAACTTTGGAGTTTATTACACCCCTGCTGAAAATCTTTGCTATACCGCAATGAAGAAGTTCAAGGAGAAGTATGGAGTAATAAAGGATGTATCAGATAAGGAATTCTTTACTAATTCTATACATGTTCCGGTTTGGAAAGATGTTGATCCATTTGAAAAGATAGACATTGAATCTCAGCTAACAGGTTATTCAAACGCTGGGTGTATAACTTATGTAGAGTTAGGAAGCAGTTGTAAGCATAACCTAGATGCTCTAGAGACTCTTGTTAACTATGCAATGGATAAAGATATTCCTTATTTCGCAATAAATGTTCCTAATGACCAATGTATGGAATGTGGATATTGCGATGAGATGAATGATACTTGCCCTAAATGCGGTAGCAAGGACATCAAGAGATTGAGAAGAGTAACTGGTTATCTAACAAACGATTATAAAACCTCTTTCAATAAAGGAAAGCAGCAAGAAGTTGAAATGAGAGTAAAACATGATTCATTCTGAGGTGAATTTGTATGAATTACATGAAAATATCTAGATGCGATATTGCAAATGGATTAGGTTTCAGAGTTGTACTGTGGGTATCAGGATGTAATCATAATTGCAAAGGCTGTCATAATCCTCAAACTCATGACTATTCAGCTGGAAAAGTATTTGATAACGACGCGTTAGATTATCTCATTAAATGTCTTTCAAAGCCTTATATCAGAGGTCTAACTATTTCTGGAGGAGACCCAATGTCTCCTAGAAATAGATCAAAAGTAATTGATATATGCAGAGCAGTAAAGCATGAGTTTGGAAGTAAGAAAGATATCTGGATATACACAGGAAATGAGTTTAACTTGAGAGAATACTTCTTTCCTGTTGATGTAGTAGTTGATGGTCCATATATTGAAAGTCTTCGTGACATTTCGCTTCCTTTTAGAGGTAGCTCAAACCAAAGGATAATTGATGTGAAGAAGACACATGAAGCTACAGATACACTTCTTGATCAGAAAATCGTTATATATGATGTAGATAACAAATAACATATCAAAAGAATTCAAATTCAGAGGTATTATCATGAGTAAGCAATATGCAGTTTATCCTTGCCGGTGCGGTAGAATTCATATGGTCGATTATGAACTGATTGACCAGGCTTGCGAAAAGCATATGGATATCATTCATATCTGCCAGCGATGCGGAAAAATGATGCGAATTGGTGGAGATGAATTTTACGATGAATATGAAGGTAGACACTCATATTCTCTTTACTCTTACGACATGACTCTTAACAATCATGTAGTGGAGATTGATCCGTCTTCCGACTATTCTAGTGAATGCAAGCCAATTCTTAGAATCATTTCTGAACCTGGAATCTGTGTTCCTATGAAGACTGGTGGTTATGCAACTGAGTATCATTGCGGAACTTTTAGAGACGGAACCAGACCGGATTTCTATAGAAAGAATCCGAATGAAACTTACGAAGAGTTCATCCGAAAGTGGGATGAAGATGCAGCAACTGTTAATATGAATCTTCTTAAGCGATGGAATGACGAAGAGAAAGTATCTTACCTTGAGAAGCACATTCATTTTGATCAGTTTTACTGGAGTGAATGATATGTATATCACAGACATTTGGAAATGGATCAAATCTACTAAAAATTACAGAACTTTGATGAAAATATATGTCTTTGACGCTGACGGAGAACGATTGTTCACAGGGAATATGCATGATTTCAAATCATTCTCTAATCGCAATTCAAGTTTCATAGTTGTATCAGCTAGATTTGACAGCTCTATTCTTAGCAAGGATTCAGACTCATCATTTGAAATAGTCGTAATGTAAGGAGAAAAGTAATGGCTTGTAACTGCGTTAAAATTGAAAAAGTTAAAATCAAGAAAATTTTTCCTGAGGCTATTGAGCCTAAAAGAGGGACAGACGGATCAGCAGGTTATGATCTATTTTCGTGTGATGCAACAATAATCCTTCCTGGTAATTCTTGTATGATTACTACAGGAATTGCAATGGAAATTCCTAATGGATATGTAGGGCTTGTTTTTGCAAGATCTGGACTTGCAACAAAGCAAGGTCTTCGTCCTGCTAATTGTGTTGGCGTAATCGACAGTGATTATAGAGGAGAAATTAAGGTCTGCTTGTATAATGATTCAGTTGATATAAGAGGAGTTAACTTCGGAGATAGAATCGCACAAATTGTAATTGTACCATATATTTATCCAAATCTTGAAGTAGTAGAAAACTTATCTGATACTGAACGCGGTGATGGTGGATTTGGATCAACTGGTAAGTAAAATTGAAAGGGCAGAGAAATCTGCCCTTTTTCTATGTAAATTATTAAGAAACTATTAACGAAGGTCAACCCTATTGACTTTTCACAAGAATCGTTATATAATATACACAATAACAAAGGCCCTCAACACATCAAGAAGGTTCAAACCTGGAGGTAACAAAATGGCTCAGTACGCAATTTACGAAGAGAATTTCGATCGTCTTCAGAAGAAGATCACGACAATCGCAAACAAGTGCAAGAAGTTCGGATGCGAGTTCAAGTTCGAGGTAGTCGGAAGTGAAATCCGAAAGGTAACAGATGACGAAGGAAATCAGAGAAACTGCAGATTCATTCTTGTAGAAGCAGAAGGAACTGCTAAGCTCAATGATTGGGAGTTTATCGCGTCTATCGAACATAAAGAAGGCGGAAACATCATCCGTACTTTCAACAAAGACGCAGAGATTCCTACTCGTTACTTCAATTCGGATCCGATTTGCGAACATTGCAACAGTAAGCGTCGTCGTAGCAAGACTTGCCTCGTTCGTAACACTGTCACAGGTGAGTGGAAGCAGGTAGGCCTTTCTTGCCTGAAGGATTTCACTTGTGGACTCAGTGCAGAAGATGTAACAAGATACATCAGCTTCTTCGATAACTTGATCGAAGGTGAAGCTCCTTATTCTGGAAGTTGGGGCAAGCCTTATTGGTACATTTCTCAGTATCTTCCTTACGTAGCAGAATGCGTCAAGCGTTTTGGATACTTCAACAGCTACAGCAACTATCCTACTTCAACCAGAGCTTTCACCTACTTCGAGGTTGACGCATTGGATAGAAAGTTCATGGGTAGCAAATCCATCAAGCAGGAGATGCTTGATTGTGATTTTGAAGTTACAGAAGAAAGCAAACAGCTTGCAGAAGAAACTATCAATTGGTGCAAGCACCTTTCCAATGAGACTGATCCTTACATGCACAACCTGGAGGTTATCTTTTTCAACGATTACTTCGCAAGAAGTGATCTCGGATTCGTTACTTCCTCAATCAAGGCCTACATGCGTCACAAAGATATCGAAGACAAGAAGCGCAAAGAAGCTGCTGAAAGAGCAAAGGCTGCTCAGAAGTCTTCTCATAAGTACAACGAAGGCGACAAAGTACAATTTGAAGTTGTCAACTTCAAGTACATTACTTCTTTCGATAACATGTACGGAACCACTCATCTTTACAAGTTTGAAGACAAAGAAGGTAACGTCTACTCTTGGTTCGCTTCTTCTGGTTGTGATGAAGAGAAAGTAAAATCCATCAAAGGCACAGTTAAATCCAATGGCGAATACAACGGAGTAAAGGAAACTTGCCTTACTCGATGCAGAGTTAGTTACTAATAGGTTGGAAAGGAAGGTAAAAACATGACTCGTTATCATTACATCAAGAAGCTTATGTATCTTCAGTACCGGTTGCATATGCTCGATTCTTCTAAGAATTATTATTATGATACTCATTACTCTACGTGGAATTCTTTGGTTCTTTATCCTCCTTTTGAAAACGGTGCGAAGACCTATCAAGAGGCCTGGGACCGCACTTGTGAGGCAATGAGAAGTATTGAAGGTTTAGAGGATTTGAAGTAATCAACAAATCAATAGAATTCAAATTCGGAGGTAATACCGTGAAATGGCTTATGGTTGGGATGAAAAAGGAGTTTGTCGAAAGCTTCGTCCAATGGATGAAAGAGAACAACGTCAGAGTATCCGAGCCCTTTGAACTCAGCGGCATTTGGCGGGTCATGTATATGCCTATCGGTCACGAGCAAAAGGTAAAGTGCGAGGAGTATATCGAATATCGTTGCAACAACGATCTGGTGTAAGTAGTGTTAAACATGGAAATAACAAAAAAATATTGGTGGTATGACGAACCTGAAATCGGCTCCTACAAGTTTTGCTACGACGAAAGTCGGAACTACAAATTCTATATTGAGGAAGTATCTGTCAAGTATGTTTACGGATGGACTGAGGAAGAGAGACAGCGACGATTCAAGGGCGCTAAATTCATTTGGGGTGGCTGTTGTGATGGAGTGAGTTACCACGATACTTTGAAATCCGACAACATTGAAAACGCCAAGCGAGAGTTTGAGGCTTGGTACAAACAGTACCTTGTGGGTTGCGTTGAGCGATTGGAATATGCTTTGGCGGCTGCAAAAGAAGAATACGAAAATTTTCTTCAGTATCAAAAGGAGGTAAAAATTCAATGATCATCGATGCTTCTACTGCAAAGCAGCTTTCTGATGACGCTAACAGCTACGAACCTTACTGTGAAATTGCTGATGCTATAAGAGATGCTGCTGAATCTGGAGAATACAGCTGCCAAGTTATATTAGCTGAACAGTGCACAAAGGATGTAAAGAAGAAATATCGTGAAATTCTCGAAGAATTGGGATACAATGTAGAAGTAGAACGTTATCCTGAAACGGATGACTGGGGACAAGGATACTACAATACCTCTGTTAAGATTAGGTGGGATGAATAATATTAACGATTTTGAGACGAATATAATTCACTAAGAAACGAGAATCTTTTCAACAACAACGTTGTTAGGATCTCAATTTCATAAGGATAATAATTATGAGCAGCTATAAATTAGCTGCTCATTGTTTTGAACCTTGTATACAAATGAAGGTGAGTCATAAAAATTCACCAGAACCAAACAAAACTTTTGGAGGTTTACTTTATGGCATTATCTGAAAAAATACAGCTTCTAGGCGCAGGGCTGTATAAAAACATTCCAGATGAACTTACACTTAAGAACATTCCGACAGCATCTGAATTGGATTATGTAGGAAGCGAAGATTTTGATCAAACAATGATAGACAAGATCCTCCCTTCCGCAATTGAAGAGAAAATCGATACAAAAGAACTTCTCGAAATTGATTACCAATGGATTTGTAGATGCTTAAGGCTTCTAAACTACGGACCATATTTCACAACAAATTCTATCTTCTGTGATAAATGCGGACAGATGTACGGGGAATATAGAGTAAACTTAACATCTGTAGAATGCAAGCCGCTTCCAGAAAACTTCAAGAATAAACTTAAGATTAAGGCTGATGAATTTCTTGATTTTAACGGTGATGTAGAGCTACATCTGCTGACAATGCAGCAAGCTCTAAACTCCTATAAAGACAAACAATTTATCAGTCCTACTGGAAAACCTAACAGAGAGCTTTCGAGAATATGCTACATGATTACATCAATGGGAGATGAAAAGAACATGACTCCTATCGATGTAAGAGTATCAATCAAGAATAAGCTATCATCTGCTGACTACATTGTCCTAAAGAACAGAGTAGCAGAGCTTACAGACTACGGTCTAAGAGCTGGAGGTAGCTGTACTTGTCCTAGATGCGGAAGCAACGGTGCAGCATTCTTAGCTCTGGTTGATGAAAGATTTTTTCGCCCAACCTTGGACGATTTACGGCAATGGAAGCACGATAGAAGTAAACGGACAGAATAAAACATACATGGAGATTCGTCAACAAATGTACGAAAACATTATTGACGAAACACTATTTATCTCAAGAGCTTCTGAAGGAGCTGTTTCTGCTGAATGGCTCATGGATCAACCAATATTCGTGAGAAAGAAATATGTAGAGTCATTTGAAAAAGAGCTTCGAGAAAGAGAAAAACGGCTGAATCAAGGTAAGAAACCAAAATAGATATTTTCCTCCAATAAGGGACGGGATGTAAAAGTCCCGTCTCTAATTTAATATCCAGAAATCTTATATAATATCATAAAACAGAAATTCTGAATATGATAACTAGAAAAGAAGATTGAGAGGTGAAGAAACAACATGGCTGATAACAACAAGCAAAATAAAACATCAAGATTTGTTTCTGAATCTCAAGGATTACAGGATGAAAATCAAAATCAGCAACAAAACAATAACAACCAAGGTAATCTAAACTCAGTAAAAGATTATCTTAAGTCTATAGATCAAACAACAAAGCAGATCCTTCAAAAAGCAAATGGTTTCTCTCAATCATCTGCTCGTGATCAATTTGGTCAGAAAAAGGGCTACTTCGGTGAACAATATTCTCAGAATTCAGGAAGTAGAAAGTCAGGAAAGAAATCATACGGTAGCTTCAGCGATGGATTTGAAGATGCGTTCTGGGAAGATATTCTAGGAAAAGACTTCAAAGATCAAATGGCGAGTGTCGTTCAAGGCTTCGCAAAAGACTTTGGAGTAAGCATAGAAGACCTACCAGGTGAACTTGGAAACCAACTTGGAAAAGTTGGTATGAACGCATTTAAGAGCACAAAGCTTGGTCAGAAAGTAACTGGAAAGCTGAATGATGCAAAACAAAAGATATTTGAATCTGCTTCTAATGCTTTTCAACAAGGTGCAGACAAATACGGTGGTAAATCTGCAGCAGGTGATGCTCTAAAGAATTTAGCTGGTAAGTTCAAAGGGCAGTCAGCGGCACAAACAGCTTCTGGAACATCTTCTACATTAGGAAAAGCAGGAAGAATAGTAAGTGACTTCTTCGGATCAAGCCAAGGAGCTGCCTCAGCTGCAGGAGCTGGTGAAGCTGCTGCAAGTGCTGCAGCTACAATGGCTGAAGGAGCGGCAACTGCAGGAACCGCTGCTCAAGCAGGTGCAACAGCAATGACTGCAATGAGTTCTTCTGCTGCAGCAGCAACAAGCGGAATTGCTTCAATGGCTGCTGCTGCAGGACCTTACGCAGTTGTAATAGCTGCTGCACTTGTTGCAATAGAACTTTTCTCGGAAGCACTAGGACCTGCAATAGAAGGTGCAAAGAAATTCGGTAAAGCACTGAAAGATAGTGCAAAAAGAGATCAAGCTTCTGAAGATAGAAGAGCGCAGCTTTCTAAAGAAAGACTTGAAGCTGATGTAAAGACAATAATTGAACAGCCATTCAAAATTCTTGAGGATGCTGCTCAAAAGGTTTATGACGCTTGGGACGCAAACCTAAGAACAATAAACCAAACACAGGGTTACACAAAATCAGATCTTCAAGATCTGATGGCTTCATATGCTGAAAGACTTAGACAAGAAGGTCTAGCAAAATACGTAAGCGGTTCCGATATAACATCAAATCTTACAAAAGTTCTTGAATCTGGGCTAAGCGGTAAAGTAGCAGAAGAATTTGCATATTTAGCAACAAAGCTAAATGCTGCTATACCTACAGAAGACTTCTTCCAGTATTCATCAACATATGCTTCTCTTGCAGCTAATGCAATAAAGAATGGAAAGTCTGAAACAGAAGCAATATCGTATGCAACATCCGAGCTAGAAAACTTTGCAAGCAATCTACTTTACTCTAGTAGACAGCTTGCAGGAGGATTTAGTACCGGATTAAAGGATGCTTCGTCTCTATTTGAAGAAGCAGTAAAGATTACAACAGCAGCTAAACAAGGAGACGCAGGTCAGCTGTCATCTGTGCTAACTGCAGTGTCTGCTGTAACAGGTGCAATTGCTCCTGACCTTGCATCTTCAATGACTGATGCAATAGTAAAAGCAGCGACAGGCGGTAATTCTTCTCAAATTGTTGCACTAAGGTCGCTTGCAGGAATCAACGCAGGAAATACTGAGTTCCTAAAAGCTCTAGTAAATAACCCTCAACAAGTATTCTCAACACTCTTCACTAACTTAGCGAAGATGCAGAATATGTCCAATGACAACTTCATGGAGGTTGCAGAGGGACTTTCAGATGTATTCGGAGTATCAATGGATGCGTTTGCAAGAGTTGATTTCAACTATCTTGCAAAAGCAATCACAAATATGAATACATCAAATGCTTCTCTTAATGAGAACATTTCTAATCTTAAATCTGGTCAGTCTACAACTAATGCTGATATACTAAAGAACCAGCAAATAAACCAGTACATGATAGAAAACGGTCTATCACTTGTAATGGACAATGAAGCTGCAAGAGCTATTCAGCAGCATATGTGGGATGAACAGATTGCTCAGCAGCTTCAGGAGACTACTTATGGAGTAGAAATCCAGGGTTCGGCATTAGAGTTCTTAGCTGGTATCAAAAATACTATTAAGAACATAATGAACATACTGAACCCAGTAAGATGGTTAATTACTACTGTATCTAATGTAGCACAATCTACTGCTGAAGGAAATGCTCTAAAGGATGATGTTGCAAAGGTTCTAGCACTTGGAAAAGTAGGTCAAGGTAATGCTCAATCTTTCTATAATCTTACAACAAGAGGCAAAGAACTTAACTTAACACCTAACCTTGTTCAGCTTTTAGGTGGAGAGTCTTCATACTACAATGCTCAAGCTGTTGGCAGAACTGCATACGCAATAGGTGACCTAACATCTGCCATTCTTTCTCCTGGCGCATACTTAAGTCAGCTTGCAACACAAGGCATAGCAAGCTTTCTTCTTTCTAGAACAGATAGCAAGAATCCAAACAAATATGGAGTAGGCGGTAAATCTTCGTCGTATGGTCCATCAAGCAATTATCAGTGGGGCACAGTAGGAAAGAGTCAAGGTTACGGTCTTAAAGTAAAGAATACAGCAATGTCTGTATCTTCCGGAAGTTCTACTTCTTCTAATGAACAATCAGCAGAAGAAAGGAACAAGCAGATTCTTCAATCAAACTTCGATAGAATGATGAACACTATCGACAGTTTCGTTGATCAGGGTAAGACATATAATGAGTGGGCAGCAACTGCAAGAAACTTCGGAATATCTGACTATCAAAAAGCGCTTGATACTTTAGGATATTCAGAATCCGACCTTCAGGGCTACTTTGAAGCAAAAGAAGGAGTTAAGGGCGGGCAAGAACAGGCAAGAAAAGCAAAGAAAGAAGAAACCTTCTGGGACAAAGGTCTAGAATACTTTGATACATTCTCATTGAACTCAGACAGTCAAATGCAAAGTATGATAGATCTAACTACAGCAGGAAACGATCTAATTGCTAAGATACTTGCTAAGAATACAGAGTTCAAACAAGCATTTGATGATTACTTCGTAAATCATATTCTATACAGTAAATCGTATGACCACGCAGCTGTAACTAAGATACAGAATGATGAGAAGTATAAATCTTCTGATGCTATATACGCACTTGCAGATGCATTGACAGCTGCAACAGACCTGACTGATCCTACATTGCAAACAAATGCAATATTGAGCCAGATTCTAATCGTTGTTCAGAGCATAATGCAGCAGAATAACACATCTGGTAGGCTTACACTTCCCGATGCAATCGCAGCAATGGCAACAGGTACATTTAATTATGAATCCACTTGATAGGAGAGTGCGATAAATGAATTTTATAAGATTCTCAACAGGAACAACAAACATATTCCCATTAGCTAACTCTAATACAGGTGGTCAGCTAATGACTGAATTCAACCTTCGTTCTAGAGAAAGCGTTGAAGTAGGTCCTATTCAGAGTAATAAGCGAATCCATTATATGATTGGTCAGTCTTTTGTTAATTCAGAAGATGATTTTAAGCTGGTTGGAACTACAACAAGCTCTGGACAGATAGCTTCTGGTGACAGCCAAGTTCTAATGATAACAGAAGGTAGAGCTGTCATCAACGGACACTATTTCGAATCACTTGTACCTGTAAAGATTGATATAGGTGAAGCAAATCAGAAGCTAAGAAAGAATTCTATGCAACCACTTCTAGGAGAGCTCTCTGTTGGTCTTCGTGCAATGTATAGCACAACAGAAACAATGGCTGGAGCAATGGTTGCAGAAGAAAACAACTACTTTGAAGGAGTTCAGGTAGTTATTTTGCCTAAATCGGAATTCAAACTTCCTATTGATTGCAAAGATGATCAGGGGCAAGTTACAGCTCATATTAAGTTAGGTGACATCATTTATCAGAATGGTAGAATAACAAATATATCTCAGAATTATCCTGATAAATGTAGATATCTAGATGCTGATAGAATTACAAATATTAGCAAGCTGATGTCTGATAACTACATCAATCGAGATGGATTGAATCCGGGATACATATACGGATTCTCTGGTAAAGGTTCATCAACAAAGGACACTTGGTGCAACATAACAGATAGCTTGATTGTATGGGATAAGAGCTACAACAAAGCTACAACAGAAAAGCCCTCTGTAACTAATGCAAACTTTGGAACTGATACAAACGGAAATGTAGTTCTAGCTCTTCCTCATAAACAAATTGATGGAATGATGAATACAGATGGTAAACAGCTTTACTATCAGCCAAGAATAATGAAGTTGCCTAAAGCTGATTACTCATCTGGATCTTCCGGTACTGTTGATCATGATTACACTCAGAAGATAAAAGATGCTTTTGAAAAGATTCATACAAAAATTCTAGAGGGAAAACAAAGAGCATACATTGATAGTATAACTGATGAAACACGAAAAGAGTTACCTCCTATAAGTTCTAGCTGGAACATTGGTGATTATGTAGTAGTAGGAACAGATAACTCGGTTGTTGCTTCTTCAGATTCAACTAAATCTCCTTCTACATTGTATATAATCATTGACGGAATTGTTACACAATTTAAGTTTAATACAAGCAACAAGACCGGAAATGTTCCTTCTGGGCTTGATCTGCAAATAACAAAGTTTGAATGGTCATCTGATAAAAACGATCCAATTCCAGAAACGGGTTCTTCTGATGAAGCTGTAGAAAAATACAATGAACAGCTTCAAGTAGCTACTAGTAACTACAGAGGAGCAATCGGTACATCTTACATCGTAATAAAATATGATCAGGTAGATAAGGATACACAGGCAGTAGATACAACATATTATTTCTACACCGTTTCAGCAAAGAATGCAGATAAGATGTATTCAGATCCTATTTGGTTAACTGGCGAAATCAATCTAGCAACTGAAGAATCCATTGGAGGATTCTTGAATGTACCCGACACAAAACTAGATGGTGGGTATGTTTATAGAGATGAGAATGGTAATCTTAGACTGCTAGATTATGCTTTACTTCGTACAGGCACGCTCGCCTATCAGCTTGGCGCAGATCAAGAGTTTGGAAATGGGCTTACAACAGAGTCCATTCAAGAACAACTTGATGAGTACGTAAACGATCGTGTCGCATTTCCTACTTCTGATACATTGAACGATAGTAAGTACAACGGTATGATAAATATTACCTTGGAGTTACCTAAAGAAGATGAAGCGTCAATAATTACTATTCGAAACATTGACAGCAGATTTGGAACTGGTGTAAATATAAATCTTTCAGGTGAAGCAGATTCAAATACAATTATCAATATCGTAAATTGCGAGAAGATAAAGATAAATTCTACATTGACTCCTAGTAAAGATAAAGGTCCGGCTATAAACTTGTCTAATTGTAGCTTATGGTACGATGCAGAGGTAATTGAGAATCTAACATACATTGATGGATTGAAGTTATGGTACAGGCAGTTTGATCAATCAGATAACAACTTAACTGTTTCCGGTATGACTGTCATGTCTCTTGATTCAATATCGCAAACAAATGACATAGACTATTGGAATGAAGCGGTAGATAACGACATACATTATCTATATGCTCTTCAAAGTTTAACATTCAATACAGATGGAACTATTTTAGGAGCAGGAATTCTAGTAAAGAACAGAACTACTGGAAATGTGTCAAATGGTAAATCAATAATTGTTTCCAGTTTCCAATTACCAAACAACTCGTTACTACAGTATCCTAAGAATAGATTGACAAAGCAGGTGAAGATAGATGGTCAATTCATTTCTGCTTATGCGTCAGATGAACCTGAAGGATATATAGTAATAGACACAAAATTCACAGCTTTATCACAGAAATGGAATACAAATGATGAGGATGTTGAGCCTGGAACAATTTCATTCCTAGCAAATGTTGAACACATTACAAATGTTGTTGGTGTAAGCTACGGTACAGAGATTGATGGTTGGGCAACTGAATCCTTCCATCCTTTTGAAGGGAAGATAATCGGATGAGTTTAGTTCACGACTACATCAAGATAAAGTATACTCGGGAAGGTTATCTTCCCGACTATCCTTATCATATGATATCAGACGATGAAATGATAGAAGCATTCATGAAATCTGATTCCGATGAGGGATTCTTCTTTGACAACTACTATGTTAAAGATGAATCACTTAAAGAGCAATATGCAATTCTTGTCCAGACAATACGATTTCATATTGACATATTTAAGAAATCTAAAGAAGATAAGAAGGTTCTGCCAGATTGGGTGTATTCATATATGCTTGGTGTGGTTGTTTCGGAACATTCCTCAGACATTGATAGACACGACCTTTTGGTCTTGTTAGATTTAGATAATGTAGATGATGACTTCACGGAACAAGCTAAGAAGAAATGCTTATCTATCAGCAAGCAATGGATAAAGAAGATAACAGAAGACAACAGATATGTTAAAATCCTTAATCCAAACGGAACATATTCTAGATATGACGGAAGACCTGCAACCATGTTCGGGGAACCTCATGTTATAAAGAGTTTGAGACTTGAATCCGCAGGCGTTTAAGAGGGTGAAAATGCATGAAGTATCTACAACTTACCAATGATACAAAGCTGAAAGATGTTGCGTCTATTGTTGGAGATTCAAATGTAGAAAGACTACTAGTTGCAAACGACATTGAACGAACTCCGAATATCGGAAAGTCTTTTATTGCTAAGTGCAATAAGACAGTTTCTGATACATCTAAGTTAGTAACTTGGCAAAGGAAGTCAACAATACTCAATGGCATGACGAGTGATTCTGATGTATTTGAAAAAGCGTCTATTCAGAGTGATGATGATTGGAAAGTTCTAGATACTTTAGGAACATTCCCTGGAATGCTGAAAATTCCTGATTCAATGGAAGTTCCTACATCTTACAGCATATTAGGAAATAACGAAGGGGTAAAGAAAACAGTATACAACAAAGCAATGACGATGCTTTCTAATCCTCCACATTACATTGATCCTTCAATATTCAACGAAGTAAGTAACATACGGAATTCTAAGATAGTTAGCGGATACAGATCTAACGGTAGCAATACACAGTTCTTCAATTTACCTTGGGGAGATATAACATTGTATTCTTCTCTTGAGCCTACTGGAATTGATATTCCAGCTTATCCTGAAGAATATAATGATAGCAGAAAAGCTAACTACACTCAGATGCCTGATATGCTATATCAATATGAACCATGGCAGCTATATGAAAGTTCTGGCCCGAGAACAAATCAGTTTGAATTCCAACTTCATAGAGATATGTGGACAACAGACCATAGAGACGGTAAAGCAAATGACTTGATAAGATATTGTCAAGCAAATTGCTATCCTGATTTCAATGGATCTGCTGTAAATTGCCCAATAGTTTCCTTATATATTATGGGCAAATGCTTAATACGAGGAGTAATGACAGATTGCTCTGTTAGCTGGAATGGTCCAATTGGGTTAGACGGCTGGTATCTTGCTTTTAAGCTTTCCTTCAACATAACAGAAGTTTCTGAAATTGCGCTAAATCATAGCGTCATAAGAAACAAACCATTGATTGGATAATATCAAATCGTATATTTATAAGATTGTTTCGTATAATTATTTGAGAAATTGTTTTTCTCGCATATGCGAAACACAAACAAATCCGGAAAATCAATAATATTTATACGAAACAGGTGATTTGATGTACATACAAAATACATTGATACCTTATCAGGTAATTGAAAAGCGAGGAATAGAATACAGTGTATGTAAAGACTACAGTCATGTATCCAGATACAGAGGACTAAGACAAGTTATTCATCTTCCAACATCAAATGACAGAATAACAACTCTTGAAACACCAAATGCTTTTGTAACTAATCTAAACGTGAAGTACTACGAAGTACCTAATAAATATGAGAATAGATTAGACCTCATTGCAAGAGATACTTTAGGGTCAGCTGAATACGCATGGGTTATTTCATACTTCAACAGGATAGAAGACGGTTTTACAGTCAAGGAAGGACAAAAATTGATGATACCTACATCATTCTACGATTTGTTCAAAACAGGCGAAATCCTTCAGTCTATTCCCGCAACTTCATTGAATCTAGGACAGGAGTAATTATACATGGCTAAACATCCATTCTGCAATTTTTTCCTGGCCGGCGTGGCGCTAACGGACTATGGGCTAGTAATACCTTCCCCATTTACATCATTATCCTTGAGTAACAGTGAGATATCATCAATGACTCAATGGACTCTTGAATGTATTGTTGGAGGAGATGACAAAAGAAGAATAAACATATCAGCTTTTGAAGCTCTTCTATATACATCTGCACAAAATGCAAGTAACTATTCTAACTCATCTGGAATACCTGTTTCCTTTTTATTTGGATGGTTAGATGATAATGGAAGTGTATTAGAATCTCTATCATATCAGGGCTTTACGCTAACTTTCAAAGTTTCTACATCTGGTAGATACATGAAATATTCAATTACAGGTTATGCTTCTCTTGCAATACAAACAAGTTTACCTGTACTTAGAGTTCCAGAGCTATCCGGGATAGTACAACCATCGGCAGTTGTCGAGGGTCTTGCAATAGCAGTGAAAGCTACTAACTACTATGATCTAGATATTGATCATTGCGATCAACCTACACTCGTTAATCACGGGGCAATGACAACATCATTCAATAGTTATGTTAGAGGAACCTATTCAGGAAAAGACGATTATGAAACTTTTCCAGGGTTACTTAAACTATCTAAGTCTTACAATGCTTCAAGAGACTCTGCAGGTCTTGATAGTTACAAAGTTAGAAAACTGAGTCAAGCTATTAACAACAGAAGAGTGAGCCCTCTATCAAATTACTTGAAAACAAGTTTCACAGATACAAAGCCACAAAGTTCGTCTTTCTCATATTGGGTAGACGAACCAACCATGACAAGTAGAGGTTGCATACATTATAAGAGCAACGCAGGTCTTCTAGGAACATATACCAAAGATACTCTTGAGTATGGCACAGCTAACACAAACGTACTTACATTGTCAGGTTCATACAATGGCGTCGCATATAACATGACTAATATGAACTATACACAAGTTGGATTCAATGTTGATGGTAGTGGTAACACTATTGCTCAAGATTATCAAGTTGTTAATAGCTGGAGCAGCACACTCGCAGATGTATTTCAATCCGCTAACATCATAAATGATGTGAATGCAATTGCTTCACAATTCAGTGGAGACTTTACAGTTACCATTCCTGGTAGCACTAAGAAATATAATATCGCTCAGACAATATCTTTACTTGTAATGTCGGGAAACACAATATCTCCTATAACTGGAATATATAATATAATTTCTGTTTCGCATGATATCAGTTCTACATTCGTTACAACATTGAAGCTACAAAGACTAGTTATGAGCTCAGCTAATCAGGTTGCAGCGCAGCAAGGAATATTGATAAGAGGAAGTTCATCATATCCTAAACTTTCGTATGCAAAAACAAAAAACATAATCTCTACTTCAAAAGTTGATTTCGGAACAATCTATCCTGACTTCACATATATGTCAGGGACATATATTTAATGGTGACAACAATGAAAATACTAAATTGCGTTCTTACAAACACTGATATAGAATATCCTGAAGTAGGGACAAAGTATGGATTTGGAAAAACCGGATACGATGTTCACACAGGAGTAAACATAAAGTGTAAGAATGTTTACTCTATATGCGATGGTGTTGTTATTGATGTAGCAAAGTATACAAGTGGAAACATGGTTTTAATTCAATATGATAAGACAATCTGTTTGATGTACAGTATGATTCGAGAGTCGTTTGTTGTTCCTGGGCAACTTATCCGAAAGGGTACAATGTTAGGAACAGCAGACGACTTTGTCCATTTTGAATATTTGAGAACAGACAATAATCCGCTTAATGTAACATTCATATACAAGTCAATAGCTTTGCATCCAAATGACCCAATAGAAGTTCTTGACGGTTCATATAATTTTTACTCATCAATGGATAAAAAATACAGCAATTATGCTCTAGAAGGAGATTACTCTACTGAAATTGTTACAGATTTTAGCAAGCTTCCTCCTTCATTTTTGGCCGAAACTGCAAGCATGGGAGAAGGTGAGTAAGGTTGCCTAGTTACTCAAATAGTAGTTTAGCTACAGTGAAGATACTAACAAAAAATTATGGAAGCAGAACAGATAGCAGATTCAATAATCCATCTGGAGTAATTGATCATATTGTTATTCACCACATGGCTGGTGTAATGTCTGCAGAAAGTTGCGGTAACTGGTTCAAATCTGGTACCGATGGAGCATCATCAAATTATGGAATAGGAAGAGATGGAGACATTGGTCTGTATGTAGAAGAAAAGAACAGGTCATGGGCAACATCAAGCGGAAAGATTGATTGCAGAGCAGTAACAATAGAAGTTTCAAATAGTGTTGCCGGTGGTGAATGGCCTGTAAGCGATGTTTCATATAAATCGTTGATAAAACTTGTTGCAGATATCTGCAAGCGAAATGGTATAAAACGATTGAACTTCACGGGTGACAAATCTGGAAACTTGCATATGCACAAATGGTATTCTGCTACAGGCTGCCCTGGACCATATTTAGAGGCAAGATTCCCTGATATAGCTAATCAAGTAAATAAAATCTTATCTGACCCTTCATACAATCCTGCTGGTTCACCATCGTCGGTAAATATAAGTATAGATTCAAGTATGCCTGCAGACACAACAACTGCTTATGCTTTAGCTGTAAACGGAGGAATACTTCCTTCACCTGAACAAATAGATCCTTATGTAATAACAATAAATAGAAAAGTAAAATCAATAGACTTCAAGAAGATAAAGGAACTTGGAGTAATAGGAGTCGTTGTTGAATTAGGTTACCTTTTTGATTCAACTCATTCAAAAGTTGAATTCAGAAATCCTAACTTGAAAAATCAGATAAAGATGATTCAAGATGAAAATCTTCTATACGGCATGTACTTCAACGGAAGATCAAGAACATTACAAGAAGCTAAAGAAGAAATGTACGAGGTATATCTTGCTGTAAAATCATTTCATCCGAATTTAGGGTTCTGGGTAGTTCCGTCATTTACAAGCAACAAAACAAAGAACGATGAAATATTAAAGTTCTATAAAGAAACATTAGAAGAACTTGGACTTAAGGGTCAGATAGGTTTATATACTAAACGTGAAGAACTAAAGAAGATAGACTGGGAGAAGGATTCAGAAGATTGGTTGCTTTGGATTGACGATCATATTGACGCTTTCAACAACATAACTGAACTTCTTACACCTATGTTCTTTGCATACAATAATCAATGAGGTGATTATTTATGGCTTTCAAGCCTAGAACAACTGCACCTAATATAGGAGACTACTATTGGTACGAAGGTAGTCCTTTCTATCCTTCATATGGTATGCCAAACTGCACAACATATGCTTGGGGCAGGTTCTGGGAGATACTTGGAGAAAGACCTAAATTATGTACAGGTAATGCTGGAACATGGTACAGCTACACACAGGATGGATATAAAAGAGGAAGTAAGCCAGCATTAGGTGCTGTAGCTTGTTGGGCAAAACCGGGAGCACCTGGGCATGTAGCAATAGTTGAGAAAATAAATTCAGATGGCTCTATTGTTACTTCTGAAAGCGGTTGGAAATCGTCTACCTTTTGGTGGACATCTACAAGGTCACCGAATAATTATGCAAGTAACGCATACACATTTCAAGGATTCATATACAATCCAGCTGTAAGTTCATTCGCTAATTCAGAAGATAATGTATTAGCAAAATTCTTACAAGTTGCTAGATCAAAGATAGGCCAAGATGGAACATGGGCATGGAATACATCTGGGTTATCTAAACCTCAACCTTGGTGTGCAGCATTTGTTGTAGCTTGCGCAAAAGCTGTAGGAGTACTAGGAAAAATAATCCCTACTGACTATGGTGCTGGAAGTTTATGCAGAACAGGTGTAGCAAATGGTTGGGGAGAGTTTTACACAGGCCCATGGCACGGAACAAATTTCAAACCTCAGCCAGGGGATATGATCGTTTATAGATGGGACAGCAGGTCATCATATTCAGGAGAGGACAAATACTATTCGGATCATATAGGTATTGTAGAATCATTTGATGGATCAGTTGTTCATACAATAGAAGGAAACTCAGGTCCTGGAGGAAGCAATGCGAAGAGAAAAGTTGTTACGCATAATTATGATTACACCTATAGTTGCATAAACGGATACTATAGACCTGATTGGGAGAAGGTAGGAGGGTTTGTTGGAGGGCTAGTCAGTGGATCATCAGGGTACATTGGTCCTCTATATGATTACGAAAATACAAAGCAAGATTCAATAATACGAGAGATAGGATACTTGAATTCCTCTTCAGAACCTTCTATAAAAACATCTGATATCAAATTATCTGTAGTTAACTATACATCGTTGTTCACTGCAATGTATAATGCTGCTGTTCCTAGTGTTCTAGGTTCTTCAAGCTACATTGTTTCTTCAGATTTAGATCTAAGTAATGTTGAATCTGTTGCAAGAGAGATAGTTAAATTCTGTATGACAAAGGGTCTGCCATCTTCATCTGGAGTAGGTATTGTAGCTAACATATATGCAGAATGCGGATTGGACATATCGTTAGGTCCAATAATGGACAGCAACGGTCAGTATTCCGGCGGTATGTGTATGTGGAACGGAGTTAACTGGCGAGCTTTTCTACAATTTGTTGGAAGTGATTGGAAGACAGATTTATCTGGACAATGTGAATTTTTATTTCATTACATTGATCAAAACTACTCTTGGTACAAGAGTCTTGTAAAGCGGTACTACGGATCAAATCTTGGATTAGTTGAGTATCTTTCTCAGCTTCCAAATACAGAAGAAGGCGCAAGGAAATCTGCAGATGTTTTTGTAAGATGCTATGAAAGACCTGCAAACATGGATTATCAATCTTCTAAGCGTCAAGGATTTGCATCTGACTTCTGGAAGAAACTGACACCAATATTGAGGTAAATAAAATATGATAGTATACGGATACGCAATGAATTATCAATATACAAATGAAGGAACCATGCTCATTCAAGTAAGGATTCCTGCTATACATGGTCCTATGAATAAGAAGGAATACAAAGGTGCTAACATACGAAATTACGTTAATGAGGAAAACCTCCCTTGGTATCAATCATTGCTATTACCTAACACTCCATTGAGAGGACAAGTAGTTGCTTTATCGTCACTAAATGATACACCAAATGATTTTCTTGTTTTAGGATTAACTGGTGGGCAGTATTCACCTGCAGGATTGAACACTATAGATTGAGGTGAATTAAAATGTATACAAATTCATTAGCTTGGCCGTCAATGTTTGATGTTGCTAGAAATAAAGTTTCTGTTATAGAAGATAATCAATCAGTTGTAAATAGGTCAAAGCTTCTCATATTAACTGATCCAACTGAGTTATATATGAATCCAAATTTTGGAGTAGGATTGAAGAAGTACTTATGGCAGTATAACACAGCTAATCAGAAAGAAAGAATAAAAGACGATGTAGTTTCTCAGCTTAGACTGCATGAACCTTGTTCAATTCCTGACGAAACTCAGATTTCAGATGGCTTATTATTTACAGGAACATCTGATGTAGAAACAACAAAAGATACGCAGAAGTCACTGAAGATGACTTTAGCAATAAAAACAACATATGGATCTACACTAAATATTGATACAGCTGATTTGCAATCAATCGTAGATTATTTCAATTCGTTGACCTAACGAAGGAGGATACATCAAATGTCAGAAAATGGGCTCATAAGTTACACATCAAGAGATTATAATTCTCTTGTAAATGAATTTTGGTCTTTGGTTCCAAAACTAACAGAACTTTGGAAACCTGAAGCTGATGCAGATCCAGGTGTTGTGCTTGGAAAGTATCTCGCTTCTGTTGCTGATATGCTTGGTGTCAATTTAGACTTCATGGCGAACGAAGTATTTGCTCCTTCAGTTTCTCAACGAAAAAACGCTGAGAAACTTTTCAGTTTGATTGGATATGAGTTAGGATTCTACACAGCAGCGAGAACAGAAGTGACTTTTACAAATACTTCTAATGAAACAATGACAATTGATTTCGGATTCAACGGAAGTAACTTCTGCACTCTTAACGCTTATACAGATATTACAAATCAATCTAGAGTAATAACATACAATATTCTTCCTCTTACAAATAAGTATGGTACGAAGGAAACAAGAAGTCAGAGAACTGTACTTACTGAAAACATAAATGTGTTTGTTGATTCAGATATTGTTCATCTTGATCCAGGCGAAAGCTGCACAAGAGTAGCGATAGAGGGAGAGCTTCGTAGTTATAGTGTTTCTGTAGAAAAGATAAAGTCAAGTAACTACATAATAAAGCTTCCGTCTCAGCATATTGATACAACAGCTATTTGGGTGAAAGCAAAGACGAGCCAAAATGCAGATGATTTCTTGTCTACTCAGTGGATTCAATGCAACAGCCCTGCAGAATTTATTCAGCCCGAACCTAGATTCTCAGTAACATATGATAATTATTCAAATGCACAGATTCAATTCTCAAATTATCTTAACCAGCTTGAGAACTATGATAAAAACTGGATAACTATTTATTGGATTGACTGCTCAGGTGTAATTGGATGCGTAGGTGAGAATGTTTTACAAGATTTCATGCCTGCAAAATCTGGGCAATCTATTGATAGCGACTCGGGTGAATTTTCCATATCAAATTTATCAAATACTGTTGAGCTACCTCATAGCTATACAGTAACAGGTAAGAGCCCAGAGACAGCTCGTGAAGCATATTTCAACAGCAGAAATTATATCAATACTTTTGACAGTTTAGTAACACTTCCAGACTTCAACAGATTTCTTAATAGAGAGCCTGGAGTGGACTGCGGAGTTGTCATTGATTGTCAGAAAGCGCTTGAAATAAATCTTGCTATATACAACGATAAGAATCTAACAGATTCACAGAAGTCTAAGATGTATCTCACAAAGTATGATTTCCCTGAAGGAGATCCAACACTTGATTGGAATTCAGTACTAGGGCTTGGATTTGACCCATCTGATCCAAACAAGTTCGTTTTTTCTACAAATTTCAAAAGATACACAGCAATGTGCTTTGCAATACATAATGATTTCTTATCAAGCAATTATGGTTCAGGTCAGATGAATAACTCTCAAATAAAGAGAAAGACAAACTTTATTCAGTATAAACCACCTATTCAGTTCATTGATAATGTTGTAAGAGATTACAAACCGTTACAAGCAATGACAGTTGATCTCCAGTTTGGTTGGTTAAGAATATTTAATTTTTATATTGTTGGAACAATAACACCTAAGAAGTCTCTTGACAAGGATACAGCAGCTGTTATCATCAATAAGGTCAAGGAGAATCTTGCAATTTACTTCTCTCCTGCAAATAGAAATATCGGAATCAAACCTACACTTATGGAAATTATAGATGTAGTAGAAAATAGCGATTCTAGAATAAGGCATTTTGATCCAGGCAGCGCAAAAACATTAGGCATTGTGTGGTCTGATTGCGACATTGAATACTTTAACTACATCAGCTTTGCTAGATATACACCGGATGTAGCATCAGCAATGGCCATAAGGATAAATCCCGAGTATCTGAGTAATTAAGGAGGAATTGATATATGGACATGAAAAATGTTTCTGTCCCCGAAGTTTATAAGTCCAGTCAGGACTTCAGATTCTTCCTAGATTGGTTTGAAAAAGCACTAGGTCAGATAAAGTATGACACAGAAAATCTAATTGACTGCTTTGATCCTCTAAGATGCAAAGAAGATCTCTTGTGGCTACTTGGTGACACAATGGGATTCAAATATGATGATAGACTATCAGCAGCATATAACCGCCTTGTTATGCTTTATTTCATGTCTATGATAAAGAACAAGGGATCTAAAGATGGAGTAACATTAGCTGCTGAAGTCAACCTTGCACAATTTAGTGTAATAAATTACGGGAAAGAAAAGGACATTCTTCAAAACAGGCTTGAAGATACTTCTATTCCTGTAAATGCTGTTTATGTATCTAGCGATGTAGAAAATGGGTTCATTGATATAGTTTATTTTACATCAAACGATGTTCCAATTGACGCTTGTATAGAGTATGTAAGACCATTAGGTATGTACTGCTTCCAGCATTCAGGTGTTAGGTTTGATGGAAGAACAAAGATATCAATTGATGCAAGACTTACAAATGAGAATGAGAAAAGTAAGATTCCTAACTTTGTTACGCATGTAGGACATTATAGTAGAAATGATTATGCAAGAATGCAAAAGATGAAGAACGAAGATACTCACGAAGTTGACAAAGGCGATAAAAGAAGATACGCCTGGTATCGAAATTCTGATATTGAAGATAGACCAGATGAAGAAATTGATCCAGGATACAGATCTCTTTATTCTCTTCAAATGTCAAATAACGAACATATAGTTAAGTCGCTAATTGAGCCTATATTTGGTCTAGGTAAGGAGCCTATAAAAGTAGAAACTACTGTACCTGATAATTATGTTATGAGCAATGAGGAGCCTTCTTACAATCTAAGATACGATAAAGATAAAGAGGAATCAGTTTCAAAGGATGTTTATACAATTGATCAAGATCGATCTGAAAATATCCTCAATCCTCGTCCTGCTGTAAGTCCTATAATGTCTGAGCTTGGTTCCGCAGTTTTCTTAGACGATGGAAAGACATATCTTGTTAGAGATGAAAACGGAAACATAATTAAGAAAACACTTCCAGAAGAATGATGAGAACCTTGTATCTTTATGAATCTTAAAGGATGTGATTTCATTGGCTGAAGATATCAAACGGATGGGAAATGGCCCGTGGAAGGAAGCTTCAGATGAAGATGTAGCTAAAGACGAAAAAGGATTCACAATGCCAAATCTTCACAGAAGATTAGATCCTCAACAGCCTACATCTTCATATGAAGTATCTCCTAGAGAGTATCAAATAGGTATATATAGCAAAGATTCATACAGAACAACAACAATAAATACTCATGATGAAGAATCTGAGTATGATGAGATTCCATAAGGAGATGATTACTTGGATCAGCTTAAGAAAGTTGCAAAACAAATACCTATAAGACACAATGTATCTATCCGAGTAATTGATCCTACTTCAGGAAATATTGTATCTGAGCATACAGGACACAATGCTTCGACTAATTCATTAGTTACTGGAATTGCTCATTACTTAAAAGGTGACGGTGTCTTAAACCAAGGGTATCATATGCTAAGTTCGTATGTCCCAATGTATATATCATTAGGTACAATGGGGTTGATAAATCAAGAATCAGATTCTGAAGGGCTTCCGTCAGGTTTAGGAGTTATAAGCTATAAAGATAAATATCCAAATGATCCAGATCTAGAAGAAGCAAACAGATTTGTTGATTATCTAACACAGACTCCCGGATACGGTGCAGACGGATATGACCCTAATGAAAATAATGGTAGAGAATATTTAGGTCTAGGCCCTGTATTTGAAAAAAGGGTGCACAAAGAAATAAAACAAGAAATACTTCAAATTGGTGACATAAACTTTGATGGTAAAGTGGACTATCAAGATGTTATGCTACTGGTTGATTACAATTGCGGTGTTAAAAAGCTTTCTGAGAAGCAACTTTTCGTTGCTCAAGCAGACGAAAACGGATCTGTATCTTGTGAAACTGTTCAGAAGGTAAAAGATTGTGCAGAAGGGAAGATACTTCCATCCGAACTAGGTACAGCTATTTATCAGCCTAAGAGTGCTCCAACAGTAAATTGCGAACTGATATCTGAATCATTTCCAAGAGCTAAAATTGCATTCAGAGATATCGTACCTGAAACGGAAGCAGAATTTCCTCAAACAGTTGATGTTGTGTATAGTGCAATGATATCTACAGGAGCACTTGCACAATTTAGAGAAACGGATAAGGATTATATCTACATTACAGAGGCAGGTCTTTGGTCTAAGCCAGATTGGTCAGACGGAGGCGACAACGGATTGCTTGCTGGATATAGAATATCTCCTCCTAACTCTAACAATTGGAAGATGGCTGAATGGGATACACAGAGACATGTTTATTTTGATTCACCAGAATGCAAAGAAAACAGACGAATTCTAAAACAAAACATAATCAAAGTTAAACGAAATCAAATAGTACAAGTTGTGTGGAAGATACAGATAGGCGGAATGGATCAGCTTGGTGGAATAATGAGCCTCTACCCGCACTACTCATCAACTTTGAAATGGATAAATTGGGAATAAGGAGTGATAGATTTGAAGAAGGTAATAAACGCTGCTGAGGAAAACTACAGTCAGATTCTATTTACTCCTTCATCTCTAGTTGATTTCTTAACTCAAGTAGACGAGCTTAAAGATGTCAACATAGGAGTAAATGATGACGGAGAAAATGTTTCAATCTCTATCGGGGATTCAACATATCAAATAAATCCTAAGTCAGTTACAAATATTGATGTATCTGATGATGATCTTGATCAAGCTTGTCAAGCGAACGAAAGTAATTATGACGAACTTGAAGAGTCGGGTTCAATTGAATTTAATGATTCAGTTGAATCCGGAATAATAAAACAGCTGTTAAAGACTTTAGCAATAGGCGGAATAGTCCGTTTAGCTGCTAAGGAATTGAAAAAGTGAGGTATTGAAATATGAAAGATACCAAAAAGAAGATTGTATCTGATGTAGAATCAGCAAAGCCAAAGAACTCAGTTATTGGAATATTTGAGGGTGAGTGTGCTGATTCAAACATTACAAATGAGAATGGACTAGATATAACTAGACCTGTATGGGAAAACATATTTAGTTCTGAATCCTATCAGCAAGCTATTGAACTTGGATGGTACATCGGATTCCTAGGACATCCAGATGATCCTGGATGTATGGACTTCCGAAATGCTTGTATTGTAATGACAGAAGGACATATAGATGACAACGGAAAAGTATATGGTAAATTTAATCTGATTGATACTCCTGTTGGTAGGACAGTTAAAACATTCATAGACGCAGGCGTAACATTCGGAATTTCTGTAAGAGGCGCAGGAGACATTGTAAACAATTCTGTTGATCCTGATACATTTGTATTTAGAGGATTTGACCTTGTATCTTTCCCAGCATTCCCTGAAAGCATACCTACTTTTACAGCTATTGCAGCTTCTAGCGATGTAGAGTCTCAGAAGAAGTACAAGGCAATTTGTGCAGCAGTTAAAGAAAATCTACCTAGCATTGATAGCTGCGAAGCTATTGATATTCTAAAGTGTCAGTTTGCAGAACAGTCTGATGAATATAAAGCTTTAGAAGACAGAAAGAGAGAAATAAGAGGAAGCAATTCAACTGACGATGATGTAAGTAAATGCGATGATGTAGACATTACAAAAGATAAAGTAGAGTCAATGACAAAACTTTATCTAGAACAGGTAGAAGCAAACAACCATCTGAAGAAGGAAAATGAAATTCTTTCAAGTAAACTAGCTTCAAACGAAATTGAAACAAGACGGAAAATTTCTTCTATTAGTAGAATAACAGCAGATCAGATAAAATCTGCAACAGATGCAAGGGATGCTGCAGAGAAAAGATGCAAGCAACTTGTTGCAGCATCAACTAGAATGAAAGAGACGATTTCGCAAGAAAGATCAAACAACCTTAAATATCTACAGAAGATAAGCGAAAGCAAGAATATTGTCGATTCTAAGGATTCTTTAATTTCTTCTCTGAAAGCTAGACTCAATGAAACCGTCACTGCTTCTGCTAATGTAGAGAGAAGAACTTCAAACCTTGACGAACAGTTAAAGAAATCCAAAGCTGAAATAATAGCTTGCAAGAAGATGCTTAAAGATTATCAGGATGCTTATGCAGAACTGTATTCGCAAGCAGTTGGAGCTGATCTTCAGAAGGTTAAAATAACTGCATCAACAAGTGTATCTTCACTTCGTTCTGCTATTACAAGCTCAATAAGTAGAAAACCATCCTCTATTAGAGAGCCTGAAGAAATTGATGTAGACGATTGTTATTTTGACGATGACATTGTAACCATTTAATTACAAATTTTATATAGGAGAGTGTTTCAATATGATCACTAAGCGTTCCACTGCTCCTGCCCGCAGACCTATTACTGCCGGTCAGAGCATTACTTCCGGCGTTCGTAATCGTAACGCTTCTGCCATTAAGTCCTCAGTGAACCTGACTCCGTCACAGAGAATGTTCGCTAATCAGCTTGCTCGTAACTGCAGAAAGCCTGGTGCTATCATGGCAGCTACAAATACTTCAAACATTATGGCTCGTCCCGACTTCCTGGACCTGCTGCCTGTGTTTGTTCAGAAGCTGATTGTAACTGACATCTTCGGTTCTGTTGCGATGCGTTCTCGTCAGCAGCTGGTTCCTTATTTCAAGTTCATTGCTGAGAACACCAAGGGTGAGACCAAGGCTGGCACCGTGATGTCTTCTCCGTTCGCTAACCGCCAGGGTGTTGATCCTAACTTTACTGGTCGGGTGGTGAAGAACGAAGAGGTTGACGGTCAGCTGATGTATACTCCTGTTCTGCCTGGCACTGTTACCATTAAGAGTGCTCAGGGAGTGTTCGTTGATAAGGGTGACGGCAAGCTGTACAAAGCCGATACTCAGGCAGAGTCCGGAACCATTGATTATGCTACCGGCGAGATTGGCACACTGACAGGTGACATGACTGCTACTTATCAGTACGACAATGAGACTGTTGGTCCTGACACCAATGGCCAGTACGGTGCTAAGATGGGTAAGGGTTACCTGCAGCTAGATGAGTTCAATCTGGTCGCTGAGGCTAAGGAGCTCGCTTGCTACTGGAGTGTCTATTCTGCATTTGCTGCTCAGCAGGAATATGGTTCCAACATCGCTGATATGGCTAAGGAAGCAGCTATTGGTGAGATCACCGCTGAGATCAACACCTCTTGCCTGGATATGCTGATGCAGGCAGCTTCTTACAAGCCCGCTTTCAACTGGGATGCTTCTCCTGTTCTGTCTGGTGCAGTTGTTCCTTCTGATTACCTGAACATGTTCAAGCTGAAGCTGGGTCAGGCTGCTGCTTCTATCTACCAGCAGACCCGCATGACTCGCCCGAACCGTCTAGTGGTAGGTACTACCGCAGCTGAGTACATCGGCATGATCAACGGCTTCAAAGGTGACAACATCGATGACACCGTTGGTCCTTACAAGTTCGGTACTCTTGATCAGTTCGAGATCTACGTCAATCCTTCTTACGATCCTGATTCTTGGGTCATGTGCTGCAAGAGTAACGACATCAGAAAGAACACGGCTCTGTTCGGCGAGTATATGCCTATCACCAACACTGATGTGGTTGGTCTTGCCAACATGTCCGCTCAGCAGGGCTACGCAACGATGTACGCAAGCAAGGTTGTCAACCCCGCTACTTGCGTGAAGGGCAAGATCCTCGGAACCTTCTGATCCTTCTTAGGATTAAACTTCATCATCTATCACAGCCCGGTCTCGAAAGAGGCCGGGTTTATTTTTTTTGTATTATACTATATCATTTCTTTTTCAGAATCGTTATTGTACTAAAGAGGTGATAGTATATGGGAGGACACATAAAGGTGCCTGATACTATTTTTAGAAAATGCGAAATATGTGGAGATACATTTCATCCTAATACATATAGACAAAGAACATGTGGAAAGCCAAAGACAAAAAATTGTCCCGTTTGCGGAAAACAATTTGAATATTTATGCAAACCAGATTATATTAAAACCACTTGTTCAAGGAAATGCGCGGATGTACTTGCTAAGAAAGTTAGAAACGACAATTCGGAAAAGCTAACTAGAAAATGTGCATACTGCGGAAAGGAGTTTGTTCTTAAAACAAAAATAGACATTTATTGTGACGGTCCGCACTATAAGAAATGCGAAGTATAAGGTATTTGATTCAGGCACAATAACATGTCAGTGGAATAAATAAAAATCGTTATAATGAATGTAAATAGAAATAACTTATCAAAATTTATCGAAAGGAAAATATTGTTATGACAAGAGAAGAACAACTTTCTACCATTAAGCAGCTTCGTGATCTTACAGCAGATCTTGAATGGCAGCAGGATACACTTGATGAACTTGAATGGAGCAGCTACGATCCTCCTGCAAAACCTGTTTTGAAGACATATACCAAGCCTGCATACCCTGAGCCAGAGTCTTCCATGAGGTTCAACTGGAAGGTATTCAACTACTTTTGGGCTATTACAGCTCTTATTTTTCTTGGCATCTGTAAGTTATTTGATACACCTATTTTTCTGCTTCTTCACGTAGCCATTACTATTGGATACGTAATTAGGTATCGTGAAATGAAAAAGGCTGATGTTGAGCGAGTTAGAAATTCTTATGAATTCAAAGCTAAGTTGAAGCTAATTGATGATGATTATAATTGTCTTGTTTCAGCAGCTAAACAGCAGTATGAAAAGGACATGGCTGAATGGAAGAATGACTTGATGCCTAGATACGAGATTAACAAGGCTAAGTACGAAGAAAAGAAACGTAATGATATTGCTAACTGTAAAGCGGCTATCACTCATGACAAGCGAGAAATTTCTCGTATCTATGGTGAGACCAAAATCCTTCCTACAGCTTATAGAACACTTCCTATTCTAGAATACATTGAAGAATTCATGGCTTCTTCTAACTTCGATGTAGATAGAGCTATTGAAAACTATGACAGAGATCAGCAGAGAGCAATTGATGAAAAGAGGTTCCAGCAGGAGGTTTATTACAATCAGCTTCAGGAGCAAATGGTTGATGCTCAGGAAAGAGCAAACAGCATTGCAGACAGAGCTAGACGCGATGCTAACAGATACGAATTTGTTGCAGCCGTTCAGCGTCATAACACAAACAAGCATCTAAAGAATCTGACAGATAAGTAATATGGAAAACAAGTCGTACGAATACAAAGGTGTAACAATCTATATTTGTAAGTTTGGCTGCTTTCTTTTCTATTCGGCAAAGGATAAATACGGACTACGGCACGGACCATGGAAGCGTATGACTTTCGATACTAAAGATGAAGCGGAAGCATTTATTGACAAGTATCAAAATGTTTACTGTTGGTGAACCTTATATTTTTATGTGATAGGCGAAGGATACTATATCTTTCGTTATATGATGAAGTTAATACAAAACAAAGATCACATAAATCATTTTGGAGGTTATCTAAATGAGTTACAAGATTACTATTAAGTTCACCAAGCCTGTTAAGGTTGAGGCGTCTATTCCTACTTATCCCATTGCCCCTGAATTTGTTCTAGGTCAGTCCTACGTGGATGAGAAGGCTTTCCGTGACCAGGCAGGCGACACCGCTTATTCCAAGAACATTTGGGAGAAGGGTGAGTTCCTGATGGCTCAGGATCTGGCTGAGTTCCTGGGTGAAGTTTCTGCCCATCCTGGTGTTGTGCTTGCTTGCAAATCTGCTATTCTAGCTGCTAAGGCTGCCGAAGCTGCTTCCGGCGAGAATGCTGGTTATGAGTTCATCACTGATGACTACAAGGACAAGATGCTGTATGAAGAGATTGGTCGTGCTCTTGCAGGTCAGGGCTTCGAGGTAACTGTCGACCCTACGTAAAGGGTCAGGTTGATATTTCAGCTTCTGACGGAGAAGATGCTATTCAGAAAGCCATTTCAGCTAATCCGTCAGGAGCTTATATCAAGCTGGCCCAGAATGTCTACCAAGGTGGCATTCAGGCAGAAGCTGGATCAAACATCACTATTGATCTAAATGGGCATGAACTAAGATGCGTACCTCCATTTGTCGGATCTGATAGTAGCTATTCAAACGGATTGAGATTCATGAAGGGTTCAAAAGTTCTAATCAAGAACGGAACTGTAAAAACATCTTCTCCAGAATTAGCTATTCTTATTCAGAACTTCGCAGACGAGTTGATTCTAGATAATGTAACATTGTCTGGAAAGCTTTCTACTCAGTACATTCTATCAAATAACTTCGGAAACGTTGTTATGAAGAATGGGACTACTGTAAAAGCATCCGGTGGTCATGTAGCATTTGATGCTCATTACGGTTTATCTCCTGAGTATGACGATGGTGTTACAGTAACTATTGCTGATGACACTGTTAAGATTATTGGACTTGTAGAATATACTAAGCAAGAAGGTAAGTCAGACGAAGACTTCTTATCTAAGACACATATCTATATCCCAGTTGGATATGAACTTACTTCTCCAGAGGGATACAAGTTCCAGTTAACAGAAGATAAAACAAGACAAGAACTAGTTAAAGCGTGATAGAGAGGAGGCCTAGTAAGATATGACGATGGATGAAGTAACTGCTCAAGTTGGATTCTTACTGGGCTTTCCTACTAACGAGAATGTAGAAGAGGTCGATCTAAGGCAAGCAGTATTGATTGCATTTAGAGAGCTGAAAAGATACATTCGTCAGTCAGTGGAAAAGACTGTCCCGTTTCAAACTAGAATAGACTTGCTCAAGCAAGATATCCATACAAACAAAGTTCTCAATGTTCAAGCTGCTTATCCTAGAATAGGCCTTACAATGAGTAACATAGACAGCGGTAATGTTTTCCAGGTTGCTGCCGCTGTAAATGCCTATAGTACGATAGGCAATACAAGTTCAATCAACATAGATCCTATAATGTCTGAATTAGCAATGGCTCAAGTACGTAACACAATTTCTACTGATTTTCAATGGAAATATGATCCATATAATCAAGTAGTATACGTTACGCACAGAGATCCATTACCTGCAATGGTAACTATACGGTATGTTCCAGATTTGCAGGATGTATCAGAAATTCAAGGAACAACCTGGATTGACTACTTAGTCCGGATGAGCCTAGCATTCGCAAAAATATCGTTAGGCAGATCTAGGTCAAAATATACAATTGAGGGCTCTAATGTAACACTTGACGGTGATACACTTCTTCAAGAAGCTAACGCAGAGTTAGAAGCTATAAGAGGTGAACTTGAGCCTAAGAAAAGTAGACTTGTTGTTTTGAACTAAAATTTTATGAAAAGGAGTTTCTTACATGTTTGTTTCTAAGAAAAACACTAAGAAGGTAACTGCTGGCGACGATCTTGATACCGAAGTGATGGAGCCTGAAATGGATGAGGATGTTGTCGATGACACTCCTGATGCTGATGAAGATGTAAATGTTGCCCCTGATGCAACTGATCTTCTTTTTGAGGCAGAGGATGTAGCGCAGCTGGTTGCAGAAGTGACTGGTCAGCCTGTCGATGTTGACACAGCTGAAGATGGTAACTCTGTTGAATTCACTGTCGGTGAAGATGTTTTCACTGTTACTGCTGAAGGCGACGAAGAAGTTCTAGAAGCTATTCGCAAGCCGCTGAAGAAAAAGAAGCCTGTGTCTGCTTCTACTAATAGAAAGCCTGCTGGTAAGACCGTTCGCAAGCTGCCTAGCAAGAAGTAAGATAAATACTATGAACAAAGAGCTGGTCGTGTCTTATCAACATTGATCAGCTCTTTGATTTGTACGAAAGGATTGTTTGTATGGAAAATGTAGAAGCTGGAATCATCGCTAAACTGCTTAAAGCACTGCCCAAGTACTTAGGAAATGGAATCAATGAGGTAGTTAAGAGAGGAATCAAAGTAGAAGAGTCCAAGCCAGTTGATGGAAAGAATTATGGCAGTGGTATCATTTTCGTAGCTACAAGCGGAAAGGGTACTGTAATTAAGTGTAAGGTTGTACCCGTTCCTGAGAGAAAGGGTAGATTCAACATGTATATCAAGTCCAAGGATGGGAAAAAAGCATCGTATCCTTCTATCAGTCAAGATCAGATGGATGATAAGATCACTGAATTCTTTGATAAGTTTTATGGTGAAGCTTTTGAAGATGCAGATAACAATGAAGATGATTTCAACATGGAAGAGTTTAATGAAGATGAAGACGCTAAGAATCAGTCATCTGATACCGATGACGCAAGTTCTTCTTCAAAGTTATTTATGAAGCTATCTAAAGTTACGTCAGGAACAGATGTTCATGTAAATCTAGAGTCTGTTATGGCGAATTATAATACGGTTTCAGCGCTTGCAGATATGACTGCAGTTGTAAACAACGATGACTTTGTTTCTCTTCTAAGCGAAACTCCTAAATGTTATGAAGTTACAACAGTTGACGGACAACTAGATGTAGCTGATAGCGAAGATATGCCCAGTTTCAACCCATTTGCTGAACTGCTTAAGGGATATTATGTAGCTACTCTGAATCTAGATTATCTTTCAACGAACTACTCTGATAGTTCTATGAATAGATTAGATCCATATTACATGTCAAGTGACATAAGGTATTGGATTCACAATATTGTAACTATAGCAAAGGTGTCTGGTTGTTGTACGCCTAATCCTATTGACCTACTTCAAGGCCAGATAGGCATCATTTGCGATCAAAATCAGCAAGGGGCGTGCTCAATTAAATCTGTCCTAGAAACATTGCTTGCAACAATTGAGCTATACTATGCAAATTTCTCACACGATATTCAGTCTATTCTAGATGATAATATCATTCAGATCAAGACATACATGATGAATACAGGAGTTGTTTAATATGAAAAGAGTAATTCGTTGTAGCACTGATACAAATGATTATAATAGTATAGATTTAGATCTATCTGATATGATTAAGGACAAAATTGGAAGAAAGTTATTTGGAAAAATAATGAATATTCCTGACGATCATGTAGAAAGCTACTTGCAAGGATGCGTAGACATCTGCCAATTAGCTAACATTGAAGTTCCTGGTCTAGAAGAAATATATAATTCAGTTCTAGAGAACGGAGTTAACGAAACTCTTCAAAAAATGAAAAACATTTGAAAAATTCGCCTCCTTGAATCGTTATTGTATTTGATATACAATACCTTCAAGGAGGTTAAAATATGAAAACAGGAAATAGAACATATGGAAAACAATTTAGAACATATCAAGATTCTTCCTGCGAAATCACAGATACTTCTATTCTTCACGAATACATAAATAATGGTTGCGGAGTAGTGACTCTTGAAAACCCTGAAACCAAAAAGTATAAAACATACGCATTTAACCTTCCTAGATACGATAAGTTTGATGAGCCTACCATCTTTGTTTACGCAAGGATGAGAGACGATTGCTGGCTCTATGTAGGAATGATGCGAAACAATGTATTCAGAGAGACACGAAATTCTAACTTCGGTGTAGGCAATCCTGTTTATGAAGGAGCAAAGTACATCGTTCAAGTAGCTAACAATAGAAGAAAAAATAAAAGAATGAAAATTTACCATTGTGGTGTTTGCTCTGTATGCGGAAGAAAACTTATTCAACCTAAGTCAATCAAATATGGTGTAGGTCCTAAATGTCGAAATAAGTTGAAGAATTTACAATGAGCTTTTATGAAGATAACAAAAATTTCAGAGTTTGGGTTGAACGATGTAACGGAAATGTTTATAGAGCTGTTTATGAACTAGGTCAAGCTGCTGCAAAAAGAGTAAAAGACTGTAATAACAAAATATCTAATGCAGAAGGAATTTCATGGGTACTAAACGGGCATAAACCTGATTATGAAAATAGAAGATCTTACTGGGATACAAAGAAAGCTATCATTGAAGAATATATTGATACAAATTTGGAGCTTATTGATGACAAACAAATTCGTAAATGTGTAAGGTCATCGGTTTGGAGTAGCTTAAACCATAGATACCTTGTATATGATTACAAAGACGTTGATGACGAATCACATAGGGCAAGAATAAGAATTCTTACCAAGTTAATCTGGTATGAAATAAAACCAAACTATAGAGAGGATGCTACTGATGCCTGAAACAGAAAATCAAGCCACTGAAGTTAAGGAAAGAAAGAAACCGGGGCCTAAGCCGAAATCTAAAGTAGATTCAATCGATCTATCTGAAACGAAGAGAAATCCTGTAATCAATGAGAATGCAGAAGATAATTCTGTATCAAAGCCTGAAATTGATATAGCTCCTGTTATCTCAGAACCTATCAAAGCTGAAGATAAATTAGAACCTGTAGATACTCCAATTTATGAGAGACCTGTTGAACCGATTAGATACGAAATTATGTCTACATCAGGTAAAACAGTAATGGTCTATAGAAACAAGAATTTCAAAGGAGTTGCTATTAGGTACAAAGGTGTCCTAAAGGTCATGAATGAAGTAGAAGGCGGTTACAAAGTTAACTACATGAATTCAGGATTTGGTTATTGTATAGGTTATGTCAAAGAGTCAGCCATCAACGCAATTAGATAATCTAGTTGCGAATAATATGTGGAGGTATTAAATATGGACGAAAAGATTATTGATCAAATCAATCCGGACACAACTGCTCCTGTGATTGAGAATGTTGATGACCTTCCCGAAAGTGCTGTTCAAGAGTTCACCGGAGGTAAGGGAGAAGAGGAGGCTGAGTAATATGCCAAATTATACAAATAGCTCATTAGTTAACTACACCAAAATCAGCCCTATGCAGAGTGGAAGTAGAGTAAATTCTAGATACAATCCTTCTGGTAAGATTACTGTTATCACTATTCATCATATGGCTGGTAACCTTTCTGTAGAAACTTGTGGAAATGTATTTCAGACAAGAGAAGCATCAGCGAACTACGGTATTGGTTCTGACGGTCGTGTAGGAATGTATGTTGAAGAAAAGGATAGAGCTTGGACTTCGTCCAGTCCTTCAAACGATTATAAGGCGGTTACAATCGAGGTAGCTAACTGTGCATACGGTGATCCTTGGCCTGTTTCCTCTGCTGCATATGAGAAGCTGATCCTCCTTTGCGCAGATATTTGCAAGCGTAATGGAATTGAGAAGCTGAACTACACTGGAGACAAAACTGGTAACCTTACAATGCATTGCTGGTTCGCTGCTACTGGATGCCCTGGTCCATATCTAAAAGCAAGATTCAGCGATATTGCAAATAGAGTAAATGCTATCTTAGGTTCCTCAAAGCCTGATCCGACTCCCGTACCGTCAGGTAATCTAGCTGTTGGAGATATAGTTACCTTCCTCGGTGGTTCTCATTACTACAGCGCAGATGCTTCTTCTCCTGCATCTACCAGCCTAAAGTCAGGTAGGGCTAAGGTTACAGCTATTTACAAGAGCGGAAAGCATCCTTATCACCTTATTCACACAGATAGTGCAACTTCTGTTTATGGCTGGGTTGATGCATCAGCAATCAAAGAGCTAGAAGCTAAGCCATCTACTCCGTCAACCGGTTCTTACAATGTTGGTGACGTTGTAAGGTTCAAAGGTGGTAATCACTATTCAAGCGCAAATGCTTCTTCTCCTGCGTCTACTGGCCTAAAGGCAGGTCCTGCAAAGATAACTTATAAGGCAAACGGATCACATCCTTATCACCTTGTTCATACAGATAATCAGACGAGCGTATATGGTTGGGTTGATGCTTCTCAGATAGAAGGCGCTCCTTCAGCCCCTTCTACCCCTTCTGTTGAAACATTCAATAAAGGCGATAGAGTAAAGATCAAGTCGTCTACAACTAGATGGGTTGGCGGTGAGTCAATTCCTTCTTGGGTCAAGAATAGTCAGCTTTACATTTGTGGATTCAGAAATAGCGATCCTTGCGTCACAATCAATTCTGATCTATCAGGTGTAACAGGTGTTCTTAAGAATTCCGATCTTTATCACAACTAATTAAGAACATCTGATGATATAAAAGCAGGGCATCTTTCGATGCCCTGCTAATTTTTTTATGAACCGTTATTATAAGTGTAGTAATTATTACTTACTGTATTTCAATAAATTAGGAGACAAATGATATGAAGAAAATGAGAATTTCGGCTTTTGTTGTTTTCGTGATTGGAATGATTTCAATTCTTATTCATATGCTTACACTAAAAGCATCTTCTAACGCTAATCCTACAGAGGTAACAGATCCTACAGCAGATACTTTAGCTACTGAAACAACTATTCCTCCTAGGAAGGAATATCCTGTTGTTCAGCTTGCAAATGATACATATAGATTCAATGAAGTAGAGTATAACAGCGAAGATGAATCCGAAATGAATAGAACAATTCAACCGTTTGTTTCTCTCACAGAAGAAGAAAAAAGAGACTTTTCTGCTCTTGTTTATTTGGAAGCCGGTGGAGAGTCTTATGAATGTATGAAAACAGTTGCAAGCGTAATTGTTAACCGGATGATAAATAGTAATCTTTCTCTTTATGATGTTATCTATGCTACTAACCAGTTTGAACCTGCTGGAAATATTCCTTATACAACTCCTTCTGAAGACGCTATCAATGCTGTGAACGAAATTGTTCAGAGTGGTCCTTGTGTACCTCGAAATGTAACTTTCTTCAGAGCAAGTTATTATCATGACTGGAGTGATCTTATTCAGCCTTACACCGTTATTGATAATACATATTTCTCTTATGATGTTAGAATTGAGGTGGATTGATAAATGCTTTTCACTGTTATCGGACCAGATGGTAATCCTAAGATGGGAACAGACTATCGTGAATGTATTTATGATGTGGATCAACTGGAAAGTATGTCATCTGCTGGATGCAAATTCAAGTGGAATGATAAAATGATTTCACTGGTCAATTTGAAGAAGGAATTATCGAACAGCAATGAAATTAGAAGTATCTCTAAACCATTGAGCGGAAAGACAGTAATTGTTTGTTTAGAGGCAAACCAGCAATTTGAAAAACAGTCAGAAGCAGCAAAAGCATTAGGAATTGATCCGGCAGCAGTATCAGATAGTTTGAAAACAGGTAAGAAAAGAGCAGGATACACATTCATTCGTGCTGAGGTTTAATATGATTAGCATTACTCAAGTAGGAAGTCTTTACAACATTTCATTCAAATACGACCCAGAATTAGTAGATATGATCAAAAAGGTTCCAGGCAAGTCCTGGAACCCTATTGAGAAATATTGGACAATTGAAAAAAGTAAACTTGGATTCTTTATGAATCAGCTTAAGGGCACTAGATTTGAAAATCAAGTGAACCTTCAAAGTAATGAAGACATTGGAAAGAACGACACTTTAAGTAAAACTACACATATCCCAGATATTGATATCTCAAATGTCCCATTCTATGTTAAGAATGGGTCAAAACCTTACCAGCATCAGATTGACTTCATGAAGTATGCTATTGATAGACAACAGAGAGGATATAGAAGTGGATTTCTCTGTGCGGATGAACCTGGACTTGGAAAAGCGTTTACATTAGATACAATAATTCCATGTCCTAACGGTGATAAACCAATAAGAGATATCCATGTAGGAGATTATGTTTTTGGATCAAACGGAAAACCTACAAAAGTAACTGGAGAATACTACCATGATGAATTAAACATGTTTAAAGTTACTTTTTCTGATAAAACTTCTGTAACCTGCTGCGAAGATCACCTTTGGGGATTCTATTTTAGCAACAATTATTACACAGCTCCACTTAGTGAAATACTGTCAGGTGAATTTAGAAAAAGAAGGGATAGCAGATATTCGTACAAAGAAGTGTATATTCCTAGATGTAGACCTGTAGAGTATTCTTCTAGTTATAAAAAATTCATATCTCCTTGGCTACTCGGGTTCTTAATAGGGGACGGATCAATTTCTTCTGGTGATAGTGTAGGATTCACTACTTCGTATTCTAACATATTGAACGAAGTAAAAACAAACCTTCAAGAAGGTTATGAATTAACTCGAAATGGTGATATATCTTACTTGATTGTTAAACAAAACAGACCTGATTCTCTAAGAACACTTGGATATCTAGTTTATTGTCCGGAAGACAATATGTATTTTGATTCTATGCAGGCTGCAAGCCGTCACTACTGTTACGATATAAGGCATACAGCAATAGAGAAATCTGATCATTATTGTATAAACATCAATAAGCACATTTTTGTTGTAGATGACAACTACAGAAATAATCAATATGTTAACGAATTAAGATCTCTTGGATTACTTGGGTGTAAAGCTAGAGATAAACGAATCCCAGATGAATACAAATACTGTTCTGCAAAAGAACGAATTGAAATTCTCCAAGGCCTTATGGATTCTGATGGATACGCAGGAAAAGAAAATTTTCATTGCTACGATACAATGTCTAAGCAATTAGCTGAAGATGTTGCATGGATTGTTAGAAGTCTTGGAGGACTAGCCGTAATAAATTCATACAAAGCTAAGCTGAACGGAAAATACATGGGAGATGGTTACAGCGTTACAATAAGAATGGATGATCCAAGGCAAATATATAAAGCGTCTAAACGAAAGTTACGAGCATCAAAAAGAAAATTTAGGCCTAGAAAGCGATTCATATCTATAGAGTATTTAGGCAAAATGCCGGGAAAATGCATATCTGTTGAAGCAACAGATCATCTGTATCTTTGTTCAGATTTTACTGTTACTCATAATACAATAGAAAGCATCAATCTTGCTATTTTCAACAGAAACTACAACAATTTCAAGCACTGCCTGATAATCTGTAACATCAACACATCTAAATATAACTGGGAACAAGAAGTATCTGAGCATACAAGCGGAAGAATGTTTGGATATCTTCTTGGATCTAGAATGAAAAAGAAAAGAGGAACAAAAAAGAAAAGACGCGTTGTTTGCGGCACAAAGGAAAAATACGAAGATCTAGTTACTATGCACAGATACGGTGATGAAAACGAACCTGAATTGCCGTATTTCATTATAATGAATGTCGAAGCTCTGAGAATGAAAGAAGGAAAACGATACCCCATTACAGAAAGACTGATTGAAATGATCAATTCAGGGTTGATCAACATGATAGTCATTGACGAAATTCATAAGAATATGTCACCTACTTCTATTCAAGGAAAGCAGATTCTCAAAATAAAAGATAAAACAGGTTCTAGATGTATTTGGTTGCCACTTACAGGTACACCTATTGTTAACAAGCCTACTGATGTTTTCCTACCAATGAAGCTTGTAGACGCTCATAATTTTTCAAGCTATTACAAATGGTGCCAGGAATTTTGTGTTTACGGTGGATATGGTGATGTAGAAATAGTAGCTTATAAGAATATTCCAAGAATGAAGATCATGCTTCAGCAAAATATGATTAGGCGCTTGAAGAAAGATGTACTAGACCTTCCGGATAAGATTCATTTTGATATATTTGTAGAGAATACAAAATATCAAGAGAAGCTTGCTGACGAAGTAACTGCTGAGCTATATGCACACGCAGGAGAAATTTCTAATTCAATTAACCCTATGGTGAAATTTTTGAAACTTCGCCAGGTTAATGGATCACCAGAATTAGTTGACCAGTCTTTGAAGGTAAACAGCCAGTACATCAAGTATAACGCTAAGATTCAGAAGCTATTTGAATTGCTAGAAGAGATTCATGACCGCGGTGAAAAGGTAGTTATTTTTTCTAATTGGGTTGAACCTTTAAGGACCTTGTATAGATTCGTATCAACTAAATATAAAGTTTGTTGCTTTACAGGTACTATGTCTGAAGCAGAGAGACAGAAACATAAGAGGGTTTTTCTAACAAACCCTGAGTATACTGTAATGGTTGGAACTATCGGTGCATTAGGAACAACTCATACTTTAACTTCTGCAAACAACGTTATATTCTACGATGAGCCTTGGACTTACACAGACAAACTTCAAGCAGAAGATAGGTGCCACAGAGTAGGAACAAACTCATCTGTAAACATATATACTCTTCTTTCAAAAGATACAGTAGATGAAAGAGTTCATGATATTGTATATGGAAAGAAAGATGTTGCAGGATACATTGTAGATAACAAACTTGATTTTAGAAACAACCCAGATCTTGTTTACAAATTACTTGGAAAAGATAAGGAGTAGTGAAAAATGAAAATTACATGTACAAAACGAGATGATATTCTGAAGCGTAAATCTGAATATGAAGCTGACAGAGCTAGCAGGCAGTCTAAGTATGATTCTCAATATAAAGCACTTTTAGCAGAAGAAGAAAAAAGAGAAGACAAGTTAAGAAATGATGTCATTGGAGCTATAGGAGATACTTCGCTAGATCTTGAAATTGATGTCAGAGGAAGATTTGAAAACACATACGAAATTCGTGTTTCTGACGAAAACGACAAGTTTAATGAAGATAAGGCTCTTTCATGGGACTGGAAAGTTTATCTTGACAAAAATGGAGATGTTAAGAAAGAATCCTCTTCATGGTCTGGAATGAATGCAGTTACACCTAATAACATAAGCAATCTGAAGGAGATTGTAAGAGTGCTTGAAATCTTAAATAATATTGACTTCAAGATGCTACTTGAAGAAATTACTCCTCCTAATTATCAAGATTACATCACTGATAGGAATCCTAAGTACGAAACAGCGCCCGATTTTGACAGAGAGCTTATGGAAGCTGATATTGAGGATTGTATTGGAACACGAAAAGGCATTCTTGGAACGGGAAGTAAATTCTACCGTGGTAATGTTTATCATTTCATTCAGAGAGAAACGCCATCAAGCTACAACATGTGGGACATCCCTGCATACTATGTAGAGAAAAACGATAGATCTCTGTCTGATTTGTTTGAAAAGTACAATGATAGCGGATCCAACTATAATATGCGAAAAGATAAATTCTTTGAAACAATTGAAAAGCCTATTAAGATTGTAGACTTTAGTTGAGGTGAATCATGAAAAAGCTAAAAAGAATTACAGCTGCTTCCGAAGATAACATGTCTGAAGCATTAGACAATCAGATTGACTCGTTAAAAGACGATTTTGATTATGCTATTGACGGCTTGAGTAAGCTAAGCAGAATGGGTGTAAACGCGTCAAACGATGCAATGGCTATTGCTGAAAACTTTCACAATTCTCTTCAAACTATTATAAACGATATTGCTAATAAGGTGGTTGAGTAACATGGCTAAAAGAACACATGGCACTCCAGAGCAATTCTTAAACGCTCTTGAAAACAAGATAAACGAACTTGGTGGATACGATGTAGACAGCGCAACTAACATGTCTAACATTCCATCAAAGCCAAAAATGAAGAATGTAAAGTCATCTGAAATGAACATTGACAAAGAGAGATATCTTCATAATCTGATCGGCGATCTAGAACTAGATCTTGAAGATTTAGTACAAGGATTTACAGCTGATTACGAAGACGATAACCTTTATGTTACTGTTGAAACATTCGACGGAAATACTAGAGAGTACAAAGTCCCGTTTTCTGATCTTAATTGGAATTTCAACTCCATGGATACAGATGTTGCATATATTTCTGATCACATTGCAGAAGACTTGGACCTTGACCCTGATGAAGACTAATGGGAAATGATGGACTTGGCAAGAAATCTGAACAGAAACTTCGCGTTTGGTTAGATAAACCGGAAGATGGATTCAGCTTTGAGCGACTTCCTGATCAGCTCTCAGGGTTCTACGGAAGTAAAAACAAATGCGATTTCATAGTTTTCAAATCTCCATACATGATTTATCTAGAAAGCAAAAGTACTTGGGAAGATAGATTTGACTTTTCAATGATATCTGATTATCAGTATGAAAGCCTTCTAGATAGATCGAAAATAGAAAATGTTTTTGGATATGTAGCAATATTATTTGCTACATATAAGAGATGCTTTCTTATTGATATAAATCAAATAGCTAAGCTAAAAAGCGAAGGAAAAAAGTCTATCAACATAAATAAAATAGATAAATGGAATTTCAAATATTCTGAGATTCCTACATTACCAAGCAAAAAGCAGCTACTTGACTATACGGGAAACATAATAGATTTGATTACTTGAACCTTATATCGTATTACAAATAAGTATGTAAGGAGATGATTCAAATGGGTTTTGAATTTGCAACATTTGCAGCAATTACAGTTCTTGCTTATCTCGTTGGTATCGCCGTGAAGGCTTCTTCTATCGACAGCAAGTGGATTCCTGTAATTGTAGGTGCTTTCGGTCTTATCGTCGGTGTAGCTGCTTTCTATATTGGTACTCCCGAGTTTCCAGCAAATGACCCGATTACAGCAGCAGCAGTTGGTGTAGCTTCCGGCCTTGCCGCTACCGGTATCAACCAGGCGGTTAAGCAGCTATCAAGCAAGGAATAAGCTGATACCATAGCGCCCAGTGGTGTCAGCCAGGCGTGTTCATGGTTTTTCATAAAGTACCTCCTTTCTTAAGGGTAGGCAGGATTGCGGAGTCCTGCCTATTCTTATGGTTATTTCAGAATCGTTATTGTAATCATAAGAATAGGAGGTATTCAATATGTCAGCAATTTATAAGCCGTTTTCTGAATTCAAATATTGGTTCATCAGAAATACTGAAGAAGTTGTTTCAGTATTCATTAAGGACAATGTAAAAGAGATTGGGATCATGTCTATGTCTAACGGAGACGAAAAAGAACACATGATTTCAAATGACTGTTCTATCTTCATACCTTATGGTGTAGGAGTAAACGGTGACGATGTTTTCAGCGAAGAAGAAGTGATAAATGATTACAACAGCTGGATTTCTCGTCCCGAATATTGTGTTGGAACTTTTAATCAAGATATCCTAGACGGAATGAGCAATATTTCTAGAAGGGAGTTGTATTTAGATATTCTTAGAGGGTGTTGCTACATTAGAGCAAATAAGAATGGTAAAGATCCTGACACTTGTCAAGAAAAAGTAAATAATATTGTGAATTGGCTCGATAGCACAGATTTCTTTACTGCTCCAGCATCTACTCGATTCCACGAATCATTTGAAGGAGGCTTGCTTTATCATACGCTTAAGGTTTACAATCAAATCGTTGATCTTAAGAAAGTAGGAAAGTTCAGTAATGTGGATCTATCAAGTGCTGCTCTTGTTTCTCTTGTACATGATTGGTGTAAGATCAACCTTTACTCTTGTTATAAGAAGAATGTAAAGAATCAAGAAACAGGTCAATGGGAACAGGTAGATGCATATAATAGAGGAAGTTACGAATTTCCTCATGGTCAGCAGTCTCTTGAAGTAGCAAGATGTTTCTTCAAGTTCACTCAGGAGGAAAAGCTTGCAATTACTCATCATATGGGACACTGGTATTGTCATCCTTCAGAGGAGAGCTGCTTGCAAACATCAAATGAAAGATATCCGCTTGTTCACATGCTTCAGTTTGCTGATCAGCTAGCAATTACATATTATTAAAGGATGATATAGATGACAGACGCCCAGGAGAAGCTAATAGTTGATAATTATCAACTTGTACATGGATTTGTGCATAAGTATGGCCAATCATTTGGTCATGAATATGATGAATCTGTACAGATAGCTTCTCTTGGGCTTTGTTATGCAGCTCTAAAGTATGATGAAACAAAGTCAAAGTTTTCAACTTATGCTTATCAATGCATGATGAGAGAATTCTTGAAACTGGAAAGATTGAAGAAAGCAAAGCAGAGAGACTTCTCAACTATTTCAATTCAAACTCCTATTCAAAGCTTAGAAGGTGACGAGTTCAGTTGTCTTGAAGACCTTATTTCATATGATGAATTAGGATTCCAAGAAATAGAACTAAAGGATCAAATCGAATACGCATTGTCTAAATTCAGTGGAAAACAATTAGAAATAGTTAAATATTTCATAGAAAACGGAAAATGTAATCAAAAGACTGTAGCTAAATTATTTGGAGTATCTCAATCATACATATCTAGAGTACTTAAACGTTTCAAAAATCTTATACAATCTTGATGAGAACCTTGTATACTCATGAGTTAAGCTCTTGAAATGAGGAGGTATATTTATGACCCTTTCTGAGGACATGAAGAAAATAGCCCAAGACGATATAGAAGAAATCATTGGTTGGCTTGAAGATGATGGATACAAAGCCAGTTTAGTTTCAATGGAACTTGATCCAGATGAAATTGAAATGGATTTGATTCAAAATGTAAAAGCTGTTTTCAATGTAAATGGCAAAAAAATCCCGCTTAATTTTTATTATTCAATTAAGACAGAGGCAAAGGAAATCTACATAAATAGGCCAGATGATGAACTTGCAAACGCTCTAAAGGCAGCATCAAGAAATGTATCTGAATCTACTAAACTTAAATCAAATACTATTACTGCTGCTAAGATAACCGCTGCAGATGAAGATTTTGAAAGCGACGAATTTGACGAGTCTTTTGACGATACTACTTCTGAGGAAGATTCAGACAGCTTGGCTGATAGTATTGACAGCATTTCTGACAAGGTTGACGATATGCAAGATACTATTGATGATGCTGAAGTAGAAGATGACATTGACATAGATATAGAAAATAATATCGACAATCATTATATCGCTGAGTGTGAAAGATGCCATGGTATATTTATTTCTTCTGTTGTTGAATCAGACCAGCAGCTTGAAAAAATTCATGGAACCTGTCCTCTTTGCGATAGAGATACCGATCAGTATCTAAAATGGACTGTCAAGAAGGTAGAAAAATGAAGAGTAAGAAGAAAGGATTTTTAACTTGTGATATATGCGGAAAAGACTTCATAAAAGTTTATGACAGTATATATCAGTTAACCTTCGCCGGAAAAACATGTCATTTTTGTTCATATAAGTGTTATCGTATAGGAAAGAAGACAAAGGAGAATTTTACAAATGAAGCGTTATATCAAAAGTTCAGCAAACAAGTCAGACAAGACTGTAAGGAACACGTTAGAATACAAGGGAACTAGATTTAGAATCAATTCTACGGATGTTAGCAGATGTAATGATTCTTATTCTCTTTTTAGCAATTTCAAAGCAAATATATCTGAAATTCATCCTTACGACCTAGCTGAATACGCTTGGGCAACACTGGAGAATGGAGTAGTAAGATATTACAAGGATGGAAAATTGATTGATAAAACATTCTATTTCAATTCAGACGACATGGACATTGAGGATTCAGAATGGTCTGATTCTGTGATACTAGATGCTTGTGATCATCTCATTAAGCTGAACAAGAATGTTGAACAAAGGATTGATCATACATAACTGATAGCATAAAATTTCTTCAGGAGGTAATACAATGAAGATATCTAAAAGAAGCAAGATAACTTCTTCAAAAGAAACTGCAGATAGAAAAACAGATAGACGAATTTCTCCTACAAATGTTCGTTACAAAGGGTACATGATTCGTCTTGATAGAGGTGGGGACGGATACAACGTCTACGACACGCATGGCGAACTAGAAGACGCTGGTTATGCTTCTATTGAAAAGGCAAAAGAATTTGTAGACGAACTTGAAAATGAAGCTAAGGGGTCATATGTCCGATCTTCCATTGATGAATATGATATATTTAGTTCAGAAGATTTAGAGAAAGATGCAAATTCTGATGACGCACTTTGGGAAGTTATTGATGATGATGAATTTGAATTCCGTGGAGTTCAAGATGTAAGTTATGATGATGACGGCAGCATACTAGTTGTATTCAATAATTCTATCCGTAAAGATATGGTTGAGCCGACAGCAGAAGATCTGCTGGCAGCATTCAGAAAATACGGCTATTCTGTAAACGAATGGGATACTAATGGATCTAACGTATTCATTTTAAGTGGTGGAAGCATTTTAAGTTCAACTACAAATGCTTCTACATATGATGACATAGATGAAGAGTTATTAGACATATTAGATGAATTATCTGATATGGGGTATGATATTCATGATGAAGCTGACATTAAGATGGGTCTAGGTGCAGGTCTCGGATACGACAAACAAGATCAAAAACTCATAATGAAAGATCTAAGAAAAAGAAAGATAATAGCTTCATATAATGAATCTGGAATCTATGAAGAAACAGAAGATCCTAAATGGATATGTCTTGATATTAAGCATGTAAGAGATAGCGACGGAATGCTGACTGATTACGCTCTTTACACTACCAAAGACGAAGATAAATATATCTGCATGTTCGGAGATGCAGATGTATATGCTCCAGATGAGATGTATGCAGATGCTGAGTTTGATACAGAAGACGAAGCGCTTGAATGGTTTGAGAACTATGTTGGGCCTGGAGATAAGGAAGATGAAGACGATATCTACTCTTCAGAGGAAACCGATGCTGAAGAAGATGATGATCTAGATCATCCAGATCAAGAGTATGATTCTGCTGCAACTTCTATTAACTCTACTAAACTCCCTGCAATTTATAGAATGATTAAACTTCAACCAGGAACCGTCGGTGTGGACTTTGGAGGAGGAAAATTTGATAATGCGGTTGAGTATTTAAGAGATCAAGATGTAACACTTTGCGTATATGATCCTTACAACAGATCAGCAGAGCATAACCGGGAAGTTCTTCGTACTCTTAGAGCAAATGGAGGAGCAGATTTTGCTATTAACTCAAATGTTCTGAATGTTATCAAGGAACCTGAAGCAAGAAAAGGTGTCTTAGAGAACATCAAGAAGATAACAAAACCTGGTGCCCCTATTTACATCACAGTTTACGAAGGACGAGGAGACGCAAAAGAAGGCGTAACAAAATCTGGTTATCAGCTTAACAGAAAGACCGCAGACTATCTTGAAGAGATACAAGAAGTATTTCCGGATGCTAAAAGAAAAGGTAAGCTGATTGTAGCTACAAACAAAGGATCTGTTAATAGTTCATCTAGCATCAAATCTTCATCAGAAATCATCTGGGATGATCTGGATTGGAATCAACAGATTCAACTCATGAAGAAGTACATAAGTAAATATAAAGGTACTAGAATATTTGAAGACTTTGCTGAATACATTGATATGCCTGTCGAAGATATAATTGATTCATTCACTGATGCGGAATCTCATGGAGATATAAGGATTCCTGAGAGAAAACAGATTGATTCGGAGTATAGAAATGATGATATCTATTCATCTACTACATCATCTAGCAGATACTGGTATTTCACTCGTCATGGTGTTCAGCCTGGTTCCGTTCCTAAGTACGTAAACATACTTGATATTGTAGATAAGCCAGAAGGTTCATATTTCCTTGCGGACGGTGTTATTCTCACAAAAGATCTTCGTGACTATGATATTAAGGAGCGTAAACCGGAAGATAGCGTAACTTCTTCTACGCTTATTAAATCTAAAGGAAATACTAATGAATATTCAGATATCCTAGAAGAAATAAGAGAACAGTGCAACACTAAACTCATTCATATCATGGCTCAATATGGGTTTGACGAATCTGAAGCAAAACAGTACTCTAGAGTAGATGCATCAATAGACGACCAATATGGTAGAATCGAAATTGGCTGTGAATTAGATTATGACGGTCTCATGAGGGTTTGTCAAGAACTAGATCCAATTGTTCAAGCATATGATCCTGATTCATATTTTGAACCTGTAGATCCAGGAATTGCAGAAGCATATGTAAATCTTGAGAAAGTGTCTATTGACTCTTCAAGCAATATTCAAGCTGGTGCATATGATTTTCCGGAACCATCTCTAGATCCTCCTGAATATCCCGAACCTGAAGAAGGTGAAGAAACAGTTGAAGTTGAATGCGACATCAATCAACTCGAAATAACAGTTGAAGAAGACGGATCATGGGAGTATCAAAGAGATGATTTCCTCGACGAAATGCTTACTGCTGAAAATGAAATTACTTCTGAAGAGTATGATGTATACATTCGAGACAGAAACGGCTTGATTGAAGACTTTGATTCAATTGTAGAACCAAACATACCTGGAGTACCTGGAACCTATTTAATTTCTTGTCATGTAAAGATGGTTTATGACGTAACAGGAGTAGAAATTGTCAGAGAGCACCAAGGTAAGGACGAAGACGGTGATCCTATCGTTGATGAAGATTACTACACAGGCAGCGCTGATGTGGAATTCAACAGAAACGAAAGCTACATCACAAATTTCTACTCAGAAGAGATCTAAATAGATAAGAATCGTTATAATCAGTGAAGGAGAAATTCTTCACTGATTATTTTTTTACGGAGGACACATCAAAATGAAAAAATTCAGATCCGTACTTTCTGTAATCTTCGGTATTATCTGCACATTCAGTTTCTTTATCTGCATCAGTATCAATGCAGATCATCCTGATTGGTTCAAGTATCTCATGATTGGATTCGTTACCTTTGTGGTTTCTTTCTTTCTTGCAAGCTTCTGCTACAACCCATATAGATACATTCGTCATTTGTATGCGTATTTCATGACCATTGCAACTAAGATTCAGATTCATCGTAGACCTAATAGCAAACTTGCTGTAGGTGTCAGAGCAAGATTTTCCTCCAGGTATGGTGGTCGTTATAATAAGAAAATCAACTACAAGAAATTCTATCGTTATGCTCTTAGCTACTATGATAGAAATCATTTTCAGGAGGTATGAAAAAGTTGAATCTGAATGAAGAACAGAAGAGAGCAGTTGAATGCGATGATGATCTAATTCTATGCATGGCTGGAGCAGGGTCTGGCAAAACAACTGTTCTCATTGAAAGAATAAGCAGACTTTGTGAAAAAGAAGATCCAAAGAGTATTCTTGCTCTTACATTTACAAATGCCGCAGCATTTGAAATGAAGGACAGATATATGAGACGAAATCCTGGAAAGCTTGTACCAGAATTTAGAACATTCCACAGTTTCTGCTACTCTGTTCTTTGCACAGATTATGAAATCCGAAATAAACTTGGATATCATTCTGTTCCTAGCATATGCGACGAAGCAAAGATGAAGCGTATTCAGAATACTGTTTATCTTGAATTAGGTCTACATCTGTCTAAAGATGAGTTATCGGGAAAAGTTAAACTTAGCCCAAAGAAAGAGCAAGAATTTGCTCTTTATAAAAAGCGAATTAAAAAAGTAATGAAAGACGAAAACATTATCACTTTCGATGAATTGTCTTCGTCTATCTGTGATTTGTTTTTCAACGAAGACCAATTGACCAATAAATACAAAGATCGATTCAAGTATCTTCTTATTGATGAATTTCAGGATACAAGTCCTGAACAGTGGAAGTTTGCAACTTCGTTCAAACATTCTAAAATTTTTCTTGTCGGCGATGAGAAACAGGCAATTTATTCCTTCAGGGGCGCTGACAGCTCTATCATTAAGATGCTGTCAGAACTTGATTCTTGGACTCATATTTACCTTCCTAGAAACTACAGATCTACAAAGCAAATATGCAACTTCGCAAATAAAGTTGTTCGTCAGTCTGGTAGCAAACTGAAGATAGAATTGGTTTCTGATAGGTCAGGTCCAAATGTAAAAGTACTACCTTCCACTTCAAACAGATATTCTGAACCTATTGGAGTAGATGATTTTGCTACTTTCTGCGAAATGAATAGAGAGCTTGAGGGAACAACAGCAATTCTATGTAGATCAAACTCAGAAGTAGCAGAAGTTTGCAGAATGCTGGATGGCGCAGGACTAAACTATCTTACAGGTAAGAAGAACACAGACTACAAGTATATTCTTAAATCTGTAAAGGATAACGAATATCTAGCAGACTGGCTTGCTTCTTACTTGAATGCAGATAAATACGCTGATTTTATTCGTATTCAGTCAATTGAAAATATGAGCAGAATTGATGTAATTGTAAATTACTTTTCAAATGTAAAGAAGATCCAAGAGAGACTTAGAAAAGTGGTAACTATTAGAAAAGCGTTGAAAGACCCTTCTAGGTCAAGGATGTCTATGGCAGTCGATATATTGACTATCTGTGGATTCAATCCCTTAGATAATCAAATTGAAGTAGACGAAAATTGTTCGTCTGACGAACTTTTTGAAGCAGTTACATCAGTGATTGAAGAGAAGATTGTATCAGATCTATATGTAGGAACAATTCACAGCTCTAAGGGGCTTGAATATGACAATGTATTTCTTTTCAATGTGAACGACTATTCATTCAAATTGAACAAAGAGGATCAGTGGAATCTTTATTATGTAGGTGTTACAAGGGCAAAGACTAATCTTGTTATATTCAAAGGAGACGCATACTAATGAATAACCCAACCGAAGATTTCTTGACAACAATATCAAAAAGACTGTCATCTAGATCTGATTGTAAGAATGTTATGTATGTTGTTAGAATCGAAAATAACAAAGTAAATATGCATCCGGATATATACGTATACAGAAGCAAGCATAACAGAAGACCTGAAGATAAGATGAACATACTATGTTATGTTCAGAATGTAGTTAAGGGACTTCATGTAAATTTAGATGTAGACGGTGGAATCGTTATTGATGATGTAAATTTACAGGACGGTGAATACATCTATCAATCTTCTTTTGATAACAAAAGAAGAAAGTGGAGAAGACTTGTCTGACAACTTAGGAGGAAAATATGAAAATTAAATCAGTTGAGATCTGGGGAATGCACAATGTGTTGCACAAGAAGTATGACTTCAGTAATGTAAACTATTTCTTCGGAAAGAACGGTTCAGGAAAAACAACAGTGCTGCAGGCTGTTCAGCTGGCGCTGCTCGGGTACATTCCTGGAACCAATAAGAAGGCACAGGATATCTTTACACATAGCTGCGCGCCAGAGATGAAAGTTTCTCTGGTATTTGACAATGGATACAATATCACTCGAAGTTACAAGAAAAATGGTCAGTCTGTCAAATCAGAAACAAAATTCGTCCCTGATGAATTTGATCCTTCTGATATTGTAAAGGATCTAGAGCTGCCTGTTTTTAACTTTAGCACTTTTCTTGCAATGTCTCCAAACGCTATGAAGGATTGGTTCATCAAATTCTTACCATCTTCTGAAAATGAAGTAAATTGGAAGGAAATTTTAGACGGATCCGAAGTAAGCTATGTAAACGACTCTCTTTATCAAGATGTTCTGAATTATGCTTCTGGGCTTACTCCTGATATTGAAGGTGTTATTAAGCTAAATGAATATATGAAATCTCTGCTTTCATTTAAGCAAGCAGAGCAGAAGCGATATCAGTCTACTTTTTCTTCATTGGTTTACTATCAGGACTATGATGGACCAAACAATGAAAACGAAATTACTGCTAAAATTGCTTCTCTTCGTCTTACTAAACAGAAGTATTTGAATGATGTTTCTGCCTATCAGTCTCAGCAATTCACTGAAAAGTGTCTTTCAGAATATTCAGATCTTAAAGATGACATTCATAATGATGAAAATTTTATTTCATGCCAGTCTTCTGTATCTGATCTTGAAACTAAACTTAAAGATATTGATTCTGAAAAGTTTGAAATTGAAAGAGAGCTGAATTCAAAGCGCCATGAATATGATGAAGTAAACAAAGTTGTATCAACTGGTGGAATTTGTTCTTACACAAATGAAGTTTGCTCTTCTATTCAGCCAATGATAAACGGAATGAAGGAGCGTGCAGTTAGGTTAAAAGAAAGCATCTCTAATCTTAGAACTCAGCTAGAATCTATTTCTTACTCTAGAATGTCTGTATGCAAAACTTTGAATGAAACAAACCAGAAACTTTCAGCTATTATCAAGCGTTATGGTGAAAGAGACACTATTCTCAAAAGTTACAAACCTGTAAGTAAGCCCGAAGATTTGGATATTTCTTTCATTGATAATGAAATTGCAAGACTTGAAGAATGCATTGTTCAGTTGCGTGCAAACCTTCAATATGATAGAATTTCCGAAAATGTTAGCAGAGAAAAGATAGTCATGGAGCAGGACATTGACACATTAAAGAATTGGATCAATGCTACTGGGCCTAATGGAATTCAGGCAAGCTTGTCTGAAAAGCCATTCCACGATATGGAAATCATTCTAAATGATTTCCTCCATACAATGTATGATCCAAACATCTCCTTCAAGTTTATTCTTGACAGCAAGAACAATAGTTTCGGATTTGGAATCATTCGTGATAAACGATTCATCAAATTTGATACTCTATCAAGTGGTGAGAAATGCATTGTATCAATTGTACTTGCTACTGGGTTGATTAGCTGCAACAAATCTCAAATTCATCTTATGCTTGTCGACGATGCTCTTGATCATCTTGATGACGAAAAAGCAGATATGTTCTTTAGCACTCTTGCGAAATTTGTAGATACTCAGTTTATCCTTGCAGGTGTTAAGAAATGCAGTGTTAGTAACAGTGATAACTTCAAAATCACTGAAATAATTTAACAAGGAGAATATACTAAATGGGTCTAGAAATTGGTAAATTTGTTGATGTCGAAGTAATTCGTATCATTGACAAGGGAGCAGTTGTTCGTCTAGAAGACGGACATACAGAGCTCATTCATCTATCTAAAGTTTCTAACAAGTTCGTTAGAGATGTAAACGACTATCTTGCTGTAGGCGACAGACTTAAAGCAGAGGTAGTCAAAGGTACATATAAGGAGTCTGAGCTGTCAATCAAATATCTAGATCTGTCTCCTAAAAAGAAGGAAGAAAAAACTAACGAAAAGCCCGTTGAAAATGCTAAGCCTCAGAAATCATATAATCAAGCTAAAAAGGAGTCATTTCCTCAGATGAGCCTCGATGACATGATAAAGCAAAGCAACAAGCAGTTCGACGATAAGTTCAGAGGTAAGCGAGAGTTCACAAAGAAGAACAAGAACTATCGAAAGAACAAAAGACCTCACGAAGATGATTGAGACCATATTTCTTCCTGACGGAAATATTAGATACACAAATAGCTGTTCAAACAAATTGTATAACAGTTATTCTGATGCTAAAATAAACGAAGAAGAAATGAAGCAAATAGATATCAGGCTGAGGAGAGAATCCTCAGCCCATATCTATGCAAATAAAACATTTGTCAAGAAAACAAGAGGTGTATGATGTTTAATAAATATTCTGTATTGCGAATTGCATATATAACAAAATAATATAAAATCATAAACTACACCTAAAATTCTAATAAAACTTAATAAAGTTTTAGTTATCTGGTACGTATTCAATGACATCTTCAATTTTACAATCAAGATATTTGCAGATTTTCTCAAGTAAATCAAGCCTAACATGCTCGTTCTTTGCAAATTTTGCAAGTGTTGGTCCGGAAATATGAAGGTCTTCCGCCATCTTTGTTTTCTTGATGTCTCTTTTTGCAAGAGTTACATTTAATGGAATATAAGAAATCATAATATCTATCTTTTCCTTTCTATAAATCTTTTTTAACCTTATATTAAGATATAAGGTTTCAAAAGGAGGTGAAAAGATGCAAGTTACAAGATGTTATGAAATCAAATTGAAGCCAAACCAGAAGCAGAAACTTCAGTTGAATAACTACTTCTATGAAGCTAAAGTCTTGTATAATTATTTGTTGAATTGTTCAAACCTTTTTGCAGTTCATTCTTGCAAAGTTAAACATGTTTGGAAGTTGGACAAAGATAAACAGAAAGTTGATGTTGAGTTGAACTCTCTTCCATCAAAATTAAAGCAAAATGTTCATCGACAGATGATGAATTCTATTCAAGCTCTTTCAGCTTCAAAGAAGAGAGGAAATGTAGTCGGTAGTTTGAAATTCAAATCTGAGATTAGAACTATTGACATCGACAATCAGAGTTACTATATAGCTGATTCTCATCATATTAAACTTTCTGGTTTTGGTCGACAGAAGATTCGATGCTTAGGGTTGCATCAATTTGATGAATCTGTAATAAAATTCAGGAATGCAAAGTTGATGAAAAGAGACGATGAATATTTTCTCAAAATTTGTATCTTGAAAGAAGTTACAGACCATACATCTTGTAATCGGGATGTAGGCATTGATTTCGGTATTGAAAGTAATTTGACTCTGTCAACTGGAGAGAAGTTCAACTGCAAGATTGAAGAAACTGCTCGTCTGAAACGACTTCAACAAAAATTAGCGAGAAGTCATCTTATCAACAACAGACGGACTAACAATCAGCGAAAACTTCTCAAGCAGATTCACAAAGAGTATCAAAAAGTTACTAACTGTAAGAATGACTTCGTCAATAAATTACTTCATCAACTTGATTCTTATGACCACATTGTTTTCCAAGATGAGCAGATAAGAGGATGGAAGAATCTCAAATCTTGCCGAAAGACTATTCAACATTCTTGTTTAGGTTCAATCAAACAAAAACTCATAATGAAATCTCAAGAAGAACCTGGAAGGTACATCATGATTGACAAATGTCTGCCAACTACTCAAATTTGCCCAGAATGCGGTCAAATGAATCGACATAAGCTTGACGAAAGAATCTACCACTGTTCTTGCGGATATACAGAAGACAGAGATATTCATGCTGCAAAGAATATGCTAAGATTCGCGCAGCTACAATAAATTTCAAAAAAAATAGGTGAGGCTATCGCCGAATTCAAGCCTTCCAGAGAAGATGTAAGACAGCTAGAAGTCTTTCGACAACTAGACTGCAATTTTCGTTGAAGGAGGAAGAAGATTTATAAAGATTATATAAATTCTTTAAGGAATCTTATGTTTATTTTTAATCTTCGTAGCATTAAGACGAATGCAGACGACGTGAAAACACAGAGAATATTGCTTCAGAATGATAACCATCGTTAATGAAAGTGTAACAAAATATAAGGAGGAGAATAAACTCAATGGATCATATTATTCAGTTCGCAATTGGAATTGACGATGATAGAATCGTTAAACTAGTTGAAGACAAAGCAAGTAAGCAGATCATCGGAGATCTTAAACAGGAGGTAGCTAATCGAATCTTCAGTGCTTATTACTGCGGGCAAAATGCTAATCCTTCAAGAGATAAGCTGTCAGATTTATCAGTGCAAATTGTATCTGACTTCTTAAAAGATAACAAAGACGTGATTGTTGAACGTGCCTCTGAAATCCTTGCAGATAAGATGTTCAAAAGCAAAACGATTAGGGAAAAGATTAAAGATTCTTTATAATAAAAATCGTTGAACCTCAAAATTTTAATTGATTCATTAAAAATTTGCTTATGAATCGTTATTAAGTATGTAGGCAGACAACATCTACTTACAACCAGAAGAGAAGGGTCGCTACCTTCGGGAGGTGCTAATTTTGGGACGAGCACTCAGGCAAGTTGGTGGGTAGTCTTGCCAGTTAAAAATCATCTATGAGTCCTGATAAAATCTGCGACAAGATTGATTGGTGCTGGAAATGGAGAAAAATTTCTGAACATCAAATGCACAACCTGGTCGATAGAATAGTTTATCTTATGGACAATAATTTAGTTTGAGCTTATTTTAATATTGGGGCGTAGCCAAGCGGAAAGGCAGTAGACTTTGACTCTATTATTCGCTGGTTCGAATCCAGCCGTCCCAGCCAGTGGTCAATTAGCTATTGACTGATGTCAGAGTAATCAGCTAACCTGACAAAGAATGAAAATGATCGCTGAAAACTGCTACTAAAGGATTCGTCCTCGTTATTTACCTTAAGATAGGAGCTAGTTATCTTCGGATTACTAGTTGATAATGAGTAGCGTGAAAATCTAAGCGGTAAGCTGATGATTTAGTTTGGAAGGTAGTTATCTTGAAATTTAGAAAAGAACCTATTTTAGGAATGGCTAACTTATATCCTAAACGAACTCATCTTCCTGTTGTAATATGGGTAGATAACCTAGGCTCTGCTAGAAAAGGAAAACATAATGAACCCAGAATCAAGGTTCAAAATGTAAAAGGTGACAAAGCTGTAGACGACACTTTTAACTTGTCAATAAGCAAGAATCCTGAAATTCTTTCAGGAAAGCGTAAATTATCAAATGATGATTACAAAGAGATTGTAAAATTTGTTTCAGATAACTACGATGTTTTGATGAAACATTGGAATCAAGAAATTGATGAAGATGAATTAAAGGAAATAATTTACAATCGTTATTAAAAATGACCAAATTAGTCACACCTTCAAGGAGGTGTGTGGATTGAAATACAATCGTTATTAAGTATGTAGCAGCTAGTAAGCTGTAACATAAGGAGCTCACAATCCTGCCGAAATATCTTCTAGAATATTTCCGCACAAACTAGAAAAGAGTGAGTGGCAAGGAATATGCCAGGAATGATTCTAAGCTTGACATGCAAGTACAACCGGGTGAGAAACTAGTCCCGGTAAATATTGTCAATTAGTTTATGAGGTAAAACATTGTAGCTTAAGATACAATAAGTTGGTTCAAGCCCAACATTGACAGCCATCAGTCATTGTTGACTGACGCCCTACCGAATATGCTATCTTAGATCATCAGTAGCATATGCAGTTTTCAACTCTTTTCTGTTCATCGAGTGTGTTGAAAATAAAAGAGTCATATATGGCGCGATACCGAAGTGGTCATAACGGAGCGGTCTTGAAAACCGTAGGCGGTGATGAGCCGTCCGTGGGTTCGAATCCCACTCGCGCCGCCATGCCTTTTCATTCAGCTGACATTAGATTGTCGTGTAGATGAAAGTGAAACCAACTATTCTGGCAGGTTGTCGACGGGTTGAAGAGCCGTAGAGTCTAAACTATTCTCCTCTATTCTAGAAAGCGTCGGAAAGCTAGGTCCCGTAGTAGCAGCCGAAAAGTATCCTAAAACGATAGGCGTTAAAATATGTTTCATAGGTGACAGCCTGGAAAGACAGGCAATTATCCTCCGTTAGCACAACGGTAGTGCAACCGGTTTATACCCGGCATAAGGCTCCAGATTAGGGCACGATCTTGGTTCGAATCCAAGACGGAGGACCATTGTCTATCGGTAGGGCGCTGGCGTGTGCTTGACCGTGTTCTCCCGTCCGGGTGTTGGCGCACCTGGACGGCTTTTTATGAAGTAGATTAAATTATTAACGAATGATTAAGACCATTGACTTTTTACAACAATCGTTATATAATATGTACAATGAGTCAACCAACATATCAAAAAGCTTCAAAGCTGAGGAGGACAATGAACATGGTAGTTTACACAAGACTTGATGCTAAGAACATTCTTGACAGAAATGTAGAAGTTGCTTGGCAGAACGAGATGACAGTTGTCACTGTATTTCATAAAGATGTCATTACAGGAGAAACTTGCGTGACAGATCTTTTCAGCCATGATTCTATTCAAGCTGTTATTTGGAAGCAAAAGTATATCGATGATCTTCGAAGACTCAATATCGCTTATGCTTGTTATCTTAATAACAGCTTAGATAGCACACAAGGTGAGCTATTGTTTGATAAAGACTGAAAGGAGAATCTAAAATGAAAGGATACATCATCAAGGTCACTTATCTCACCGGACCATATTTGGGAAAGAGCTATTTCCTTATCAAGGGAGGTTATGTAACAGATAACCCAGATCGTCAGTGGACGGACACATGTTACAAAACAGAAAACATCTGCAGATCTGTCTGCCGAAAGCTTCAGAATCGGTCAGACATAGAGCATGAAATAGAAGCTAAGCAAAGAGTCAGGGCTGCTTTCAATGGTAAGCATGTTTCGGAATATAGACTGTATGAGAAGGAGCTATTTGAACCTTACGAAGTCAAGACAGTATACAGCTCGACAGTATAATTGAACAAGAAAACATATAGAGGTAAAAAGATGAGTGAATTCGTCTCTACTATGAGAAAGGGCTTTCAAATCACATTTGAGAACGGTTTGACCGCATCCGTTCAATGGGGAGCAGGAAACTATTGCGATAATCACTTCCCCAAAGATTGCGATTTTTCCTGCTCAAAGGACGCAAGGTCTACAACCGCAGAAGTAGCAGTAATTCGTGACAGAGAGTTTTTGGATATCAGAGATTTCGTTCCGGAAGATTGTTCTAATGATGGAACGGTTGCAGGATGGCTCACGCCAGAACAGGTGTTGTATTTCCTAAACAAAGTCAACGAATGGAGGGAAAACAATGTATAAGTGTTTGGGATGTGGAAACCTGTTTGAAGATGGTGAACAGGCTGTATGGTATGAAAATCAGGGAGAATGCCATGGTGTAACCGCTATGGAACGGTTCAGCGGTTGTCCTCTGTGCCGTGGAGACTATGAGGAAGTCCACCAGTGCAAAAAGTGCGGAGATTGGAATTCAGAGGATGAGCTGTATGACGGCTGGTGCGAAAATTGCCTGCGCGAAACAATCAATTATGACACATTCTTTGAGTATTGCGAGGATAATAGTGACGCGAATTATCTTGACACGTTTGTCATGTGTTATCTGCTGAATTGCGATGAAGTTCCGAAATATCCGTCTTATGATTTCCATCAGTTGATGATCAAAACATACAAGCGTGGAGTTGCTAATGCTAAGTTACTTGGAGAAAAGTTTGGATTTTTGTCAGACTGCATCCGCTTCATCATGGAAGATGATGGCTCTATTGGCAGAGAAAACTATTCCGATTGGCTGAATAAGCGGGAGGTGAAGTAAATGATAGTATTTGAGTTGACGATGCCTCATGTTGGTTCGTGGAATGGAAAGTGGTCAGGTGCAGATAAAAGGTATATTCGAACCATAGATGAGAGACGAGTCCCCAAAGAATGTTGGGATAAAGATTTTCATTACAGGTGGGACGATGGTTGGTGCGCTTGTGTTTCTGTTAAACGAATAAAAGCAAGCGAGGCAAAAAAGTTGAAAATGCGCTCATCTGGATTTTGCGGTTATGATTGGATGATAAGGAGCATAATTGAATGCGGATGTATTTTAACAGATTCAGAGAGAATCAAAAATAAAAGAATGGAGGTGAAATAATGACAGCAATAGTTAACTATCATTACATTTTTAATTAAATTTATTTAATTTCATGTCATATCTAATAAAGTTAATGAAGCTGATGAAAGTAAATTCCGTTTGCATAGTTTACTAAAAGATTAAATTTTCAGTAGACTACAACCTTGTCAACACGCCTTTAAGAATAAGGGTTCTTTAATTAGAACCAACCTTCTTAATAAGAATTTTGTATCTGTTTAATCAGCTTGTACGAAATTCGTTGATGTGCGTTGGTAATTACTATTTGAAAGCACGTTGATTCTGCAGAATTATTTGCAAATGTTTATTTCTTACAGAAAGGAGGGTGATTTATGTCATCTCCTGATGTTACATACGAAATAGCAAACTACTTTGTTACTAAACAGTCAACGGTAAGAAAAACAGCACAGCATTTTGGTGTATCTAAGTCAACTGTTCACCGCTGCGTAAGTAAGCAAATCAGTAGAATTCACAAGAAATTAAGCGTTGAATGCGCAGAATTGCTTGCACGAAACAAAGCTGAACGCTCGTATCGTGGTGGATACGCAACTAAGCAGATGTATACATCAAAGTGGGGAAGATGATCTTCCTCTAAATTCTATCAATCCGATCGTTATCTTCTATGCAGATAATTTTACGGAGGATGAGATGACACGCAAAGATATGTCGTTGTTTCAAATGGCAAAGTGTGCAAGCGAATTATCAGATTTCAGCTCTCGAAAAAGCAAGAAGTTGGGTTGTGTAGTTGTAATAAAGCACAGGATAGTAAGTAGCGGATGCAACTCCAACAAAACATCGCCTATACAGCAAAAATATAACAGCTTGCGATTCGATGCAGATACTCCGCACAAGATTCATGCAGAGACAGCTGCGCTGAAGCCGCTTATAGGAAACAAGGAAATTGATTTAACCAAAGCATCGTTATACATATACAGAGAACTTAGAAATGGTAAACCTGGTCTTGCAAGGCCTTGCCCCAGCTGTATGCAGCTAATAAAAGATCTTGGTATTCGTTACATACATTATACAACAGATGACGGATACGCTGAGGAGGAGGTTGTATACTAACTAATCATCGATCGTTATAATAATCGTAGTAATAATCAGTGCTTCGAAGATTCCTAGAGCAGCATCAAGTTACAAACTGGTCTAAATAAGATTTGATAGTTCTTATTTAGTGATCCTTGTGATAGCAGAAGTTGAATGGAGTTTGAGGAACAGCTGATTATCTAGTTAAGTTTCCGATCGTTATACATGATGTAGTAATTAAATTTGCTGCTGTGACGAAACAGGAAGAAACACCTTACAATGCGCAGGAGTGGCGAAATTGGAAGCACGCAGCGGACTTAAAATCCGCTGGTAGCAATACCGTGAGGGTTCGAGTCCCTTCTCCTGCACCAACCCTCTAATCGAAAATTAGAGGTATCGTGTAGGAGTTGCAGCTCCAAGTCCTGAAATAGTGGTCACGAGTATTATTACTTCTCTGCAAAGGAGTAATAATATGCAGGTGTAGTTCAATGGTAGAACACCAGCCTTCCAAGCTGGATACGCGGGTCCGATTCCCGTCACTTGCTCCATTGAGAGAAATCCTCAAAGTAATGCTACTGAAAGTGCATCCTTCTGGTGGAGGTACTGGTTAACCGTTACGAGATTCTTGTAAAATGTAATAGAGTCAGAAAAGCGAGGTTCAATTCAGAAGTATTTCAATTTTGTTAAATGAATTACTTTTGATGGTCCGGTACGATTCCGGAGGGATTGTCTTCAATCCTAACGCTTAGACCCTAAACTTCTATAAGAGTGTAGCTACTCAGATGCCATTCGACGGAATGGGTTAGGGCTTCGGCCGCCGTCTAAAAAGCTGGAGTTTAAGGGCGTCTATAGTTCAACGAAATAGAACTGCGCTGATACTCCGTTTTGCGAAAATAAACGGGCGGGTTAGCCGACCTTGTTAGGCTACTTCGGTAGCTGTTCGGTTAGAATAAGGAATGCTACTTATTCGGGAGCTAAATTGAATGTGCATCCTTCTGAAGTTGGAGTCTCGAAGATAACGGTTCTGAGAGATAGATGTTAAGTTAGTACTTAGCATTGAGGTTAAACTTGTCAGCTCCTAAAAGTTAATATCGAGCAAACTCACCATAAAGTGTTCTAGCTGCTAATCTAAAAGAGAATGAGATGATTAGAAGGATTGAGCGAATCTAGATGCTCGTTATTATATTTGCCATCTGCAAGTCCTACATTGCAGTGAGGTTGGTAGGACAACCAAAAGTCAAGCGAACGACGGAAATAGCGCCGGACACCTCGCCCGCTGAGGAGGGAATTTGAGCAAAAAGGTAAGATATGCTCACACCAGAACATAAGGGCATATGGAATGGTGAAAATACTTACTAAACCAAGCTGCCAGGTTATCTGAGGGAATGTCAGGATTTGAGGCAGATAAGTAAGTGATAGGATGCAGTACTCTCGTTTGGCTTTGAGAAGAATCGTTCTTATCATCTTATCACTTAACGAGTTCTATGCGTTGCAAACACTTCTCTCGTTCAGATCGCAAAAGAAGGGTTAGACATGGCGCCTTGGTCAAGTGGTTAAGACACGGCCCTTTCACGGCTGTAACACGAGTTCGATTCTCGTAGGCGTCACCATCACATCTTATCGGATGTGTTAAGTGTGATATATGGTAACAGATTCCGACCTAAGCGCACGGGTCTTCTAGAGGCCTTCGGAATCGAATATCCGGGTGTGGCCCAGTTGGTAGGGCGCCTGGTTTGGGACCAGGATGCCGCGAGTTCGAGTCTCGCCACTCGGACCATTTTTCATTCAATTTTTATTCATCGTTATATAACATGTAGGCGTCATCCATCTCGGATAAAATTCAACAACGTAGATAGAGAAAACATTTTCTCTATAATGGGAGGTAAGATACTATTGAAGTCGCCGAAAACAAATAAATTAGCATCGTTATATAGAATGTAGAAACAAATATGCTGGTGTCCCATAGAGGTCGATTGGAACGGTCTTGTAAGCCGTCGGCTTTGCCCACGTCGGTTCGAATCCGACCACCAGCTCCACTCATGTTCATCTCATCTCCTTTCGCCAGTTTCTGGTCTGGCTAATCAAAACCAGATAAATCTCGGGGTGTAGCTCAACCGGTCAGAGCCGGCGACTTATAATCGCCAGATGTGAGTTCGAATCTCAACATCCCGACCATTAGCGCTCATACACGCTCAACAGTATGATGAGGGTCAAGTTACTCAAGTTAGGTCAAGCTTGATGTCCAATATTGAAGGCCGACCTACGACAGGTGAGAATGACGGCTTAGTCCTTTCTTGAATAAACAGAACCTGACCCATCGGCGCCAAGGGTGAACGCTGCTTGAAGGTAAAGAAAGGCAATAAAAATTTTACATGGGAGCATAGCTCAGTTGGTTAGAGCGCATGACTGTTAATCATGATGTCGAAGGTTCAAGTCCTTCTGTTCCCGCCAGCGCCTATATCAGTCTAGGTCTTGAAATGATATAGAGACCAATGCATTATCTTTTTAGAAAGGTAGTGTATCTGATGAAAAAGAGATCATCAACTCTCGGCGAATTAGAACTTGACGAATGTTTCTGTTGAAACAAAGAAGCAGCAGGTTCGTCTCTGCGCTTAATCTACTGAACTGCAATGTTGATGTAAGCAGTAATTAGGTTCCCAAACCAATTCAGGGAGATTAAGAAAAAGTTTGCTTATTTAGTAGAAAGAGGGTTGGAGGGGCACAGCAGTAGAATAAAAGGACCTATCCAGAATGCCAGGATTGACACCATAAAATGCTGTCAATGAGAGCATCAGTATTAGACCACGGTGAAGCGATGTGAGGATGATAGGAATTGGGACTATCAAATTTCATCTAATACCGGTATACATCTGGTTGTGTAGGTAGGCAACAAATTTGAAAGCTAGTATAGGATGTGCCAAGGAGTAGAAGTAACTACCTCTGTCTACTGTGTATTTCTGCTAAATAAGTTCAACTTTTTACTAAGGAGTTTGAAAAATGAAAACAATCACTTTTATCTGTTATGATAAATATCCAAAAACAACCAAAAGGTCTCACATTTTTAAGAAACGATTTTCTTCTTTAGCAAATGTTGCTAAATTCCTGAAAGCTTCAAATAAAATCTATTTGAACGATCCGATGAACGAATTGTCTAAGGACGAATTAAGAATTCTTTCAAGGAAATTTCGATCGTTAAATAAAATGAAGGTGTAGCTCAGTTGGCAGAGCAATTGCCTTTTAAGCAATGGGTCGAGAGTTCGAATCTCTTCACCTTCACCAAAATATGCGCCTGTGATGGAATTGGTAGACATGCGAGATTTAGGTTCTCGTGCCTCTGGCGTGTGGGTTCGAGTCCCTTCAGGCGCACCATATAAGCATTTTGAAAGGACATAAATGCACCGTGTCCTCGGTGGTCTGAGGGCTTGGCTTACATCCAAGTACATTGAGTTCGATTCTCAAACGGTGTACCAAAAGTTCTAGTCATACATTCTCCACCATTATTTGACCAAGTAGTTCAGTTGGTTAGAATGCTAGCCTGTCACGCTAGAGGTCGTGGGTTCGAGCCCCATCTTGGTCGCCATATTTGGGTCCGTATTTCAATGGGAGAAAGCTTCTTTTGCACAGAAGAGGTTGCGTGTTCGAATCACGTCGGATCCACCATAATTGGTACAACACGACTGTAACGGCTCCCGCGGTTTAGAGTTGTATCCCGTTTCTTGATTGAAGCGTGTAGTGTCAAGAGAGCCTCCGACGAGCCATATGGGCACCACCTAGCGGTGAAAAGATATGAGATGCTCGTCAATTAGTGTACGCCTCAGTAGCTCAGTTGGAAAGAGCAACTGCCTTCTAAGCAGTAGGTCACAGGTTCGAGTCCTGTTTGAGGTGCCAGTAAGCACATTAAATAACGTGGAATAAAAATAGAGGTTGTGCTAGGACGTTGAGCCTCTTGTAAAACAATAAGATGCTTTACGCCAGTAGATAGACGGCTCTTGTACAGAGAAGACGCTGGTTCGATTCCAGCAAGCATCAAAAGCTGCTCTGATTGGGTCCGTGCTTAATTGTAAGTTGCAGGAAGATAAAAGCCTGCACGCTAATCTTCATCACCCAGAGAAGAGAAAGGACAGCAGTAACAATCTGTCAAAGATCAGATAAGACAGAAAACTCCATCGAGCAAGTAGAGATAGCGCTGTCTTGAAAGCTCAAAAATATCCTATCTGCAGTAGGATATTAAATCTAGCCCTTCGTGACAAATTCACGGAGGGCTTCACTATGAATCGTTATAGTACATATATCGATACAGGAGTGATATCAATATGGATCAACAAGAATCAACTATTCAGAATAACATAAGGACACAATCAAAACTTATTCAAGACTATATGGAAAAAGTAAGACAACAGAAGAAAGAAATTGAAATGCTTCAATCCGAAATAAATAGGCTTAACTTTATCATTCAAGACTATCAATGCATAATGATTGTTAATAAGAGGTGAAATAAATGGGTTTCAATGCACTTGAAAAGAAAATAAAAGAGAATGCGCAGAAATACTATACAGACGGGTCTCAGTCAATGACAGACTCAGAATTTGATTCTGCAGTAAGTGAACTTAAAAAGTCAAAACCTAATTCAGAATTATTTACAACAGGTTGGGGATATGATCCAAATGAAAACAATTCAGGAAAGAAGTTCAAACATAGATATGGGCTAGTTGGATCATTAGATAAAGTTCATAATTGGGACGAACTGCAGAAAGATCTTAGAGACAGAGAAGTAATTGCATCATTGAAGCTTGATGGTCTAAGTGTAGTTTTATATTATATTGACGGCAAACTTGATCAAGCTCTTACACGTGGCGACGGAAAAATTGGAATTGACATCACTGACAAGGTCTTGTTCATCAATTCTAAACTGAAGCAAATTGATAAGACATTTACAGGAGGCGTTAGAGGAGAAATCCTTATGCCCTACCCTGCGTTTGAAAACTACGCTAAAGATCATGAAGACGCGAAGAATCCTAGAAACACTACTGCAGGTCTCATAAACGCAAAAGAGATTTCAAAAGATTTAAGACTTCTAGACATCGTTTTCTACAAAGTAGTTGGATGTAACGAAGACAGATTCGATAACTATGTTGATATGCTGAACTATATTGAATCTCAGTTCTATCCTTATGTTGTAGATTACAAGAATGTTTCTCTATTTGAGAAAGAAATCATGCACAAGATGGATGATCTAAGATCTATATGGTATGGTCATTATCCTGCAGATGGAATTGTGCTTGCAAGAAATGATTTAGGCAGACTTACTCAAAATGAAACTGGAAATATGAATAGCGATGAAACAAACGAAACAATTTATACATTTGTTTCACAAGCATTCAAATTTCCTGCTGAAACAAAGGAAGCAAAAGTAGAATGTGTTGAATGGTCTTTGAGTAAAACAAAATATCTTATTCCAAAAGTGAAGATTGAACCTACACAGCTTTCGGGAACAACTGTCCAGTATACAGCAGGATTCAATGCTGATTACATTATGAATAACAAGATAGGTCCAGGAGCTGTAGTTGAAATATGCAAGTCAGGAGAAATAATCCCTGATATTCAAAGTGTTGTAAAAATTTCCGATGAAGTTAAACTGCCTACAATTTGTCCATTCTGCGGAGAATATCTTGAATGGAAAGGTGTGCACTTATTCTGCCCTAATATTGATTGCGGACATTCTAAGATGACTGATTTGCTTATTTGGTGTTCAAAACTTGTTCCAATTGATGGACTTGGAGATAAAATAAGAGAAAAATTCTTCACAGAAATTTATGGAGAAGATTATTGCACTGTTGATCAAATAATGAAATATCCTGCATTGACTCGTGCAAAGGTACCTGACATTGACAAGGGAAAGCAGTATCAGCTATTTAGAGATTCTCTATTAGCGCTTTTCAGAAATAAATTCAATATCGTGACTGTTCTTGAAGCTCTTAATATTCCAAGACTTGGGCATGAAACATCAAAGAAACTTTCCAAGTATCCGGATGTTATTAAGAAACTTGCAAACAATGATGAAAATACCTTCATGAACCTTCATGCCTTCATTGGAGATGCAAACGCAGATTCTATAAATGAGCACAGAGAAAAGTTCATGCGCATAAATTTCCTGCTAGATAGAGATGGAATTGATTGGAATGTGACAGAATCTTCTAATATTAGAGTTGCAATAACAGGTAAACTATCATGTAAGCGAGCAGATTTTGAGAAAGAGCTTGAATCAATTGGAATCTCAGTTGGTTCAATAAATAATGAAACAAAATACTTGATCACTGATGACCCTAATAGTTCCTCAGAAAAGAATAGAAAGGCAGACAAATTAGGAATCAAAAAGATAACAGAGTCAGATTTCAGAAAACTTTTCAATATTTAAGGAGGATTATTTGATGGAACTGATTGATCCTAAGGTAGAAATGATTAAAGAAAGAGATATTTACAAACGAATTGAGCTTGCTGGTAGAACTTGTTATAAGTCAGAAGACAAAATTAAAGCAGACTCAGCAAAAAAGTTTGTCAAAGCTATGATTAAGAGTAATCATACTGCTATGCTTGAGCATGCGTCGCTTGTTTTTCAAGTAGATTCATATTTTGTTTGGGAAACAATCAAGAAATCTAATAGAAGATATTTGAATCTAACTGAATGCTACGTTCCTACAGGATACAACAACCAAGAAAGACGGCTTCTTGTTTCCGGTAACATTAGAGCTATCAACGAATCCGAAAATCCTTTTCTGCTTCAAGCTATGGTGAATGCAGGATACAGTGACGCAGTATATAGTGACCCTACAGTAGAAAAAGATAAGGAATACGATGTAGATGCTCGAGTTGTTAATCTCATTGATCTTGAAAATATTCAGAGAGAAGAAATCTTGAATCACTACTATCCATCGTTTAGATGTATTACAGATAGAGCAGTAACTCATGAAATGGTCCGTCATCGTCCAGCAAGTTTTGCTCAAGAATCTCAGAGATATGTTAATTATGAAAAGAAGGGCGGAGTTGAATTTATTAAACCATATTGGTTTGATTCCGCGTCTGCTTCCGAAAAGATCTCGTTCAAATTCTCTTTGCAGAATTCTGAAAGAATTTACAAAGAGCTAATTGAAGCCGGTCTAAAGCCTCAAGAAGCAAGAGGGGTTCTGCCTAATGCTACAAAAACAGAAATTGTCATGACAGCTCCTATGTATGAGTGGCAGCATTTTCTTAATCTTAGGTATTTTGGAACAACAGGAGCACCGCATCCAGATATAAAGAAAATTGCAAGCTACATTCATAACTATCTGAAGGATGATGAACTTGTAAGTAAATATGACACAATTGTAATTTAACAAAAACTAAATTTTAGATAGAAAATCACCTTCTAAACCTTGTATACATCCGAACCAGGTCAGGAGGTGATTTCTATGTGTAACAATTGTTTTCTTGAAATTCCAGATACATGTATGAAAATTTTTGAAGGATCAAAAGTTCGATTAGGTAGATTTGAAACTCAAGTTTGGGTTTTGCATCATGGATGGTATACATGTAATGGAAATAGACCACACTGTGGGTGGTATTTTGTTAACTTAGATAATCCTTCAATGATGAAACCTGTATCATTGCCTGATTTATACGATATATATTTAGTAGAAAACTAAACCTTGAAAGGGGTGAACGAATTGAACTACATTTCCGTTCCTGGTACCGGAACAAAACTTTTTGATGGTACAGTAGTTGCTTTAGCAAAATATCCAGGAACAAAATGGATTGTTCGACAAGGATGGTTCTCTTATCAAGGACAACAGCGAAATGGATGGTATTTCTGTTCAATTTCTACTCAGACGACGATACCTGTTAGCAACGAAGACCTTTTGACGGTGACGGTTATTTCATCTGACGGATGCGGATGTTGTCCACCTACTCCATGCCCTCCGACACCATTTCCTCCTGGTCCTCCAGGTCCGCCACCAATGGGTAATCCATTCAGCGATAAGGATAAGTTCCAAGTAGACAGATCATTTATATCTGTTGACACAATCGCTGAACGAGATTATCTTCTTCAAAATCAGCTCATTCCTGATGGTAAAATCGTCAAAGTTAATCAAACTAAGCAAGGAACAATGTATTTTACCTGGAATCAAGTCCTTTCTCAATGGGAAGAAGAAACCTTTGGTATTAACACAGATAAATTCGTAACCAGTGAAGGGCTTGAAACAAAGATTACTGAAACAATTAAGTCAAGCGACGAAGTTAAGTCAGTAATACAAGAAGTATCTCAAGCAGATATTCAATGGAATCAATTAAATTAAGGAGTGAAGAATAAATGGCCAAAGTTCTATTTAGTTATGGCGTAAAGGCTAACTATCTAGCTCTATCTGCCAAAGATGAAAATACACTGTATTTCATCACAGACAGCCAGGAAATCTTCAAAGGTAGTCAGCTAATAGCAGATAAAACAAAGCTGAATGTTTCCTTTGTGGACGCTATTCCTACTGCTGAAACGTCCGTTCCTAATGTCCTGTATGTAGCTACCGTTGGTGGTAAGACTACAATGTGGATCAAGAACAGCGATTCAATGATTCAGGCTGGAGGCGGAGAAGCTACTGAAATTGCCGACGGCGTAATCACTATTAGTAAGTTCGCTGACGGAACAGTTGCTAAGACTCTTGATGCAGCATCTGATAGTACCATTCCTACTTCTAAAGCAGTTGCAGATGCTATTGCAAATGCTGTCAAGGGTCTTGACGGTGCTTTTGTTGATGTATCTGCCGAAGCCGCTCCAGAAGGAAGAGCCGGAACAGTTATTAAGTTTACCGCTAAAGACGGATCTACTAAACAAGTAACTGTTGCAGATATCTTCCTTGCAAGTGCAACTTACGACAATGTTACACACAAGCTGAAGCTTACTCTAAATGACGCATCTTCTTCTATTGTAGAAGTTGACCTTTCAGATCTAATTGGAAATTCACTTTCTGATGTAGTTGTAGGTCAAGATGAAGCATTCACAGTTGAACTCGGAAACGGAGGCACACTTGGTGGATTCAAGACAGGCGACAAAGTGGCAAAGGACATGACGGTTGAAAACATTGTCAAGAAGCTTCTTATGAAGCAAGTACCTCCTACTTATACACAGCCTTCTGTTTCTATTTCAAACAACGGAGGTTCTGCTGCTGGCTCATATGAGATCGGCTCCACCGTAACTCCTAAGCTTAGAGCTACATTTACAAAGAATGATGCAGGCGCTCTTACTTCTATTCAGTTTAAGAAAGCCGGAACAGATGTTGGCGATGCAGCAATCGCTTCTCCCGCTGATTACACAGAAGCTGCCTTTAATCTTAGCACTGCTATTTCTTATTCAGCAACTGCTTCTTATGGAGAAGGTGCTATCAAGAAAGATAACCTAGGTGACGATTATCCGACAGGCCATATTTCAGCAGGATCTAAGAACACAAGCAACTTCACCTTTACTCCTTACCGTCAGGGTTACTTCTGCGGTTATACAGTTGACACCGCTACGCTTACTTCTGATGGTATCAGAAACCTTCAGCAGAAGAAGGGTGGAGCTTATTCAGCAGGTACTGTAAAGGTAACTGTAAAAGCAGGAGCTAAGCGAGTTGTAATTGCTGCTCCTCTTGCAAATAAGGGTATGACAAAGGTTCTGAACGAATCTGCATTAAATGCTGATGTTACTTCTACCTTTGTTAAATCTACTGTTGATGTTGAAGGTGCAAACAAATACGAGGCTGCTACTTACAATGTTTGGACATTCATCCCGGATGTAGCTTATGGCCAGGATGCTATCCTCGCTGTAACCTTCGGTTAATCTAAGAAAGGAGTGAAATTGAATTATGGCAGTTATCAAAAAAGATAATTCCTACATGGAGTTTCCTCTTCAGATAAGCCGGCAGTACGGTGGTCCTATTGATAGATACTCAGTATTCTATTCAATGGAAGACGCTACTAGCTACGCTACTACTAGCCCTCTGTCTTATGTAGGTCAGATCATCTCTGTTGTAGACGAAGCTGCTCAAACTTCTACAGCTTATCAGATTTCAAATACATCAGGTGACCTTGTCGAAGTAGGTAAGGGAGCTAATAAGCCGATGATCTTCGTTGCTGACGAATCTGCTATGCTTGCCTTACAAGACATTGAAGTTGGTCAGCAGGTTTATCGTGAGGATAAGAAAACCATTTGGATCTTCAAAGGTGGCGACGCTTCTCAGCTTTCTAACTGGGTCGAATCTGCTGCACAGAATGATACAGTTTGGAACGGAACAACCAACAAAGTTGTATTTTATTCACTGACTCAGCAACAGTATGATGCAATTGGCTCAAAGGACGCAAATACATTATACTTTGTCTCTGATTCCGGTAAGGTTTACAAAGGCACAGCAGATATGACAAAGTCAGTAATTGTTACTGATTCTGTTCCTGCTGTCGCTGATGCTATTCTAGACAAGCTTTACATCGATTCTGCTTCCTTCGAAGCTAAGATTACAGTTGATGGAAGCAACTGGATCATCCTTTCTCCGGGTTACCTGACAGATGGAGCTAACTGGGCAAGTGCAGATTCTAAGAAATTTGCAACGATCGGCCTGATCAAGAAAGGGATCAGCTCAGCTATTGAAGCTATTTCACTTAATACTACGTTTGATGGTACTTCTGGTACTGTCAAAGTTGGTGAAGGCCAAGGAGCTACTCTTACAGGAATTGCCCATGGTATCGCTTATGACTCTTCTCTTTTGAAGATCACAATTCCTCAGTACGGCAGCGAAGATCTTGTCATCAATATTCCTAAAGATAAGTTCGTTACTACTGGTAAGTACTACGAAAACTATCCCGAAACAGATCCTACTCATCACAAAGTAATTGTCCTTACAATTGACAATCAAGATGAACCAGTTATCATTCCTGCTGAAGCGCTTGTAAACATTTACACTGCTGACAATACTGCGAAGAACCTTGTTGTTACTATCTCCGATGATAACAAGATTTCTGCTCAGTTAATCATTGATCCAGCAAGCGGAAATGCTCTAAGATACAGCGATGCAGGATTCATGGTTGACATTTCTGGTAAGCTCGACAAGCTGTCAGGCGCTCTGGGCCAGAAACTGCTTATCAGTAATACAGATGGCACAATCACCGAAAGTGGATATGGAATCCAGACAGAAGGAATTTTAACAGACTCTACTTCTGATCTAGCTGTAAACAAAGTAATCTACGATGCACTTGCTAAGAAAATTGATGCTGTAGAAGGAACTGAAAACAACATTGTTGTATTCGGTGCTGGTAAATCAATCAAGGATTCAGCAAAAGCTGTTGGTGGAGACAAGCTTAAGGCAACAGTTGATGCTAACACAGTTGCTACTGAGGCTGCTGTTAAAGCTGCAATTGACGAAGCTCTTGAGTGGTCAACCATCGGATAATATTTTCATTATCAACACTCCGCTTCTGCGGAGGGTAGATATACAATTAAATTAAATTTTTAGGAGTGATTTTATGCCCGCAATTAAAGGTGTTGTAGATTTTAAGTATTGTCTGCAATCAGCTTATTCTGGATTGACATCCAAAGATGTAAATACTCTTTATTTTACTACTGATACTCAGAGACTTTTCGTCGGTGAAACTGAGTATACTCGTCCTGTAGGTCACGGCAATTCTCTTCCCGTAGATTTCATGCCTCCTGACTCTCTATTCGTTGTAGAGAATGGCTCTGCTCGTTCCCTTTACTACAGTAAGGACGGTGAATCCTGGGACCTGATTTCTCGTCTGCCTGCTTCTATTACTGCCGGTGTAGTAGGTGCTAACGCTGGTGGTCAGCTTGACTTTGGAGCAACAATCAAGATTCCCAAGGTAACTTATGATGATAGAGGCAATGTAACTGCTGCCGAAGATGTCACTGTTAAGCTGCCTGCTAAGCCCGCAGATATTAAAAACACAGTTACTGTTACTGGCACAGGAAACGCTGTAACGTCTGCTACTTTCAATGAAGCTGGTCACGCATTAACTCTCACAAAGGGTGTGACCTTTGCTACAAAGCAAGAGCTGACAGACGCTATCGGTTCAATCACATCTTTTGAGATTGATTCTAATAGCGGTAACGGCTATGCCTCACTTTCAGCACTGAAACAGGCTCATGCAACCGGCACTGCTGGAGTGTTTTATCTAGTTGTCAATCCGGATGCAACTGATAGCAATGCCTTTGTCGAATACTTCTGGACTGGCAAGGCTTATGAAATGGCCGGTAAATTCGGTGAAGTAGATCACAGCTCACTTGCTACTAAGAAAGAACTAACTGACGGTCTTGCTAAGAAGGTTGACAAGACAACTACTGTCAACGGTCAAGCACTTAGCGGCAATGTTCAGATCAATGACATTACCGGCAACGCTGGTACAGCTAATAAGCTGAAGACTGCACGTAGAATCAATGGAGTTGAATTCGACGGTAGCAAAGACATTACTATTGATGTCGGCCCCAACACTCTTGCAGGCCAGACAGATGTTAATATCGCTACTCCTGCCGCTGGTCAGTCTCTTGTTTATGATGCTACTTCAAAGAAGTGGGTCAACAAGAAACTTGCTAAGGCGGATGTCGGTCTTGGAAACGTCGACAACACAGCAGATAGCGAAAAGGTAGTTAAGTCTGCTGGTAAGCTGACAAATGCTCGTACCATCACTCTTGCTGGCGATGCTACTGGCTCTGTTAGCTTCGATGGTTCTAAGAATGTAACAATCAATGTTACTGGCGTCAAGGCTGCTGCTGATGGCGAAGGTAACAATATTGTTGCTACTTATGCTACTAAGGAAGAAGCAGCTGCTGCTGTCCTGACCTGGCAGTCCATCTAATCATGTAACTAAGATAGGCGGAGTCAATTGAAATAAGTAAATTGGCTCCGCCTTATTTCTAGAATCCTTATATAACAATGAGAGGTGATTGTAGTGGCCAACAAAACAGAAGATGTGATTTTTAGGAGAGGTCCGGCGGCTACAATGCCCCAAGAAAAACACTCCGGAACTCTTCTAGTTGAATCAGACACAGGTAATGTATTTGTAGATGATTCTGATGAAGTAAGAGTTCAGCTAACTGATACATCAAAAATATCTAGACATGGTGACAAGTTCGACAATGATGTTGAGCTTGATTTCCCTTCAGACACAGAAGGAAAATCTTCTAAGATATCAAGTGATAACATAAGTTTCACGAATGGTGAAAAATTTGCTAAATTCGACAGTAATGGACTTGATGGAAGCAAACAAGTTATTGATAATATACGAAAAAAGTTAGATGTTCCAGATCATTTCATTTGGGAATCTATCTAATCTATAAATGAAAGAGTTGATTCTTAAATGGATCATGTTATTGATTTAGACATAGTGATTTATATTTGTACGTTAATCGCTTCCATTTCTGGAGCATCTATAATAATTGGAAAAGCGATAAAGAAATCAGTTTCATCTGCAGCAAAAGAAATAATAGATGAAAGACTGAAGAAGTCAGATGAAGAGCACAAAAAGTCTATAGACGAAATGGAAGATAGAGTGAACAAGAAAATCAGTGATCTTCAGAATTCTGTAGACAAACAAATATCCGAAATTCGTACACAGCTTGATCAGCTAACAAAGTCACAAAATGATGTTAACAATAAAATGAAATCAGCGCTACTTGCTAGTACACGAGATAGAATAAATCAAGCTCATGACTATTATATGCGAAAAAATTTCATTGGAACTCACTCGTTATACATAATTGAACAGTTATACGAATCTTACAAAGAGCTTGGAGGAAATAGCTTCATTTCTGACCAGATGAAGGACATCCACAGCTTAAAAGTAAGAAGTGCTGAAATGAATATTAAAGAGTAAGTCTTTGAGAGGAGATATTTTATATGCCCACTGCAAAGAATGAAGTTAAACTTAAATTTGGTACTAAGGCTAATTATACATCAGCTACAAAAAATGCAGACACAGTATATTTCATTACTGATACTAACCAGATATATATAGGAGATAAATTAGTATCTTCAAAGGCATATTCTGGTTCGTCTGTCCCTATGGCTCAGAAGTATGATAAAGGTGATATGTACCTTTACACACCTGCTAATGGAGACCCAAGGATATATGTTCATAATGGTGCAGGATTTAGTATTGTAAATATTCCTATTACAGACATAACAGCAAATACAAATGCAAGACATTCGCATACAAATAAGGAGACGCTTGATGCTATATCAGGAACTCCTGTTCAGGTAACATCACAGACGCTTACAGACGCACAGAAAACACAAGCTAGAACCAATATTGGAGCGCTTGGAACAGTTGTACCTAATCCTACCAAGGACAACGATGCTGCAAATAAAGCATATGTCGATTCAAAGGTAGCTTCAGGAGAAGTTACTGTTGATTCATCAATGAGCGATACTTCTGTAAATCCTGTTCAGAATAAAGTCATTAAAAAGTATATTGACGATAGTTATGATGTCAAAGTGACTATTACAAGAACAGGAAACGCAGAACCTTATTCATATCAAGCAGATAAAGATTACAACTATGTTTTATCGCAGATAAACAAAGGATACAATGTATATGCATATTGCACATGGAGTAAAGGCATTTTGCCATTTTACCAAGTTTTAGATTCAGCATCGTCTTTAGTATTTCGTCAATATACAACTAAATATACTATACTAATTTTCTTAACCAGCTCAAATCAAGTTGAATATAGCTCACGGGATAATAGGGTATTAACTTATAAAGAGCAAAATCTTTCTGATGACGATAAGTTACAAGCAAGAACTAATATAGATGTAATGTCTTCACAGGAAGTTTCAACAGCTATCCAAAATGCTCATGTTTCTATTGACGAGTCAATGAGTGATACTTCAACTCATCCAGTTCAGAATAAGGTTATTAAGAAGTACGTTGACGATCATACAGTTGTTGATTCAACGCTGAGCAATACTTCAACTCATCCAGTTCAGAATAAGGTTATTACTAATGCAATGGCAGGTAAATTATCCACTTCTGGAGGGGTCATGACAGGTACGCTCACTACGAAGGGCATTAAGCTTACCAAAAATGTTGATTATAGCAACACACCTCCCTCAAATCCAGTTGAAGGACAACTGTTCTTTCAGACAGCTAATAATTTAGTATTAGACTTGGTTTATCCTGTTGGCAGTATTTACATGTCCGTAAATGCAACTAGCCCATCGACACTTTTTGGTGGTACTTGGGACCGAATTCAAGATAGATTTTTGTTGGCTGCGGGTAATAGTTATTCTGCCGGGGCGACTGGCGGCGAAGCAACCCATAAATTGTCCGTGGCAGAAATGCCAAGACATGAAGGACATATGTATAGTAACTTTGATGATAGCGATTGGGCTGCAAGAAATGGAGATAAAAATAGCTATTTCTTAAATGCAAATAATGCTACCGGATTTTTTTCAAAATATGAAGATCGCCCCTACAAAATTGTATCGACCAACGAAATGATTATGCAAGGATATAGTAGAGGTGGTTCCCAATCTCAAAACAATATGCCGCCATATTTGGCGGTTTATATCTGGAAACGAACGGCATAATTGAGGTGGTTATATGGCAACAATTGATGACGGCTTTAGATTTAATACGTGGTGGGGCATTGGTGATGCGTGGTCTGCAAAAACGACTTATGGTACAACCGATAATGATGAGAATAGATTTTATGTTGGTGGTAGCAGCACTAGAGGTCGTGCTAGGTTAGGTTTTACAATTCCAACATCTTATACAGGGCCTACTTCATTAGTAATCGGTATGAGGCCTGATGAAACAGCAACAATTTCTTATATGAGAGCCTTCTTAACCACTAACGGTAGTATAAGTAGTGACGCTGATGTTTGGGCATCCGCTTCAATTTTGGCAAGTTCATACTTTTATAGCGATATAAATTGTACTAGTCGAATTACTGGAGAAACTGTTAATTGGATTTATTGTAAATTTAATTATAAATTTACCCCAGGAACTACTTATTATATTGGTATTTTCCCTTATGCTAGTAGCACTTCGATTGGTAATACTAATTATAATGCTGTATGGTTCAGAGGTCGTAATGCCGCCGATTATTTGTGGTCAAGACTAACTTATAATGGGCAACATACTTTAACTTTAAAAACAACCACAGGCGTTGATTCCTTTACGGGCGGTGGTGAGTATAATCATAATGCAACTGCCACAACTTATTGTACTCCGAAATCAGGGTATCATTTAACTAAAATGGTAGGAACAGCCACAGATGGTAGTACAGGTACGTGGACGGAATGTTCGGGATCTCTAACTAAGTATACCAATACTTGGACAATGAGTCGGAATAGAACTATTACTGCTTATGCTGACCCGAACTATGCAGTTTTGTTATACTATCCTAATGGTGGTACACTGAATAATTCGACCTATTTAATTTCTACAGGCAGTTATCCGGGATCTATTCGTAGCACAAGTACGGAAATTTTGCAAACAGTATCGTATGGAAAATCAGCAGACCCATTCAATGCTACAACGTTTGGGTTAACTCGCCTAGGTTATATATTCAAAGGATGGGCGATTGCAACTAGTGCGGATGGAATAACCTCTACAGTACTTGACCAAGATACGAAATATGCAGCCACTACTTATGTAAGTTACGGCAATAAAAATAATAATGTTGCAAATGCTCATGATTTTCCATGTTGTCTTTATGCTGTATGGACTGCAAATACTTACACCATAAAGTATAACGGCAATGGAAATACTGGTGGTTCTACTGCTAGTAGCACTCATACATATGACGAGGCTAAACCGTTAACCAAAAATGGATTTACTAAAACTGGTTATGTCTTTCAAGGATGGGCTACTAGTGCGTCTGGTCCAGTGGTTTATACGGATGGACAATCTGTTAAGAATATTACATCTACAGACGGGGACGTAATAAATTTATATGCCGTTTGGGGAAAGATCTTAATTAGAGATGACGTATTGCCATATATTCGTATTGGTTCAACTAATCAACCCATGATGCCTAGAATATTTCATAATGGTGCATGGCATTGGTATTTAATAAATATTAAACGAGAGTAGTATCATCAGTATATTTAATATTTATATAAAGGTAGGTTGTACTTAAAGTATGACCTACCTTCTTTTATTGCTAAAATGTTTGAAGTTGATTCAGTTACTCCATTTCCAAGTTTCTGTTTTATTTCATATGAAGATTAGGTATTTTGGGACAATATCGAAATTCCAAATATTTTTGTTTGCCCTATATGAAAAATTAAAAATAAAGTTACGCTATGACATGAAAATACAAGAGATTTAGTTTAGGACCTTGTATACATTCAACATGATGAAATTTACCTTATTTAGGAGGTTGAAATAAATGCCTAGACAAATTTGGAATGAAGGCCGTGTACAAGGATATTCTGCATACGAAATATATCTTAAACAAGCGCTTTCCGATGATCCTGATTTACAACCTGCTACTGAAAGAGAGTGGTTAGCTTCAAGTATAGCTTGCGGATCTTCTATGGTTGTTAAGATTCCAAAAACGAGTAACTATACTGGATATTTGGATATTTCTCTTCCTGAAAATTCTAAGCTATGCGCAGCAAATGTAATATTTGCTAATTTGTTTTTAGGTGATTGCGAATATGATGTTAATAGTTATTTTGCAAAACGAGTAATTAACTATGGATTCTGCATAAGCAACACATTGAATTTTCACCCTGATACAAATGGAACGCAAATACCTACTACTGACGACGATATATCATTAGAAAGCGTTCTTTCTTATTCAGAGGCATATAACAAGATAATTGATGGTGTAGTCATTCAACCAGGTAAATGGAAAGAAACAGGCGACGAAGCAGGGCAATATATGGACCTATCTCCGGATATGTCTAAATCGCCTTTCATAAGAATCTTCTATTCTGGAAAGATTGAATCTACTATACAGATAATGCTCACCGGGTTCACGATTAGATCTGTTATTTCGGGAGTTTGTGGACTAGACGGAAGCTACAATGCTACATCTCCTCAAGATGGTACATTCTTGGGCCCAGCTCAGTTTCCTTGGGCAGCTAAAATAATTTTTAGCCAAAGCACTGCAACATCAATCTCTCTAAATATGTCAAATTACATACGAAAAATAAAAGGAGAAAAAGCTGTTTCTAAATTAAGGGGTAAATCATTAGTTGATATGGAAACATGCGACCCAAGTATTTTCTATTCATCAAAACAGCCTGATGCAAAAATTGATTTTGATTCTTGCAATCTTGACTCTCCTGACGGAAAAGGAAATATTCTAACAATCCACTCAAAATCAGAAAAGTATTCTCCCGCAATATATGCAACTAGATATGATCCAGATAAGGAAAAGTCATTATCTCCTTTCAATGTTGTAGGTAAGGGAGCTGTTCAGATGTTTGATGATTCTACATCTGACGCTGATATGAAAGGATATGAGAAGACATATCCAGGTACATTCGCACTAAGACGAAAGGATGACGGATCTGTTGAAACTCTAAATGAAAACAATGATGTGATACCTGTTGCAAGAATAGATCACAAGGAGCTTTCATATACAAATCTAGTTACAGATGACAAAAAAGCAAAGGGAGTAGTTACATCAGTTGGAAACAAAAAATCATTATCTGTTTCTTTATCGGGTAATGACACTGATAGTCAACTAACTATAGGTGATGACGGGACAAGCAACGTAAGCATTGGATCTACATCATTTAATAAGGGAGCAATGGATAAACTTTCTCCCAGTTCTTCAAATATCACACCGGCATACATCCTAGAAGCTATTGCAAATAACAAGTCAATTGATATACTAGGAGATAGAATGAAAGCTCTCAAGGCTGGATTAGAAAAAGAAACATCTGCGGGTAACTTAGGATATATTCAGTTACCTAATGGATTAAGATTATACATTTCAGCTACTAAACCAACTGCAACTGATGTTCCTATTGGATCTATTGGAATAGGCTGGACAGAGGAGTGATACAATGCCTCAGTTAAGTTATTCGTGGCATCAAGATGAGTGGTCTTATAGCGCGGAAGGTGTGCTAAAGAAAATAGGCACATTCACAAACAATACAAGCAAGAAGATAAAGATTTCTTCGGTTGAATTGTACCTTGGAACGCTTAGAGGCTATGTAAACTCTGGAACAGTATTTACAGGTAACGGAGGTTCAATAGATACTTACATCCAACTCGGTGGTAATGAATCAGATACTAAAACTGTTTCAACTGTGTGCGGAACTGTAGGTAGTGGAGATAACGTATGGGCTGATACAAACAGCTGTCAAAAATACACTTTCTCTATTTCTCCAATAACACTATCAGTTGGGTCGTCTGCTGATCTATATATAATGACTCCTTCTCTTCCTGAAGGGAGTACCGGAAAAGTTCTTGTTATGCAGAAGTCTACCGGTAGAGCAAATTATGAAGAAGTACAAGATACATTTACTATAACATACAATGCTAATGGATATGGAACAGCTCCTTCGTCACAAACAGGACAGCTACCTTTAACAATAAAGTCAGGTCCAACGGGCTATGACCAAGATTTGTATCTATTTAATTATTGGAACACAAAGTCAGACGGTACAGGTACAACATATACTGCTGGATCATCATACAACGCTCAATCAAATATTACACTGTATGCAACATGGAGTTATGGATCTTGTTATTTAGCGAACGGAGGAATAATTTATCAGTCACCCGGACTCCAATACCCAGAAGGAGCTTCGTTTGAGAAAGACATAACATGGTCAACAGCATACACTAGGAAAGTTTTCATACCTTCAAATGATGTTTGGCAGGTAGATTTCAATCAAGAAGAAACAGGTGAAATTTTTCAATACTGGGCAGATAAGTCAGACGGATCCGGTAATAAGTACTATCCCGGAGATCAATATACTATAAGCGGCGGTCATAAGTTTTACGCTATATCAAATTTACCAAGTTACACTGTCAAATGGTTTGATGGGTATACAGATAAAGTACTGAAAACTATGACAGTAAAGCAAGGAACTACAATACCAAAATCTGACTATCCTTCAGAACCTGTTAGACAAGGATACAAATTTGCTGGATGGTACGGAGATACAACAAATATCAGAGGAAATCTGAATGTTATCGCTATGTGGGGAGAATCTCCTGTTTGGATAATGACAACAGATGGATGGAAGAAATACACACCAAAAGAGAAGAAGTGATTTTTATGGGCTGGGAATACTACAACGGAAAACCACAATTCTATTCATATCCTAACTATGTATTCAATACTGGTGCAAGCAAAGTATATTTGAAAAACGGAGTAGATTCTGGTACTGGGTCGCTTCATTATTGGTCATGGCAGACAGGATCACTTTTCAAAGGTCATGATATCGTTATAAAATACACAAACGATACAGAAGGTGCGCTAAGATTAAAGAGTTATAGCATAAAAACAACAGCTTGTGATTCTGGCGGATTAAGCTATTGGGCTTGGGGTGGATTAGTAGGAACTCCGTGTGTGGGATATGGTGGAACATATTACACATATGTTAATGTTACAAACGACGATGGAAAAACTTATCAAAGCTCATCTGTAGTAAATGTTAATGTTCCTAACCTTTCAAGAACAAACATGAATTACAGAGGAAGCGATGCTACGCACAGTGCGTCATTTGGAAACCCTCCCCAATATCCTGAAGGTCAACCTGGTGGAATGACTAGAAGAATATTTGAATTAGCTGATTGCCCTGCAATTCAACCCGGCGGATACGCTTATGTTCACCTTGGAGTTGGGCATTTCAATGATCCTGCAACTGATCCAATATCTACTGTTATACGATTCAAGATGGATCCAGGTGAAATGGAAGTAATTGCAGAGCCTGCGGAAAATCCTGTTATCTGGAGATTTGGCGAAGACAAAGATTGGCACCTAGTTAAAACACTATTTAAGATGACTTCGTCAGGTTGGGAGCAGATAGATAATTGAGGTGATAAAATGAAAATAGAGTGTAAATCTAATCAACCATTATCAGCAAATCAACAAGTAAATAGATTAGGAAACTTTCTATACAAACATATTGATGGATCGTTTAACTACAAAAAATCATCTAACATGTATGATGTATACATGACAATTTTGTACCAGCTTCCTGTTGATAAACAAGATGAGGCAAAAGGAAAAGAATTCAACGACCTTCATGAAATGACATTAGATATTAACATAACAACCTATATGAACAAGGTTCGTGTAAATTTAATTGAAATGACTCCCGAAGAGAAGACAATTGGATATGATTTATATGAACCTGAAAAACTTGAAGATTTAGTGAAAGCAAGCGAAACCATATTGAAAAAGATTCATAAAAGAATATCCAGAGAATTTAGAGAATACGAATTTCTATTTTGATTGAATCGTTATTGTACTTGAATAATCAGATAAGCCAGATGAAGAAGGAGATGAAAATGCTAGATCATCAAATCTGTTGATATATCTGGCCTGTGTTTTGTAAGTTCCTGACACCCACAGGTAAAACAAAAATAAAGGAGTAATATACATATGAATAAACTAAAACAAATCATTGTAACAGAAGCAAAGGACTACAAAATCCTTCTAAGAAACGCTCCAACTGTTACAATGATTTTCTTTACTTTGAGCGTAGTTCTAATGAACATTTTTGCGTCAAAAGAACTTCTTAACATTGAATATCTAGCACTTGATTGTGGATTCCTTTTGTCTTGGATGAGCTTCCTTTGTATGGATATGCTTACAAAAAGATTTGGAGCAAGGGCAGCAATCAAGCTATCTCTATTTGCAGTATTTATGAATCTTATTTGCTCAGGAATTTTCTTCATCATTTCTAGAATTGGAAATAATTGGAGTGTATTTTATGATTTCAATGACAAAATTGCAAACGATTCAGTGAACGGAATATTTGGTGGTACATGGTATGTACTAGTAGGATCTATGACTGCATTCATCGTCTCTGCTATTGTAAACGCTATTCTAAACGATGGAATTGGAAAGCTTATCAAAAAGAAGAATTTCTTTGAATATGCAATGAGATCATATGTTTCTACAGCTATCGGCCAATTTGTAGACAATTTTGTTTTTGCTACAATTGTCTCTAAAGTTTTCTTTGGATGGACATGGACTCAAGTTGTGTTTTGCTCGCTTGCAGGCGCAGCAGCTGAGCTTCTTTCTGAGGTTGTATTCAGCCCTGTAGGATTCAAAGTTTGCAAGCGATGGGAGAAAGAAGAAGTAGGAAAAGAATATATTGATTTTACTAGGGAGGCTGTTAAGACGTGATTGTAATTGTTACAGGTTCATCTAGCGGTATTGGCAGAGAAACAGTTAAGAAATTTCTTGACAATGGAGACATTGTTCATGGTATTGACATCAGTCCTGAATATGATAAGGAATATCTCAATAGCAACGCAGGAAGATATTTTCATCATGTAGCAGATGTAGGAAAGTTTGATCAGCTACCTACACTCTACGATCCGGCTATTCTAATTAACAATGCAGGATGCCAGAACGGTCCTGACGATATCAGAACAAATCTTATTGGTGTAATGAACTGCACAAAGAAGTATGCTCTGTCAAACAAGAAAATCAAAGCAGTTGTAAATCTTGCATCTGTTTCTGCTCATAATGGTTGTGAATTTCCAGAATACACAGCGTCTAAAGGCGGTGTTCTATCTTACACTGTTTGGACAGCCAAACAAATTGCAAAATATCAAGCAACTTGTAATAGTATCTCTTTCGGTGGTGTAGAAACTGAACTGAACGCACAAGTCATGAATGATAGAGAAAAATGGAATGATATCATGAACATGACTCCATTGAAGAAATGGGCAAGTGCAAAAGAAGCTGCAGATTGGATCTACTTTGTTGCAAAAGTAAACAAGTCTATGTCAGGACAAGATATCATAATTGATAATCTTGAGATGCTGAATCATAGATTTGTCTGGTGAAGTATTCAAAGAGAGTTTTGTATTCCTTTGAAACCCTCTCTGAAAATAAAAATAACAAGGAGAAATGCACAATGTATGAATCAAGCAAATCAAGAACAGCTGAAGAGCTGTCAGGAGTAACTCTACTTGGCAACAATAACACCAAGTATAGCTGCGACTACAATCCAGAAGTTCTAGAAACATTTGTAAACAAACATCCTGACAACGATTATGTTGTCACATTTGATGCGTATGAATTTACATCAAAGTGCCCAAAAACCGGTCAGCCAGATTTCGCAAAAGTTGTAATTAGCTACATTCCTAATGAGAGAATGGTTGAAAGCAAGTCCCTTAAACTTTACCTCTTTTCTTTCAGAAATCATGGAGATTTCCACGAAGACTGCATGAACATTATCATGAAGGATTTAATCAGGCTAATGGACCCAAAATATATTGAAGTGAAAGGTATTTTTTCTCCTAGAGGAGGCATCTCTATCTTTCCCTTTGCTAACTATGCAAATCCGAAATTCAATTATCAGGATTTTGCAAAGTCTCGAATGCTTGATGCACTCCGAGATGCAAGTAATAGAAAAGTAAGATACGATATGTGAAATAGGAGGAAAATACAATGAAGAAAGCACTTGTTTTGTCATCCGGAGGAGTAGATTCCACTACTTGCGTAGGTATTGCTGTAAACGAATTAAATCCTGAAAATGTTAGCACGGTATCGGTTTTCTATGGGCAGAGACATAGTAAGGAACTTGAATGCGCTGAAAAAGTAGCAGAGTTTTACAAAGTAAAGCATTATGTTATTGACTTGTCTAATGTCCTCCAGTATAGCAACTGTTCTCTTATGAAGAACAGCACAGAAGAAATCCCTATGATGAGCTATGCAGATCAGATCAAGAAAAATGGTGAAGGTAAAGTTTCTACTTACGTCCCGTTTAGAAACGGTTTGATGTTATCTGCAGTAGCTGCGCTGGCTCAGTCTATTTATCCAGATGACGATGTAGATATTTACCTGGGTGCACATGCAGATGACGCAGCAGGCAGAGCATATGCGGATTGTAGTGAAGAATTTACTTCTGCAATGAATACTGCTATTGTAATCGGCACATACGGTAAAGTTAGAGTAGTTGCTCCGCTTGTTAATCTAAATAAAGCAGGAGTAGTTAAACTTGGTCTTTCTATCGGTGTGCCTTACAAATACACATGGAGTTGTTATTCAGGAGGAGATAAGCCTTGCGGCCATTGTGGTACTTGCATCGATCGTGCTAACGCTTTTGCAGCAAACAATGTGAAAGACCCTGCGATGGAGGATTGAATATGTACACAGTTAGCACAAAAGTTTCATTTGAAGCTGCGCATCGTCTATACAATGTAGACACATATTCAAAAGAATGTAGAGATAACCTACATGGGCATTCATACAAAGTAGAAATTGTCGTAGGCACAAATAACTTAAACTCAGCTGGAATGGTTATTGATTTCAAGCTGCTAAAAACTGTCATTCGAGAAGAGATTGAATCTAAATACGACCATTCTTGTATATTGAGAAAGTGCGATCCAATTGCAAATACTATCAAAGACAACTGCAAGAAAGTTATTCTTGTTGACGAAAGTCCTACTGCAGAATGGATGTCAAAAGAATTCTATAACATGATTGAATCTAAGATTCACGAGTATTATTCTGATTTACATGTTGTTTCAATTGGAGTACAAGAAACAGAAAATAACATTGCATATTATCTTCCGGAGGCATAAACATGAAAGTTGTTGAAATATTCAAGAGCATTGATGGTGAAGGTAAGAGAGCAGGACTTCCCACTACGTTCATCCGTCTTGCTTTCTGTAACCTTAGGTGCAGTTACTGCGACACTTCATACGCATTTGATGATAAATGCGCCGAAGAAATGACAATTGATGAAATTGTCCAGAAGTGTATTGAGCTTGATTGCCCTTCTATTACACTTACAGGCGGAGAACCGCTTATTCACAAAGATGTTGAAAAGCTGCTTGTGGAACTTGACAGAAACAATTTTGATGTAAATGTAGAAACAAACGGAACTATTGACCCATCTCGATATCATTTACTTAAAAACGTCTGGTTCACAGTAGATTACAAGTCTCCGTCTAGCGGATGCGAAAATGCTATGAATCCTGAAGCATTCAAAACGCTTCGGCCTCAAGATGTATTGAAATTTGTAGTTGGCAGCGATGAAGATCTTGAAGCAGCACTAAGGGTTATTCGAGAATACAGCCCTTATGCACAAACATATTTCAGCCCGATATTTGGTTATGATGCAAAGAATATTGTAAACTTTCTTCTTTTCAATAAGTTGAATAGATGTAAAGTTCAGCTTCAGATACACAAATACATCTGGCCTGTAGATATGAGAGGTGTATGATGAACAAAGAAAAAGTACAAGAAGCTGTAAGAAATCTGCTTATTGCTTTAGGGGAAGATATAAATAGACCAGGTCTAGTAGAAACTCCTAGAAGAGTAGCTGGTTATTGGGAAGAGCTGCTTGAAGGTGAAAAATATACTAATAAGGAAATAGCTGATATGTTCAGGAAGGACTTCCAAGTAAGCTATGATTCGATGGTTATCAAAGAATGTAATAACATTTTTTCTACCTGTGAACACCATATGGCTTTGATGTACAACGGTACAGTGTATGTAGCATACATTCCCAACTTCTGGAACGACAAAGATGATTCTGAAGGATACAGAGTAATCGGACTAAGCAAAATTCCTAGAATTGTTGATATGTGTTCTAAGAGATTGCAGCTTCAGGAAAAACTTTGTGCTGATATAGCTGAATGTATACAATATGCTACAGGAAGTAATAGAGTATATGTCCGTTCAGTAATGGACCATGGATGCGTTAGTGCTAGAGGTGTTAAGTCTTCAGGAGTTACGGATGTAACATATATTACACCTGAGCTTAGAAAAGATTCAGAAGCTAGAAAAGAAATCGAATGTAAAGTTCAAGAACTTCATCTATCTGCTAAATACAGATAAATAGCTTGAATCGTTATTGTAGGCGTACTAAACAATAGTGCGTCTACAATTTTTATAGGTGAAATATATGAAAACAGTAAGAATTTATACAGATGGGTCATGTTTAGGTAATCCAGGTCCAGGTGGATGGGCAGCTTGTTTGAAGTGCGATAAACAATATAAAGAAATATCAGGTGGGGCAAAGCACACAACAAACAATGCAATGGAACTTACATCTATTTTAGAGGCTCTCAAGTGCCTTAAGAAATCTCCGCTGATTGTTGAAATCTATTCTGATTCAAAATATGCTGTTGATGCTTTCAGGAAAGACTGGATAAGTAATTGGAAAGCAAACGGATTTCTAAGGAATCCTATGAACCCTCACCGTGAATACATACCTAATGCTAAGCTTTGGATAGGAATTTTAGAAGAAGTAGCTAAGCATGATGTCTATTTCAACTGGGTGAAAGGACATTCAGAAGATGTAATGAATGAACGATGCGATCAGCTGGCCAAAGCTGCTGCACGGTGGTATCGCGATAATGGATAAGGAGCGATCATATGAAAATATTTGCATTTGCAGATGCAAAAGATAACATAAAGAATAAATTGAAAGACAAATCAGATGAGCTAGTTTATCATTTAGTTAAGATATTTATCTTTCCGAATTGCGGAATAACATCTCATTGGTGCCAAGAAGTATATGGATTTATTCATTCTGTACCTAAAATGAAAAACAAAAATAAATTTCCAAAGAAGGAATTTATTTTTGACAACACTTTTGGAGTATGGGGTGACACAGTTGAATCCTGTATCATAACTGCCATAAAAGACTATCCTAATCTAGTTCCAATGTTTAACAAAGAAAATGGATTAGGTGTTTGTGAAGCAGCAGTTAGAAAGTATTTTAATTGGCTTTCAGAAGAACTTTCTAACATTGGAAGAGTTGCATCGTCCGATGTATACAAGAAAATTGATGAACTGATTGAGGAAGTCATTCAAGGACTAGACAACAATACGCCTACTTTATGAAAAATAAAGAAAATGGAGGAATTAAATATGTATGTTAAGGACTTTATGATTGGATCTGCTGCTGAAGCAATTCAGACGATGAGTAAGAAGTATGGTGGTCCGTTTGGTGCTGCTGTTGTAAAAAATGGGAAGGTAATAGCTATCTGCTCTAATACTGTACTGAGGGATCATGATCCAACTGCTCATGCTGAAGTCAATGCTATCAGAAAAGCATGTCAGGTGTTAAATACACATGACCTAAGCGGATGTGAGCTTTATGCAACTGGAGCGCCTTGCCCTATGTGTCTTAGCGCAATCATCTGGGCAAATATTAAGACAGTTTACTATTCAGGCAAATACGAAGATTGCCAGCAAATTGGATTCCGCGATGATCACATTTTCAAATTCATTCAGGATGGCGCAAATGATGAAAATGTAGTGAAGCTAGAACTTCATGATAACGAAATTGCAAAGAGCATGTACAACATGTATGCCGCAATGTCTGGAACTATCTACTAATTAAAGCAAAGTTAAGTTATAAATTTAGATAGCTGTGATAATTAAATTTATCACAGCTAATTTTTAATTTATTTCACTAACATTAAATTTAATGGAGGATACAAACATGTATGATTTAATGACTTCAAAATTTGATGTAGATGAACATATCAAAAACTATCCGTTTTACACAGAGATTGTTATCTTTCCTGACGGACATGTTGAATATGCAATTCCTTCACATCAAGAAAAGCTCTGTCAAGTTTTAGGCGAAATGAAGAACTGGACAAGACAAGAAGTTATTGACAACACTCCAAAAGAATATTTCTTTGACTGGATGAAATGGCTGTTAAACGAAACTGGATGTATTTCCGTTTGGTATGATTTTATCCTGACACCAGAAGAAGTTACCGATGAACAGACAGGGACAATAGCAATGCTTATTCAGAAAGGTGCAATCAAAATATCAAAGACAGTTCAATGAACCTCATATAATATAGAAATAAGAATTTAATGAGGTGAAATGATTTGAAAATCCTCATAAGATATCCTGAAATACTCTGCTGTCAAATATTTGATTCTAATCATAGGAAAGAAACAATAAAATGTGCAATTTCCACTAGAGATATCACTAAAGGTATGACAAGGTGCAGATCATCTAATATGTGGGGATATACTTTGAATGTAAGAAACAAAGGTGATAGAGAAGGAGATCTATTCATACAATTCAAAGGCAGAAATGGCGGACCAGATGATATATACATATATTATGATGTCCCAATACGGCTGTATAGAAAGTTAGTAACCGTACCTTCTAAAGGACATTTTTTCTGGCAGTACATTAGAAATAATTATAAGTACTCAAAGTTGACTGGAAACAAACGTGGTGTTTTACCTAATGCAATAAATTGAGGAGAATGAAATGAAAATGAAAAGATATAAATCAACAAAGCTACAATCAGTAACAGCTGCTTCTAATGTAGGAACAACATATTACAGAGCTACATTAGGTACTGTTATTCAAACGCTTGCAAGAAATGATGCAAACCTTTTTCTTCTTTATCTGATTGAAGAATATGGATTTGACGCTCTAGACTTCAAGAAGCATATGTTTGGAAGTGCTGTTTTTGAAGAAAACAACGAAGATGTAATTTACATTTGTGTTACAGACGGATATGAAATTGAAGTAGATGGAGAAATGGTTGATCCAGAAGAAGCACTCGACAATTATGCTCCTATCTATCTTGAAAATCATATTCAAGACGCAAATGACGATGTTATAATGAGAAACATAACTCCTTATGAACTGGCAGATTTTGACGAGTCTTCAGTTGCAAGAGGCATACTTAGAACCTATGATGTTAGCTTCAAGAAAGTAGTTTCTGATTTTGAAGAAATTGAAAATATGAATAGATAAGAATCGTTATTATATTTGAACATATCAAGACAATTCAAATTGGAGGATTCAAATATGGAAAAGGAAACTTTCTCTATTAAGTTCAAAGGTGTTGTTTATGATGATGCTTGGAAAGACAAAGCCGGGCATATCTGGTTTGGTGGTAACAAATATGAATATGTTCCGTTCAACAGTATTTTCAATAGACCTGAACATGTAATTATTCATGATTTCGTTCAGACTGAATTTGGTTTTTCTTTGAAACCAAAAACATCATATGCAAAGATCAAAATTTTAGATTAAAATAAGAATCGTTAAATACATTGCAAGCAGAATAGTTTGCAATGTATTTTTATTTTGAGGTGATGCTACTAGAAATTTGAAAAGATATAATATTCAATATAGGATTACACATCAACACATTAACTAATGATCTGCGCCAAGCTCGCAATGATCGCAGCCTATCAAGAAAGGAATATTTATCAATGGATGTAGTAAAAAATATGCGTGGAAGTATTTGGTGGTTAAAAGACGAATTTGATAAGTACAAAGGTGAAAGAGGAATCCTAAGAGGTTCTAGACCTGTTGTAATTATCAACAATCCTGCAAATGAGTACAATGACTGCACCATCACTTATCTACCTATTTCTAAATGCGAATCTCATGCAGGTGATGACAGTAAAATCCAGATGTTTTACCAAGTGCCTATTCAGATTCCAGGTAACAAATCAAGTTATATATGTTGTAATAGCATTACAACTACAACTACAGCACATCTAGGAGAATACATTGGACAAATTTCAGAAAGTAAGCTAAAAGAAGTCGAAAACGAACTTATGCGCTATCTTTCTCTTTCTTTTTCTGAAAAAATCGTTACACGAGAGGTAGTGAAAGAAGTTAAGGATCTAGAAAAGACATCTAAAACAACTGCTTTTTCTATTACAGATGCTGTCGCTTGCCCTGAGCTCAAAAAAGTATATTCTAATTGTACTGAAATGGCAAAAGAACTTGATTGCTCTCCGGCGTCTATCAGTAAAGCAAGTAGATGGGGAAGTAAACTTATGCACAAATATACTGTTTTCAAAGTAGCAACTGCTACTGGAAACTATATTGATAAAACTAAGGAGGAAAACAAATGAGTGAACTACTCTATATTCCTGGCATTCTTTGGCAAGACCTAGGAACAAGAACTGATCCCGAATGCACAACAATTGACAGCTTGATGAAGAAATCCGGTGCTAACTACACTGTATCTGCATACAAGATGTATACAGAAGTTACAAACAGAGTAGAAGGTTATCATGCTGTATACAGAGATGATGACAAGCGTCTGATGTGTGTAGTAAATAATTACTACCCTCAAATCATTCAAAATGGCTTTACATTTTCTATTATGAAACCGTTGCTTGCAGCAAATCTAGTTTCTCTTGAATTTGTATCTGTTGCAGCTGGAGGGCTTTATCATTACGGTGTATTCAAATCTACAAAGACATACAAAATTCTTGACGAAGACATTGAGCATTATTTCCTTGTCGTAAACGACCATAGCAAGCCAGATGGAAAAGTAGCAGTATACAACCTTCCTGTAAGAAAGAAGAATAAAACAATCCTCCTTTGTTCAATGACGAATAGCGCATACAAGCTTCGTATGCCGGTTTCTGAAGACGAAAAGTCAAATGAGGCTATTGCAAGCATGATCATGTCTTCAGTTGATGACGCATTTATTTGGTGCGAAATCAAGCTAAAGAATCTATACGATAAGAAGATTGAGCTCGAAGAAGTTACTAAAGTTATTGACGAATTGTTTCCGTATGTTTCTACATCTGATGGAGAGATTCTAGATACTAAGACGAACGAAAAGGTTGATGAACTTAGAAGCACTTTCCAAGAATGTATTGATTCAGATGACAATGATGAATACCGTCAAACAGCACTATATCTTTACTTTGGCATTTTGGATTACACACAGCACTATTGGAACGATGCAGGAAAGGGATATGACATCAACAAGAAGATGACTATTGTACCTGGATTCTTCGCTTCTATTGATACAGAGGGTGCAAAGGTAGGAAAACTCATGAAAATGATATATCCTAAGAAGTAAAAATTTCAAAAATATAAGAGATGGGCTAAGAGTCCATCTCTTTTTATTTATGTAAATCAGAAAGCTTCTCTAAGATCCTGACTTGATCTTAATCTAGAATAAAGTATTGTTTCTGCTGTTTTTAGTTTACCACGAATAGTCCTATCATCTATTCCATATATATCACAAATTTCAAAAATATCGTTGTTTGTAAGTTTCCTTTCTCTGTCTATCATCTCTCTTATCAATAATTCTTCTACTGTATCATATTTATCAGTAAGTTCTTCATCAAATTTACTAAAAGATCCTTCTTCCGAAGATAAAAATGGTTCATGCGTATCTAAATCCGCTATATAAAGTGTTCCAAATATCGCCTTCAAAGAATTCATCTTTTCGGTAGGTAAATTTAATCTTGGATCCATAAGATCATCGTACTTTACCTGCCCCCAGTGTTTACCAAGTTGTTTTCCTACCTCCATACATAGAGAACGACGTATAGAATATTTAACTTCATTCAGCTCTCTTTCTATCATCTCTCCTACACGGAGTTTGAAAAACACTGTAAAAGAAAGATCGCACCGGTATCCTTTATGAGTTTCATCTCCCTGCCATAGATACCACCACCAGCATTCGCAAAAGTGCAGCAAGGCGGATTGAAGCTTATCTTCATATGTAACAGAAGTATTGTTTATGAATGTATGCGATGCTATGTACCCGAAAAAAGAATAGTTAAGCTCAATTACTCTGTCACGGACATCTGTACGTTTCATTCTAAGTTCTTTTTCTTGAGGAAGGGATTGATATAGTCGTATAGTCTCTTCTTTGATTTCTTTCATATTCATAAACAACAACTCACTTTATTTTTCAATTTTGTATTCGCACCTAAAAACACAACCTTTGATAATCTTGAATGCACAATTATTTTCTTCAATATTATTATATTTAATAGAAATGAAAAAGTCAATGTAATTTTGAATATTTCTTTGATTTTATTTATTTTATGTATTTGAAAACACTAGAATAAACTTAAACTATTAACGAATCGTAAATTTTTTATAAATTTTTAGTTCTTTATGATTTGATTAGAATCACATAATAAGTAAAATGTAATGATGAATATTTTCAGCACAATCAAATCAACAACATATTGATATTATTCATTCCTTTAACCGAATGTAGATAAGTGTCAAAACAATGTAAATTTACTAGAATAGTCAAAATTGAAGATAAATGAATATTCATAGATAAAATCAATTTAACATACAATTTGAAATAAAATGTAAATTTAACTGGATTTGAATTTTCAATATTATTTCAAATTGATAGTTCAATATTTAATATTCTTTCAAATTCAGTAAAATTGGTACATTTTGAATATCGCATAATCTTTCAATTTCAATCTAAATATCTCATATTATTTCAAATTGAAGGAAACAAGTCAATTTCCTAATATCTATAAATCTTTCAATTTCATTCAAATTTTCAAAATATTTTAGTTTGTAAATATCACATAATCTTTCATATTCATTCAATTTGAAATAAACTGTAAAATTCAGTGCTTCATTCAAATTTTCATATTTTAGAATATTTAATGAAATTGAAAGAAAATGAAAATTTCAAATTCACATATAATTTCAATTTGATTTCAATTTGAAAGATTTCTCCAGTTTCATCTCGCATATATAATATCTTTGAGATAATAGAGTGAATGAAATGAACGATATAAAGAGAAAAAGAAATAATTGAGATAAGGATATAATAGCGCCTCGCCACTCCAGAAATAAAAAATAAGCTCGCAAAGCTCGCATAGAACGCTTTACGATGTGAACATAAATTTGCTATTTATAGCCGGAACCGAACCGCATTGACCTTTATGTTAGCGAGCAAAAAAAATTCAAAAATTTCCAAGAAAGGTATTGACTTTTCGACAAATAGGTATTATACTATGCGTGTAGGTTAAGCTAACTGATGAACACTTCGTTTTCAGTTAGCAAAAGTAGCTGCAGCGAAGAGCTCACCTAGTTGATATAGATAGACCATTGAAGAAGAATCGTTATTCTACTTGCACCTGGTCATAAATTTTCAAACAAAATACATAGTCAAAGTTGGTTCACATGGAGTGCCAATTTTGTACTCCCTATCAGTTAATTCAGATTGCTACTGAGCGAAGTGACTGCTTTATATCCGTCAGGGTATCAAGCAGGTCAGTAGGAATAAGGATTAACAGGAAAACAGCAGTTTAGTAAGATAGGGCGGAGACGCATAAGCGTACCTCCGTCGTCAGGTGTTCGCTGCACATGACAGCTATTCTGAACTCTGCTGGTAGTGAGTGCAAAATTGACACTCTATTTGCTTTATACGGAGGAAATTTGAATGGATATTTATACAGCATTGAAATCAGCTTCAAAGCTTGAGAACTTCATACTAAGCGAGTTTGATTTCAACAAAGGAATGTATAGTACAACATTCGCAAAGCTGAACTCTATTTCAGAAAAGTGCGAAATGGTCCATTCAAAGATCCAGGATTGCGTCAAAGTCGATAAGAAGATTCTCGAAGAAGATCCTATGAAGAAAGCTATTGATTTAGCAAATCAGCTTAGTGATGTTCTTGACAGTATATCTTCAAATGGTTCGGCCATATCGTCTTCATATGATGATATGGTCAATTTGCATTATACTGTCAAATGTTGCGCAGATAAACTCGGAATAGATACAAGTGAACATGACCCACCTAAATCCGGGTTAGATGAAAAATTAGACATGATACTTTCTATGCTGAAGGGTGGCCAAGAACATATAGTTTCATGTAATAAAGACATCAGTTTAACAGATGATACAAATGAACTTGATTCAGAAGAAAATGATAATTCTAAAGAAATCCAACCAGCTTCATCAGAGAGAGCACAAATGCCTAAGAAAGATATTTTGAAACTCTATTCTAGTACAATTAAATCAGCAAAAATTGTTTCTACTGGATACAAAGAATCTGATATGCTGAAAGACATCATCTGTAGATGGTTTGAAACAAGATTTTCAATGGCGAAGAAAAACAAGTTTACATACAACTTGGCAGATATGTCTAAGTGGGTTCAAAGTATTACAATTGCATTTTCGGAGGCATATTTGTCAGGCAATATGGATGAATTCAATAGAAATTTTGATTCCTGGATAGAAGATGTCAATTCCGGTGAAAACAAATACCCTATTCCATACTTTGTTAAAGATGCTTATGATAACCCATCCGAAGAAGCATTCAAAGAGTTTACATTCTCTGTTTGGGAGCTCGTCTTAACTAGAGCTTTTAATAACCTAATAATGTTCAAGTCAATACCTATAAAGTACATTTATCAGGAATCTTGTTTCTTGGGAATAAATGATGTAGTAAACTATCTTGATAGGCTTTACATGGATAATCAAACCAAATATCGAACTTCTGAGTATTCAAAACCTTATCATGAAGATAACTTTTTCAGAAGCAAACCATATCTTACTTGTTTAGAGGAGGTGAATGCAGATGTCTAAAATAAAGTTTGAGAACATTACAGATAGTTTATCATATCCTCCTGCAAACGAATCTGCTATTTCTGTTACGCACAATGCTATAATTTCGTCTGCTATCTCGCTATTTAAGAATACTTATGAATTCAAGAAAAACGTAATACGGGCAATGAATATAATTTCATACTGTGTGATAAAAAATATAACAATAAACAACCGATGGGAGTCTAGCAACTTCTGTGAAGGTCTTGAGAACATTTCAGAGGATACATTGAAATCTGTTTTAGGTAAGACATATATCAATATGAAAGACATAGACTGGAGTAGTTGCTATTCGGAATTTGAATCGGATGAAGGTCGTTCAGCAAATATTGATGATAAGGCAGAAGAAAAGAAAGAATACAAAATTGATGAAATATTATCCAATACAAATCCAGAAGACATATATGATGAACATCCAAAGTCATCTCCAGAAGACCTTTATTTGAATGGGCCTCGTATTCCAAGAATTGATACTTCTAAGGTATGGAAAAGCGGAACTGTAGATGGAACCAAGCTTTGCATATATTATTCTCTTCCTCGTGTACCAACTGTTCAGTCAGAAATTTCAGTAACAACTAATCCAGATGAACTTACTGATTCAGAACTTCTTCACCTTTATCCTGATTGTATGTTTTACACAAGACCAATGGAAGTTTATTCTGTTGCTTGTGGAATGGAAATTCATCCTACTTATGGTGGAGTTCCTAAAATAAAAGGATTTACAAAGAAGCAAGTAATTGATAACATTATCAAGTATCCTTGTATTGATGGACTTACTCGTGTAGGAAAAAAGAAGGGTCAGCTTGTATTTGTTGAATTTGAAAAGTTCATTGAAGTGGACGGAGAGCTCTATAAAACAACAGACATGATGGATAAGATTCCTGAAATGAAGAGTCTTAAGAAAACATGGCCTGTAATAAGAGAGTACGTTGTCCGTCGTTATTTGTTAGAGAGGGACATAAAAGGAATTGAGCATAAATATCCTATGTTTGGAACTCTAGATCCTTTTGTTACGCTTTTCATGCCATCTAAAATTTATAGAGAAGAAGGATATAAAGACTCTGTAGATATTGCAAGACAATGTGTCAAGTCAAGAGTATCTTATCTTCAAAGCAGAAATCCTGTAATAAGGAGGCTTGAGGAAAATGAATAACTGCATATACACTCCGTATTGTACATACAAGCAGTGCGATCTTGCTTGCCCTGCAAATACAGAGATCAGTTATTGGATGAAGAGATGCGGAATCTCAATGAAGAATCCTTGTTTATCTGCAAGTAAGAATAAGATTGATAAAGCAAGGGAGCTTCTTGATGAGCATTCGGGAGAAACTTGCTACTATAAGTCCTCAAATCCTATGGAAGCTGCAGATATCTTCTGTTATACAGCTATTTGTCTTCATGGTAGAGGAACTGCATTAGGAAATGGAATTTATCATCTTGACTATGCTTCCTACATTGATAAGATAAAAGACAGTTGGAATGACCATATTGAATCTTATGACCTTCAAATGATTAAGGTTTGGATAAATGCAGCGAAGTATCTCTTTATATCAAATCTTGACTATGTTAAGTTTGGAGACTTTGAAAGCCAGACTATGCTGAAGCTTTTCAACGATAGAAGAGATTCTGACAAAACAACATTCCTTATTTCAGGTAAAGAGGACTTGATTGGAGTAGGAAATTTCTTTCCTCGTCTTCAGTCAGTTTTGAAGGGAGTGCTTGTTGAATGACAAACTCGGTAGAACTTCAGGTCATTTGTAGGCTTCTAACTACACAAGATGCTAGTGAAGTTGACCGACTTTGCTCATTTGATGATTCTTATTATTCTGTATTCAAGGATCAAATAAATTTCATACTTGAGCACAGAGAGAAGTATGGGGATGTACCAGATCTTTTTACTTTTCAAGCTCAATTTGAAGATGTTGTAATTGTAGAAGTAAATGAACCTGTAACTTACTTGGAGGACCAGCTCCGTAAGAACAAACAGCATATTCTTTTTCTTCAAACATTCAATAAGCTAACAGACTTAGGTTCTGCAGATGTATCTGAAGCATGGGCTTATCTACAATCTCAATGCGAAAAAGCTGCTTCGCTTGATTCATCAAATCCTGTTAATATTGTAACAGAAGCGTTCAAACGAAGTGATGAGATAATTGCATTTAACAAGCAGAAAAGAATTCCTACTGGATTCAAAGAGCTAGATAAAGTCATGTATGGAGGCTTATCTACAGTCGAAGAATTGTGCTTGATAGTAGCAAGAACCAACTCCGGTAAGAGCTGGGTTTGTACAAAGATGATGGAGTGCGCTCAATTGAACGGATTTCCAGTCCTTTATTATAGCCCAGAAATGCAATCTTCTTTCATTGGTACTCGATTTGATACTTGGAGAGGCCATTTCAAGAACAGTGATCTTCAAAGAGGTATTTACAATGAAGATTATTTCAATTACTTGAAGAAGCTTGTTACAGAAGAAACTGGAGCTCTAGTTGTTGAAGATAAAGATATGTCAGAAGGTAAAACAACTGTTAGAGCAATGGAGAATCTTGTCAAGAAGCATCACATTAAGCTATTGATAATTGATGGTCTATCTTATATGTCGGACACAGAAAGAGCTGACAGCGATGTTCTACGATACAAAAACATTTGTAACGGATTATTCAGACTTAGCAAAACATATGGCTGCGCAGTTGTTGTTGCAGTTCAAGCCAATCGTGAAACTAAAGGAAACACTGATGAAAAAGGTATTCCATTTCCGGATCTAACAAACATTGAAGGATCTGATCATCCAGGTAGAATTGCTACACAAGTATTTGCTCTAAGACAACTTTTTGAGGAGCACACTCTCGAAATAAAGTTGCTTAAATCCAGAAATGCAAAGAATACAAATCAAACTTTCGCATATGTTTGGGACCCGAATACAGGATCCACTGAATACATATCAGATAGTTCTGATTCTGATTCGCCTCCACCTCCTCCGTCAGCACCTGGTCAGCTTCCTAAGTTATCAACACCTACAGTTTCAGCAAAGATTGTCCATAATGAACCGGACGAAAGTCTAATTTCAGATGATGACGATGATCTTGATGATGTCGAGTTCTAATCAAGTAATCCCGCTGATCGTTATATGATCAGCGGGTTCGCTTTGTCGTATCGTTAAATAAAGTACAAAGAAGGTGAATATATGGATATTGATATTGTAATTGATAAACTGTCTGAGCAAGGTATGCTCAGGCCTAATAGACGAATAGGCGATTACTACAGCTGCTATTGCCCGTTTCACAACAATGGCAATGAAAGAAAACCTTCGTCAGGTATTCTTCTTCACGACCAATATAGAAACGGGCAGATGTATCCTGCTGGTTGGTTCAATTGTTTTACTTGCCATCATTCTTATCAGCTCCCTGATTTTATTTCAGAACTTTTGAAAATTCATTCAATTCATCAAACAGGTAAGGCCTGGCTTGAGGAAAATATTGAAGGATACAATAATACAGTAGATTTTGAGCCACTTATTCCTGAAGATATGATGAAGGGAGTAAACAACGCATTTGCGATACAGTCTATTAAAGACAGAATGAAGACTGAGAAACCTTCATATATTTCTGAACAAGAGCTCGCGAAATATAGATTTACAGTCGATTACATGTATTCACGAAAATTGACTGACGAAGTTATTGAAAAATTTGATGTAGGGTTTGATGCAAATTTCATCCCTACAGGTAGAAAGAAAAAGATTCCTTGCGTAACGTTTCCAGTTAGGGATGTTAATGGAAATACGCTATTCATATGTAGAAGGTCTGTTGAAGGAAAAGCTTTCTATCTTCCTTCAAAAGTTGAAAAATCAGTATATGGATTGTATGAACTTCCAAGAGGATGTGAGTCAGTAATAATAGCAGAAAGCTGTTTCAATGTTTTAACATGCTATGTTTACGGCTATCCTGCTGTAGGCCTTCTTGGTACCGGTACGCCGAGGCAAATTGCTCAACTGAAAAGACTTGGTGTTAAAGAGTTTGTACTTGGAATGGATCCAGACGAAGCAGGAGATTCAGCTTGTAGACGACTGAAAAATGCCCTGAAGGATGTAGCTATTGTAAGACGAATGATAGATATTCCTATTGGAAAGGACATAAACGATCTTTCTAAAGAAGAATTCGTTAATATATACAACAACAGAATTTAAGGAGGACACACCTTGTATATTTCCAGTCATAACGACAATTTTATGAACAAGAAAATTGATAAGCCTTATGAAGATAGATTTGATTATACAGTATATGAGATGATCATTTCTGAAATGAATGCTGAAATTTCTAGACAAAGTAAAAGGATTGAAGCATTCAAGCTTGTAGAAGAGATGAATAATCAGATGATTGATGCTTTGATTGAAGCTAATCGTCGTCTTCAAGCTGAACTTGAGAAAGGAATTGATCCGAATGATAGATATTACAGATCTAAGCCTGGACGGGTACCAGTTAGAAAGAATTCTAAACATAAGGAGTAAATGCAAACGAATCATTGACTGGATGCTGAATGAGAAGTGTTCAATTCGTGATTGTGCAAAAGATGTCGGAATGCCTAAATCAACTGTTCATCAATATATTCACACATATATCAGAGACGGTTGGGATGAAGAGTATCAAGAGATCAAAGTTATACTTCGATGGAATAAACGAGAGCGGTTCAAGCCTAAGAAATACTGGCATGGTAGGCCGTGGTAAGGAGAAGTCATGAATTACGCTTGGATGATTAGACAAGATGGAAAAGAATTTGAATGTAATCATCATTTCTATTGTATGAATGATGATGATCTTTCTTCAGAAGCTGAATGTTCTGCATTCATTATAAAAACTAAATCTAAGGATATTGATTTAGCTAACCAAGTTATTGATGCTTGGCTCGCTCTTGGTATTGAACAAGAAGTCAATTATGATGCAGATGTTCATGACATCAATGAAGCTATCTTGAATTTCGTGAACAATCTTCCTTACAGATTTCAATATCCTATTTCAGCAAGAGAAATCCTTGACATTCATATCAAAGCTAATAACTATTCAGATGTTGATAGCTTGTATGAATATTGCGACGAAGTAAGAGAAAATCTTTTTTCTATTCAAGAAGAAATCAAGCATTCAATCAATCAGCAGTTTTGCAGAGCAAGATACGGTGGACAATATAATTCTACTTATAGAAATAACACAATGTGGTTCCGAATTTCTAGTGTAGGTTTCAATTGGGCAGATATTGTTTATATCTTTACTTCAAAGAATAAGAATAGTTTGCAAATTGACAAGGTAACTATCTGCAGAGATCATGAATCTGATAACGGATATGATTCAAATGAACCTGAATATTTCTATAAGGCCAAGGATGGCTCAGTATATTATGATATGCCGGTTGATGAATTTTTGAATGAGGAGCATGAACATTCGCTTGTTTTCTCTGCTTCTATGCTCCCTTCAAATGTATTGATCTATGCAGTAAGTTTCGCTGGAGGTGCTACTGAAAGACAGATAGTATACTCAGCTAAACATAGAAGAAATCAATATGATTATGATACATGGGATAAGCTGAGGACGATTGAAAAGAAAATCAATTGTATTTCTGCATCCGAATTTCTTGACAACTCGCCTACTCGGACTAGAAATAGAGTTCAAAAAATTCAAGACGACATTTTGAACACTTATCCCGAGATTAAATCTGTTGATGTAGATTTTAAGCACAGAGAAAACACAAGAGGAAAAAATGTTGGTGTAGAGTATATTTTCATTCTATCTTCTGACAATCCTAAAATTGATGGAATTAAAGTAGGAGTAGCTTTCAACAAACCTGAAACTTCTCCAGATTTGATTTTCAGAAGATTCAGAATGGAGTATGAGGAATTCAAAGGGTTCAAAAATATTGAATAAGATTCAAGTAAATTATTAACGAATGATTAAGTCTCCAAAAAAGGTATTGACTTTTTCATTAAAACATATTATAATATGTTTGTAGTTAATCAGTCAACATCAAAGCCAGACACATCAAAATTTATCAATATTGGAGGAACCAAAGATGGCAAGAAGACCTTTGTACAAGCAAGTTTCCGCTTTTGAAAGCACTAATAGACATAGAGTTGCTCGTGGTGTTGAGCCTATTCCGTCGGTTAATCCGTTCAAGGCTACTTTCAACATGTTCCGCGAGTATCTCGGCTACGTCAGACCGCTGACCTATTCCGAGTGGATGGAAGTTGATCCCGAAGATAAGGCAGCGGTTCTTTATGTGCAGTTTTACGATCAGATCACACTTGCATGGTACAAGTCTCGCAGTTTCTATGCACAAGAAGAAGACGGAGTATCTACCATGATGCAGTATCTTATCAAGAACGTCCCCGTCCTTGAGAAAGATCCTAAGCGGTTCTCTGAGCGGTACATCTATCGTGTTGCTTACAACTGTCTGTATTGCATCTGTCACGATATAAAGGTCGACAAAGACCGTTACGAGCTTGAAACTAGCAACATTCAGGCTACTGATGGTGATGATGAGGTTGATCTTTTCAATCTTGTTCAGTCTAATTTCTCTATTCAGACAACTATCAATAAGGAGAAGTTCTGGGCAGTTGTCATGTCTATGGACGACGATGTATTGACCTTCGTAGATTGTCTTATCAATAAGACTCGTTTTCCTGCAGGAATGAAAGCTAAGAGCGCTTCTTACATTGAGAAGCTTCGTGTAGCTCTTAAGGATTTCCAGGACATGGAATATTGATCAATGAGGGTTCTAATGAATTTGTATTCAAGAAATGTTTATCTTGATGAATCGTTATTACATATGTAGAGGAGGTGATAGATGTTGAGCACAACAGTTTCTACTACAGTTGATTTTGAGTTTGCTTATCTTATGAAGCTGAAAGGTAAACCTATTCTTAATTCGCACAGATATACAATGGTAGCTACAGTAGGTTCTTCTGATATACAAGATGGGATAATTATTGATTATGATGAACTTAAGGATATTCTTCTTTCTTCAGTTCCGGATAAAACATTTGTAGCTTCCATGGTAAATTCTGATAAGGAATTGAATGTAGCTAAGGCGCTACAGGACTATGGAGTACCTATCAAAATTGTATCATTTGAGCTATGCACAGAAAGGCTTGTAGAGCTATTCGCAAATACAATTCAGTCAAAGCTTGATGAATATCACCTAGGATATGTTCTACTTTCATTGATTCTACAGGAGAATAGTTCTTCTTCTGTTAATTGGCAGAATCAGAAATCAAATCTGTAATCATATCAAAACAAACTGGAGGAATTTAATATGGCATTCAAGACAGTCGAAAGTTACAATGAGGCTCGCTTTGGTGGGTTCTTCCTTCTTCGAAATGACGGTGACTTCGCAGATGTCGTTTTCATGTATCGAAATAAGGATGATGTCCTTGTAGCTGACACACATTATGTGAAGGGTTCGGATTATTCCGGCTATGTTCATTGCTGCGGAAGAGGGTGTCCCGCTTGTTCTAAGGGTATCCGTGTTCAGACAAAGCTTTTCATTCCTGTTTACAACATCAATGAGAAGAAGATTCAGTTCTGGGATAGAACAATGCGTTTTGAGCCTCAGCTCATGAACGATGTATTCAAGAATTTCCCTGATCCTTCTAATTATGTATTCCGAATCACTCGTCACGGTCAGGCAGGTAGTGTCGATACTACCTATGAAATTCAGGCCATCGGTAGAAACAACATTATGAGCTACAGTGATATTCTTGCAGCAAATAACGCTTCTTCTCCTGATTATTATAGTGAAGTTTGCCGCGAGTATACTGCTGCTGATCTAAGCGAGCTGCTCAACCAGCATGCAGACAGTAACAGCAATGTTTCTCCTAGCAGCTTGCCTAGCTATCAGGTGAAGCCTCGTTCGACATCTAATGCTCCTGAGTATGTTCCACCTGCAGTAGAGCTTCCCGATGAAAATGAACCCGTTGGTACACCTGAAGAGCTTGATGATGACGTAGTATTCTGATAGCAAATTCAAGACCCTACGTGACATCAAAATCACGTAGGGTTTATTTTATAGGAGGTACAAATTTGAGCTTATTCAATTCGTCTCAGATGGCCAGAATCAATGAAGTAGCAGAACGGACAAAGCAGCTCAATAAAGAGAAGCCAAAAGCTGTAAGAGTTTCTACAGTTAATGCTGAACTAAATGAGATGTCAAAGGCTGTTCAAGAATACTTCAAAGATTCTAAAGCTATTCTGATTAGGACAAAGGAACAACTTCATGATTATGTCACAAATTGTATTGAAGCAGGCTATGCTGGAATAGATACAGAGACAACAGGTCTTGATAGACAAAATGACTGGATTGTCGGTGCCTCTCTTTACTATCCAGGCGGAGTAGAGTGTTACATCCCTATGAAGCATCTTGTTCCTATATTTGAAACTCCCTATAAAGGGCAGCTAAGTTACGAAGAAGTTTCTGAAGAGTTTAAGCGGATGGAAAATAGCAACATTCGTCTTATCTTCGCAAATGCAGACTACGACTTGGCCATGATATACAAGGATCTAAAAGTTGATTTCTGCGATAGGTTCTACTATGATGTAATCCTTGCATGGAGATGCTTGAAAGAAAACGAACTTCACAACGACTTGAAATTCCTTTATAACAAGTATGTGCTTAAAGGTAAAGGAGATCCAAAGAGATTTAGCGATTTCTTTTCTGTAAAGTTGTTTCCATTCTCTGATCCAGAGATTGCAAAGTTGTATGCTGCAAATGACGCAAAGATTACATACGACTTGTTCAAGTGGCAGCTTCCTTATGTTACCGAATCTCATCCTAAGTGTCAGAAAGCAAATCTTCAGGCCATTTCTCGTCTTATATGGGATCTTGAGATGCCTATGGTTAAGGTCTGCCAGAACATGCATCGTACGGGCATGTATATTGACAGGAATGTTGCAAATGCTCTAAAGAAGAGATATAGAGAAGATTACAACAGGGAGATGAAGAAACTTCAAGACATGGTACAGGAAATAATTGATAATTCTACTGTATCATATTCTGGAAAGCGTCCGTTTACTAGAGGAGTAGATTTCAATCCTAGTTCTCCTCCTCAGGTAAAGTATCTTGTATATGACCTTCTTCAAGTTCCTAAAGGTAATTCTTCAGGTACAGGTAAAGAAATATTAAACGAAATCAACCTTCCTGTTACAAATCAAATTTTGAAGGTTAGAAGCCTTTCAGTTCTTATCAATACATTCGTAGATAAGCTTCCTAATTCTGTTGCAAGAGACGGAAGAATTCATGGTCAGTTCAAGCAAATTGGAGCTGATACAGGGCGAATGTCTTCTGCAGAACCTAATCTTCAAAATATTCCTTCTCATGCTGTTGATATTCGTCATATGTTTAGAGCTACTCCTGGTTACGTCATGTTAGGAAGCGACTTCAGTCAGCAGGAGCCGAAACTAACTGCTTTTGTCGGAGACATCAAAGAGATGTGTGAAGGTTTTGCACACGGAAAGGACGCTTATGCTCTTATTGCAAGCGTATCTTTCAATATGCCTTATGAAAAATGTCTAGAGTTTCACCCAGAGACACATGAGTATCAGCCAGATGGTAAAGCAAGACGAAGCGAAGCTAAGAGCATACTACTAGGAGTGCTTTATGGACGGTCAATTCCGTCTATTGCTGATCAATTGTACGGTAAACGAGACGACATGACAGATGAACAAAAACAAAAAGCTGCTCAGAAAGTTTTTGATGCGGTTATGAACGCTTTCCCTGGTCTGAGAAATCTAATGATTAACACACAGAAGCATGCTTCTCAATATGGGTATACAGAAACTATCCTTGGAAGAAGAAGACACTTACCAGATATGCAGCTTCCGGAATTTGAGTTCAAAGCAATGAAAGGGTATGTAAATCCTGATGTTGACCCATTAGATGTAAATACTCTTGAAAATAGAGATGAAATTCCTAAACATGTTATTGATGACCTGAAAAAAGAATTCAGCAGATACAAGTATTATGGTCAGATTGCTAAGCGCACAAAGCAGCTCTACGAGGAAGAGCATATACGAGTAATCAATAATAGACCAAAAATTAACGATGCAACGCGCCAATGCGTAAACAGCGTTGTGCAGGGATCGGCTGCTGACCTCACTAAGATGGCGATTTTGAACCTCTGTAACAATAAAAGATGGCAAGAAATTGGAGGAAGGTTGCTTGTACCAGTTCACGACGAGTTAATCACAGAGGTGCCAGAACAATATGCGGAAGAAGGCGCTAAAATTCTTTCAGATTGCATGTGCGGTGCCGCATCATTCATGCCATTTCCTATCACATGTGATGTTGAAACTTCTTACAGATGGTATGGAATGGAATATCCTTGTCCGTATCCTAAACCTGAATCATTAACAGATTATAACTCAGACGAGATAAAGTGGATCCAGTATCATCTTGTTGAAATGGAGTATAAACTCCCTGTATATAAAGATGAAAACGGAGAAAAACCTCGTGGAGATGCTGCAAAGGGTGTAAATGGAGTAGAAAGCCCTGAAATGAAAGCCGATATTGATGATTACATCAAGAGTCGCCATATTTCGTCTGAAGATTTCATTGATTACATCGAAAAAGAAGTTTCAGGTAGACTTTGAATCGTTAATGTAATCAACACAAAATGTGTAAACTAAAACTCAACATAAGGAGATATCAAAATGCGATTTACAGTAAGCACAAAACCGTTTTCTGATGGCTTGAATCTTGCAATTGTTAACTCAAATGTATCAAAGTTCAGCCAGAAGAGTAATATCGCACAGGTTAGCGTAAGTAACAAACAGCTTGTTGTAAACTTGGAGTGCGATAATGTTAAGACTGAAATTCGATTCCAAGGCGGAATTGACAGTGAACTTTCTGATAAGATTGCAACTGTCAGCTGCTTGGTACTGAAGCAGCTTGTTTCCACTTTTGATTCTGCAGTCACTACTGTTGAATTTGATGAGAACGGGCTGATTCTCTATTCTGGCAAGTCTAAGTTTGTTGTCCCTGACATCATCAAGAATACGGACATGGAGTTAAACAAGCCTCGTTACAATGTTGGAGGTTCAGATATTCGTCAAATTGATAAAGCTTCTTGGAAGTTCATTGACGACCATCAGATGTTTGCTATCAGCATGTCTTTTGTCAATCCTATCTACACTCGTTGCTGGATTGGAGACACAACTGATGTACTTGTAGGCGATATGGATAACAGCATCTTTGTACACTCTAACAAGGGCACACTTGGTGAAACTTGCCTCCTTCGTAGTGACATTATCAACATGTTTGTTTCTCTGCCTGAAGATGCAACTCTGTCTAATATCGGAGATGCTTATCTTGTGCATACAAAGAACGACTGCTACGAAATGTATTCAGAAGTTACTCCTGAGCACGAAGATGATCCTAATCTTGGAAGTTATAACGCTGATATCATCATGGATATGATGAAGACAGATATGAGCAAAGCTGTAAAAATCAACACTTCTTCTATTCTGAAGACATTGAATCAGTCAGATTTGCTGTCTACCGAAGATAAGTCTGCTAAGGCTGTATTTATCAATGTTGATAGTAATGTACTTACCGTATCTGATGATAATGTAAATTGTAAGGTTGATGTTGAAGGTAGTTCTGGAATTTCTTATAGTATCAAGATGAAGGCAAGCAATTTCAAGTCTGCAATATCTAATATTGACAGCGAGTCTGTTTTCATTTCTCCCGTAACTAATGGAGAGACAGACGAAATTGTAGGTTTGATCCTTTGGACAGATAATATGTCTATTCTTGTTGCTGGAGCTGACCAGTAATGGCATTCAGATCAGTTTCGTCTATCAATCTATCTCGATTCAATTCAAGCGTAAGCTGTAATTTCCTCGAAGATTATGAATCATATCTAGATAATAAGTCAATAGAAAAAGCGTCTAAACTGTCAAGCAAAACCTTTGCTCCATCTTCGTTTAGATGCATGAGAAAGAGCTGGTTTCGTCTTAGAGGAGTAAAGCCTGACAAAGACAAGAAACCTGATAGAGGGCTTGACTTTACAGCTGACATCGGGACTGCTTGTCACAAGATTATTCAAACTGATCTGAAGGACATGCTTAAAGAGAATTGGGTCTCAGTCGAGGATTTCTTGGCTGAGCACCCTATTCCTCATGAATACACTTTATCTAAGTCCGAAGATGGGCTTGAAACAAGAGTAGGATTTCATGATATTCCTATCAGATTTGCAGTAGATGGTATTGTTAGAATTGACGGTGAATATTATTTACTTGAAATTAAAACAAGCGAATTTGCTGCATTCAATAATCTTACTCAATGGAAAGATGAACATGAAGACCAAGTTAAATGCTACATGACATTACTTGGACTCAAGAAGTGCTTGTTCTTGTATCAAGATAGACAATATGGTTCACTAAAATGTTACCAATTAAACATAAGTGAGAATGATGTTGAAAAAGTGACAAATGTTTTCAAAATCGTTATGGATTGCGAAAAGAACATGATTGCTCCAGATAGATTACCTAGAGGAGACAAATGGTGTTCTATGTGTGAGTACAAAAAGTCTTGCGAAACTTGGGGGTGACAAATATGCCTTCTCTTGCTGTAAAATATAGACCTAAGACATTTGAAGACCTTGTTGAGCAGTCTATTGTTCGAGATATTCTCGTTAAAATTTGCGATACAGATCCAATTGTTGTGAGAAACTTTCTCCTTATTGGACCTGCAGGATGTGGTAAGACAACACTAAGTCGAATCATAGCAAATAAATTGAATGGAAACTCTTCGAACATAATTGAAATTGACGCTGCATCTAATAATGGTGTTGATAGCGTCAGGTCAATTGTAGATCAAGCTAGGACATTTCCTGTTGGTAGCAAGTATAAGGTTTTCATTTGTGATGAGTGCTTTTCTGGTGATACCTTGATTTCTACTCCTGGCGGAGATATTTGTATTCGTGATATTAAACCAGGAGACACTGTTTTCGGAATAAACGGGCCTGTTAAGGTAACACGCCTATTCAAAAATAAGGTGAAAAAATCTAACCTTCTATCTTTACGAGTCGGTAACACTACTTTGCTGACGACGAAGAACCATCTATTCTTCACAGACAATGGATGGGTGGAAGCTAAAGATTTGAAGGCTGGTGACAATCTTTATGATTACAAGACAATGCAAAGTTTGTGGAAGTTCGTTCCAAGTGATGTATCCGAGCGATCAGAAGCAAATTTGCAGCAGCGAATGCCGGAAGCAGTATATGAAACAGATACTGTCTGGCCCAACTACTCGGTCATATCAAAAAATATGTCCAATATGTGGAGAAACCTTTTGGACTCCGAGGAGTGTAGATGCAAAGACTTGTTCAATGAAATGTGGGTCAGCTTACAAGAAATTGAATCCGAATTTGGACAAGAAATTGGAGCAACGTTCAAAACACTGGCGTACATTTACTTGTCCAGTCTGTGGAGAAGTTATGACAATCCGAAACAGCGACAATCGGAAAACTTGCTCGCTAAAATGTGCTTCGAAGATTCGATCGACTCCTCCTCAAAAGCCTCCTGTAACAAAACAATGCGAATGGTGTGGAAATTTATTTACAGTCAGCTATTCGAACAGGACGAAAAAGACATGCAGCGAGTATTGCAGAAGATCTCTTGTTACTTCCAAGCAAATAGGACGACCAGATCCAAAGTCTTCTATGCGAATGAAGATGAACAATCCAATGAAAAATCCGGATTGCATAAAGAAAATGATGAAGACAAAGGAAATGAATGGGACCTTGCACGAAGGGCCTGTAATTCGTGGTGGGAACGGGCATTACACTACACCTCAAATTCTTTTGAAGACGAAGCTGGGAGACAATTGGAGGTTAGAGTATCCAGTTCGGACAGGAATATCAACAAAGAACAATCCAATGAGGTATGCTACGAATTACAAACTAGACCTAGCTTATCCAGAATTCAAACTGGGGATAGAGGTGGATGGTGCAGAGCACAATGTGAAGTCTCATATGTTGCTAGACGAGAAGAAAACAACCTGCTTGAGCAATCTAGGGTGGAAAGTATTGAGATTTACCAACCAGGAAATAACGACGAATTGTTCAGAAGTTGTTTTGAAGATACAGAAGGAGATTCAAGCTATGCAAAAATGTATGATCTAGAAATATCAGGTCATCCTTCATATTTTGCTGATGGTTTTCTTGTTCATAATTGTCATGCATTCACATCAAACTCTTGGCAGATATTTTTGAAGACGCTTGAAGAAAGTCCTGCAAAAACAATTTTCTGCTTCTGCACAACTAACCCAGAGAAGATTCCTGCAACAATTTTATCAAGAGTTCAAACATTCCAGCTGTCCAAAATCAGTCTAGAAGGAATTACTTCTAGATTGAAGTATGTTCTCGATAATGAGATTTCAGAAGGAAGAAGTATAACTTATGATATGAAAGCAGTAAGCTACATTGCTAAGCTTGCTAGAGGCGGAATGCGAGATGCTCTTACTTTACTTGATAAAGCTCTTTCATACAGTGAAGATGTTTCTCTTGAAAATATATCAAAGTCTCTTAATCTTCCTAACTACGATGATTATTTTGATCTTCTTAATGCCTGTGCAAAGAAGGACAATTCCGCTATTGCTAAGATAGTCAACGATGTTTACAATTCTGGAGTAAACTTTGTAAATTGGTTCACAGGATTTCATTCATTTGTAATGAACATTGTTAAGTACATCTTTCTTCAAGACATCAATGAGACAATGATTCCTTCATATTACGAGGATAAGATTTCGTCTTACACTACTAAGCATTCAATGATCTGTCTTAAGCTTGCAAATAAGCTTCTGAGGATGAACAACGAATTGAAGACTACATCTTATCTTCAAGAGCTTGCTCTTACATACCTTTGTAGCTGAGGTGGAATTATGGGCAATCTAAAGGAAATTGAAACTTTATATGATTCAGACTTAAAAGATATGATAGACTGGTGTGATGATATGTATCAGTCTATATTCTCTAAGTATTTTGATATTCAGCGTGATATGTTTGTTAGAATGAAGTCTGAAGAAAGACCTATTACAGATGATGAGCTTGAGTGGATTCTTACACAAGTTCCAATGAATCTTTTTGATGCAGCAGAGCATCTTGCTACAATTACTACTAAGCAAGAAATCATTAAGTTAGGGTGCAAGAAAAGAGAGAATGAATTCTATAAGAATTCTTCTGAATCTACTGATACTAAGAAGAAGGAAGAAGCGTCTATCAAAGTAACAGAAGATAAGATTCTCATTCTTGCATATGATAACTTGATAACTAGAGTAGAGAAGGAAATGTCTTACTCACGAGAGTTGATCATGTCTGCTAAAAAGATATATGATTCTAGGAGAAATACAGAGCAATCTAATCCTGTATCAGAAGTAAATAGTAAATCTAACGATCTTCCAAACTATTATTCAAGCATTCCAGGAAAGCAACCTATTGGTTAAGAGGTGAAAATATGTCTCTATACGATGATATAATCAACAAAAAGAAGAAAGAATGGTCTGCTGAAAACCTCATGGATGGTGCTAAGCAGTCAAGAGGAAAGAAGATTCCATTTTCATCTCCTCTTATGAACTGGTCTACTTATGGAGGTATTCCTCGTGATAAGATTACTGAGTTCTTTGGTGAGCCCGGAGGAGGAAAAAGTACTAGCGCAGTTGATATCTGTAAAAATGCGTATCCAATTTTCAAGCAGGAGCACGAAGACAGAATCAACTATCTTAGAGGTGTTGCTAAGACAGGAAATAAGGGCGCAGCTGCTGAGATGGAAGAGCTAATAGAAAATGGGCCAAAGAAAATCCTTTACATTGATCTAGAGCATTCTTTCGATAGTCAGTGGGCTTCTACTATTGGAATCAAGCCTGAGGAAATAGAAATTATGCAGCCTCCTGATGTAGTTGCAGAAGATATTCTTCAGACTGTTCAGGAACTAATCTGTACAGGTCAGGTAGGTCTTGTTGTTCTAGATTCTATACCTTCTCTTGTGCCGAAGGCAGAATTAGAGAAGAAATATGGTGAAAGGACAGTTGCATCGCTAGCAGGGCTTCTTACCATTTTCTTCCGTAAGATTGTTCCTATACTTACTAGATATGGGTGTACATTGATTTTTATCAACCAGATCCGTCAGAACATGGACAATCCTTATGTTGTTAAAACACCCGGAGGCGAAGCTCCTAAGTTCTATGCCTCTATGCGAATTCTTTTTCAAATCGGCAGTCCTGTCGACTTCTTAGGTAATGAGCTTCCAAAGAGCTCAGAGAATCCTGCTGGTTATATTGTTAACGCAAAATTAGTGAAGCAGAAAAGCGCACCTAACGACAGAAAGAATGCGTCCTATTTTCTGATGTGTCAATCTGGTATTAGAGAAGATATGGACTTCGCTAATCTTGCGATGAAGAAGTATGGGATCATTCATAAGGCTGCAGCTTGGTTCAGCTTTGCAGATCCTTACACAGGTGAAGCTATTGAAGAAGAAGGTAAACTTGTTAAAGTTAACGGAATGGCAAAAGTATATGAATACTTGAAGTCAAACAAAGAGTACTACTCCAAACTGAAGAAGTATATAATGGATGATATATACGGAAAATCTGAGGACGAAATAAACGAAAATTCAGAAGAATCTTCAGAAGAGCTTTAAGAAACCTAGGCGGTCAATTGTTTGACCGTCTGTTTCTTTGAATCGTTATTGTATACATAGGAGAGTGTATGATATGTCTACAAAAGATTTTTCAAGCATTCAAGAGAATAAGGTTGCAGACTATTTAGGATTCTGTGTCGTCTCGGGAAGTGGCGCAAGAGATTGTCATCCGGGTGATATAATTGGTAAGGAATGGTTAGGAGAATGCAAAACTCACATTTCTAAAGTTTCAAGAATATCATTCAAGTTAGATGTCTGGAAGAAGATATGCGATGAAGCAATAGCTAAACATAGATATCCTGTACTTATTGTTGATGAAGGATCTCAAGAATTAGCTAACACTTGGGTAATGGTAAAGATTTCATCTTTGTCTAGAGATTTCTCAAAAATAGAAATCAATTCAAGCATTGTTCAAATCTCTAAGAACACAATATCCTTTCTAAATAGAGATACGAAAAAAGTGTATGATAGATGCGTTTTCTGCCTTAATACCAGTAAGGTTGTTATGAGTATGATAGCATATGATGAGGAGGTAGGTTTCATGCCGCTCTCAGTGTTTAAGGAGGTTATTATCTAAGATGAAATCAATTCAAGACGCTGGGAGAGAAATACTTACTAACAATCCTTGTAAAATGTATGTCTTTACAGGTGAAGAATATGGTATAAAGAAGCGATACTTATCTATACTTAGTTCATATTATGGGTCATCTAAAGAGTATGAAAAAGTTGAAGATGTATTATCTATATTTCGTTCGAAGAGATTGATAAAGCTTCAGCCTTGCTTGTATATTGTGAGATACGATGAGGACTTCATAAAGTCATTGAATGATAGATCAGAGAATGATATTCGCAAATTAAATATTTGCGGTACTATTGTTCTTCTTTATGAAAATTCAAAACATTCATCAAAATTAGAAAAGTATCTTCCGTCATATACAACATCTGTTGACTCTGTCAACATAAATTTTATGGTTAAATACATCCTTTCTGAATTCAAAAATATGTCAGAGAAAACTGCAAGAGATGTATGTGAAATATCTTCTAACTATGGGCAAGCACAAAACATTTCATCGTGTTTGTCACTTCTTTCTTCCCAAGAATCAGGAAACATATCAAAGTTATCTATGATGGAGTTGTTTGGAAAAGAGTCAATTTCAAATGATTCAATGATAAAGACAGGAGTAGCGTCTAAGAATTTTAAGTATCTTATTTCTGTTCTTGAAAGATACAATGATGATAAAGATAAAATTTTCTACTCAATACTATCTACTATGCTCGATCTAGATAAACTTAAATCTAATCCATATTTTGATTGCGAAGCTAAGGCGTACGCAAAGTACTGGTCGGGACCAGACATCTATTACATGTTCGTCAATACTTACAGCATGCTTAAGCTATCACGGTCATATAGTAGTTTCGACTTTGACAACGCATTGATTTATCTTTTTAGTCTACTTCAATTTGATCATGTACCAAGTGAGGTTGAATTACTATGAATTTTGTTTCTCAAAATGCACCTACATTGCAGTTAATGGATTTAGCTAATTCACGACATCATAGTGTATTGATTGAAGGAACTCAAGGATGTGGTAAAACATATCTTGCTAAACAATATGCAGCTATGCTTAACATATCTGATTTTGAAATAGTTAAGTGTTCAGTCGATACAATCCGAGATGCAATTGATGAAACCTGTAAGATAAAAAATGACGTAGTCATCTGTCTTGAGAATCTTGATGATGGCGTAATTTCCGCTTCTTACACAATCCTTAAGTTTCTTGAAGAGCCACTACCTAATGTTTATATTGTAGTAACTTGCAGAAACATAAAGAAAGTTCCTGATACAATCATAAGCAGAAGTGCAGTTGTTAGCTGTGGGCCACCTATTGACAAAGATATTGAAGCTTTTGCTGTTAGTAGGAACTCTAAGAAATTCAACGACTTGTCAAATACTAACATCTGGAAATGTGTAAGGTCATTCAAAGATGCAGAATATGTGTTATCCATGAATGATGAACAGATAAAGTACTTTAACCAATTAGATAATATGATGTCATTTTCTGACACTGTTTCAAATATAATTTGGAGATTAGGGCATTATGAGGATAACACAGAAATTCCTGTTGGATTGGTTATGCAATATATCATTTCAAAGACAGCTTCTAAAACAGTCAGACGCGCAGCTATAAGATGTATGTCAGACATTTCACTGGGAAGGATTGCACAGCATGCTTGCTTAGCTCGATTTGTGTTTGAAGCAAAATATGTTGAGTAAACTTGACCTTGAATATGGCATAGAAATTTAATATATCTATAATTATGATTAAGATTCTTAATTATTTAGCATGTTTTTGATAATTATACTGAAATAATAAATTATCAGTATAATTCAACCTAATATAAATATAGATAGGAGGTGATAAAAGATGAAAACATGGAAGCAAAATCTGAAACATCTTACAGTTGAACAGTATCAAATGTTAAGAGAACTTTGTAGTTTGTCTAGAGCAGTGTACAATGAAAGCCTGTACAATACTAGACAGCATTATTTTGAAGAAGGTTCTTATTTGAGGTACGAGGCGAACTACTATCTTGTTAAGAATTCAGATAATTACAAGAGATTAGGTGCAAGTGTTGCTCAGCAATCTATGAAAGGAGCTGACGCATCTTTCAAATCATTTTTTGGTTTGATGAAGCTTGCTAAATCTGGGAGATATCAGGGATGGAAAATACGAATGCCTAAGTACTTGAAGAAGGATTCATTTTTCAAAATAGTATTTATTCAAGCGCAGATATCAGATGGCAAATTTCGTGTTCCTGTCTCTTTTGATATGCGAAAAGATTACAAAGAACCAATGTTCATAAAAATTCCTCCACATATTCGAGATAAGAAAATAAGGCAAATTCACATTGTTCCTAAATACAACGGCAGATACTTTGAAGTTAGATACATGTTCGACGATTTTGATGAATTGAAACCTGAACTTGATGCTGAAAAAGCAATGGGAATTGACTTAGGTGTCAATAACTTAGCTACTTGCGTAACTAATACAGGTGAGTCTTTCATAGTTGATGGTAAGAAATTAAAATCAATAAATCAATGGTACAACAAAGAGTTGTCCAGACTGTCAAGAATAAAAGATAAGCAAGGTATCAAATGTTACACAAAGCAGCAATACAAATTGACAACTAAAAGAAACAACAGGGTCAATAACTACATTTACTGCGCGGCTAAGAAAATAGTTGAATATTGTATAGATAACAAAATTGGAAATGTAGCTGTAGGGTACAATGATGGGTTTCAGTCTAGATCCAACCTAGGAAGAGTCAATAATCAAAACTTCGTTATGATTCCACTAGGAAGACTGAAGAACAGAATAGAATATCTCTGCAATGAATATGGAATCAATTTTGTTCAGCAAGAAGAAAGCTACACTTCAAAAGCATCATTCTTCGATAATGATAAAATTCCGAAATGGAATCCGCAAAATCCTGAAGAAGTAGAATTTTCAGGAAAAAGAGTGCAAAGAGGTTTGTATATCACATATAAAGGAAATCAAATAAACGCAGATGTGAATGCAGCACTAAACATCTTAAGAAAAAGTAACTTGACGGACTTAACAGTCTTACAAGCTAGAGGCGCAGTCAGCTCGCCTTTAAGATGCAAAATATTATCTTAATAAAGATTTCAAATAGATTTAATCAATTTATTTGAAATTTGCTGATAATCGTTATCAAAGATAAGTAAACTATATGATTTGAAAGGTGATTACATATATGGAAAGATATGTGTTTTCAGGCTCATTGACGGACGAGATGCATGACATACTTGCAGGTATGCCAGATTTCAAACCCTTTGATATTCTTGTATCTCAGCTTGATAGAAGCGCAATTAAGAAGACAATCAAATGGAAGCATGAAGGATTCTGCAGGTGGTTATTTATTGATAGCGGAGCTTATTCCGTGCATACCGGAAATGCAAAAATAACTGCAGACGAATACATAGATTACATCAACTCTATTGACGAAGATATTGATGTATGCGCACAGCTTGATACCATACCTGGTCATTTTGGTCAACCTAAGTCCCCGAGAGACTACGAAGAATCTGCAGTAAAGAGCTGGGAGAACTATCTGTATATGCGTAGCAAATTGAAGTCACCTGAAAAGGTAATGCCAGTATTTCACTTCGGTGAAAGCTTTGACGCATTAGGTAACATGCTTTCATGGAGAGATGAAAACGGAAATAAACTTGACTATGTTGGAATAAGCCCCGCAAATGATGCTCCACAGGCTCAAAAGAATATCTATTTGAGGGAGGTTGCAGATTACATAGCGAAGTCTGAGAATCCTATGGTTAAGACCCACTTATATGGAATGACAAGCATTGACGCACTCAGTAAATATCCTTGTTACTCTGCAGATAGCATCAGTCATAGACTTATCTCCGGATATGCGAAGATTCTAGTACCTGAATTTGGAGTCATTTCAGTGTCAAAGAAATCACGAAGCGTTAAGACCAAATCAAACATGAGCTTCATAGATACTGCAGATGAATACAATCTGAAGAAATTGAATGATTACATAAACAAACTTGGGTTCACTCTTGAGCAAGTTCAGGAATCTTCTTCAATTCGTGTTTGTATTACAATGCACGCAATTAGAGAGATGGTTGAAGGAGATTTTAAGTACAACGGTAACAATGTTTTGAAGTCCAAGAAGCTGTTTAGTTTTCAGTGAGGAAAATTCTATTTAAGAAAAGAGTTTACTTGAAATGTCTGATATTAAAGATAGTGGAACCAGGACAGATTTCGCAAATGGTGCTGTGAGAGAAATAAGAGAAGAAAACGGAAGATGTGATCTTCTACCTCTAAAGCAAGTTGCAATGCTTTTTGACAATGATTATATCGTTAAAACAGCTCTTGAAGGAATTGACGATTACATTTATAATGGTAAGAAAGACGGCATCATTTTTGCTATGAAATCTTTTTGCAAGGTTGAATACGGAGATTCTATTCCTGAAATGATTCTTACCGTTTCTCATCATTACAAAGATGCGCTTTCAAAATATCCTGAAAGAAATTGGGAGAAGGGCCTTCCTACTCATTTGTTTGTTGATTCTGGAGTAAGACATCTGCTTAAGATTGCAAGAGGTGACAAAGATGAGCCACATAACAATGCTTTTGTTTGGAATATGCTTGGAATCTTATGGAATGAAGAGCATCATCCAGAATTAGTCGATATGCCATTTGTAGATAAGCTTTGTTGCCCTAACAAATATAGACCTGAATGTCATTTGTCTAATGCTTCAGATGAAATTTCTGATGTATCGACTATTGATTTTAATACAGATACGAATAAGTATAGACAGTGGTCATATATGAACAGATCATCAACTACACATTTTTGATTTCACAGAGGTTGTGAGTGAAAATACCGCTCACAACCTTGTATACTTTCAGAATCGATATGAAATTGGAGGAATTCACAATGTCTCTAATTCCTAGAGAAGAGTTAACAACTCTTAAATCGGCTAGTGATGTACGAAATGTTGCTGATAGCGCATATGAAATTCATGAAGAAATGTCAGTAGCTCATGATATAAACACAGCAGCTAATTCAGGCGAAAAGTCTATTACAATTGTTAGAAAGCTGTCAGAGAATTTAGAATCAAAGCTGAAAGCAAAAGGATATACAATTACTGATGCATCCGAAAACTATCCTGAACCTTATTGTTATGTAATCTCCTGGATGTGATAATATGAGAGATGAAAATGTATTTTGCTTGAAGGCAGCATCCTATCCTGAGTTGATATCTAATCGTCGTGTATTCAATTTAGGAGAAGTGAATGACATTCTTGAGGTTTGTTTTCCACATGGAATAAAGTCAATATATGAAATAACGCACATATCAAATCCTGAATATGAAGTAGATATATCTATTTATCTGAAGCCTACATGCAGCTGTTGGAAACAGATAATGAAAGAAGGTCTATGCCTAACTCCAGGTCAGCATGATTATAGAGTCAAGTATTATGACTCAGTTATTCGTACAACTCGTTACATGTACTTCGGATACATTATTCAAGATAACAATCCAGATAAACCATATGTTTATATGAGCAGGTGAATACATGAAGATATTGGCTAAACTATACAAGTATAATGCAAACACTAGTAATAAAAATACAAGTGACTGCGTAGCTAGGTCAATATCATTAGCTCTTGGTATTGACTATGACGAAGTAAAACGTGGCCTGAAAAAAGTAGGTCACGAAATGAATCTTCCTGGATGGAATTATTTTAGAGGATTCACAAGGTATATTCGTGAACAAGTTGGATATGATATATCATGGAGAAAACCTGTTGAAGTTTTCAACAGGACATTGACTGTAGAAGAATTCTCTCAAGAGCTTGATACAGGAACATATCTTTTACTCTGCGGAAAAGTAGAAGGTTCTATAAATCATATGGTTGCTTGCATAGACGGTAACTATTATGATTCTTGGGACAGCTCAAACAGAATTGTTTCGTATTTCATGGTGATAGATGACGAAGGTCAATCTATTTCGGACGGTGTGGATGTAAATGACATCTCAATGAGAATACTGGATGAGGTAGACAAGTACATTGAAAAGTTAAACAGCAAGTGTGCATATTTTCATCTTGATTGCGGAGGGTTGAAATCATCTACAGATGATTACACAAGGTCTTTTACTGTAGTAAACTACATTCACAAAGAAAGTTTACCTGAAGAAGTTAAACCTTATTCAAACAGATACAGGGATAGAGTAAGTAAGACATTCTATATCAAGATGAATCCTCATATGTCATATGATGTGAATTTTCAAAAGAATGTTGAAAGACTCCGGTACCAGATAAGAGAATGGAATTACGCGAACCGAAAAACAGTAGAAGATAAAGTAAAGGAAGTTCAAACTTCAAGGACAATGAATAAGGAGTTTAGGGGAGATTTACAACTGCTATCTAAAATTCCTAAAGAGTATCAACCATACATTGTAACCGCACTAGATAACGGCAGCTCAACCTATTCATATAGATATGAAATGGGACTGTATGCTTTGCCTGATGATCCATACGAAGGTTCACGCGGGTCATGGGTTACATGCTACGGTGATAACTTAAGAGAACTAGTGGATGAGATAAGAAGCTATTTCAATGATTATCAAAGAAACGGATATGATTTTTAAGGAGGAGATCCTTTTGAAATACATATATGGATGTAAGATGTTTAGATCGAGCTCAAGAAAAAATCACATAAAAGCAAACATAGCTAATCCTATAAATGTTGAACTTGTTCAACAGATACAGGATTTGACTGATGATTCTGAGGATACTGTAGAAAAGGTGAATCCTTCTGAAAATAAAAGTGAACGAAAGATACTGAAGGGGCCATCATCTTCTCCTTCGGGTGGTTCATATTCTACTTCACTTTCTCATGGCAGTGAACCTTCAGAAGATGATATATTCATTCCAGACGAAACTGATAACAACGGTAACAAAGATGAGAACTTTGACGATTCAGATAGTTTAGATACTTCTGATGAATCCGTTGATGAAGATACTTCGGATGAAAATGTGGAATCCTCAGAAGCTATAACAGCAGTAGTTGAAGATGAATTAGACATCAATCAATTGAAGTCAATACTGAATGAATCATCGTCTTTAACATATGGAGTTTCTAGAATTTCTGAGAGAAATAACGAGGTATGGGTTTACTACAACGATGATGTAAATCTGAATCCAATGCTTTCAGATATAATATATGCAGTTGAATCTTCAAAATTCAAGAATCTTGAATTCAATAGAATAGCGAGATCGGATAACGCTGTAGTTTTTGAGAAGGTAGATAACGATGGTTAAGCGAAAGCTTCCATTAACTGAAGAATTAGATTTTCATTATCTTCTTACTTTACTTCCCCCACTAAAAGATGAGCCTGAATTTTCTTGGCTTCCTGAATTGTTTAGCATAATAGGGCATGAAAAGTTATTGCTATTATGTAAGTATGCAGGTGGAGAGAAAATAAGAATTCCTACTCTTGAAGAATTAAATTTCAGCATAAATTCATTACAATGGTTTTATGATGTTGAAATAAAGCATTCAAAACAATATTCGGATATACCTTCTATATATTTAGAAGAAGTTAAAAAGATTGGTGACAAATACTTTGCTTGAAACTGTTAAACAAAGAATATCGTCGCTTCCTGCTAAGAGCTTCAAAGCTTTCTACAATGACTATTTGTATGAAATGCAGGATAGAGCAATAGATCAAGAAATGAATTATCTTGTTAACTATAATCAACTTGATATATTGAGTCTTGATAGATTGATACAAGATTATGTAAGTAAGATGGTGATTGAGAGATGATTACAACAAATGATCTTCAAAGATTATATGTTGATATGTATAAACAGATAAGAGAATATCTTTGGCCGTTTAGAATTGTTGAAGCACTTGCAGATCTTGAAGTAGCTTGTTACAAAGCATTTCCTGATATTGATGAAGTAAAAAAATTTTTCACAAGACTTTCATCTGAAATACGGTTTCAAGCAGATAAAGAAGAGGATGAAGATCTTCTTAAATCACTTGAAAAATTTCAGAAATTTTTAGACGATGAAGATAAAATTGATGGAGTTTACTCAAAACTAAATAGCGTCAGAGAGGTGAAGGACAATGAGGATAAATAAGAACACGAAGCAAGCTGAAACTATTGATAACAAAGATCCAGTTCTTTGCGAAAATTCTTCTTGCAAAGAAGACGCTATTCTTAAAATAAGAGAAGCTATTTCTTGTTTATCACCTATTGCTAAACAAGATGATATTGCAAGAGAATCAATAGCTAACTTAAGCGTAATTCTTTTTGACCTTCAGTAACAGGAGGTAGAATATGAAGGACCTCAAAACCGTTGAGGATCTGAATGATATTAAAATTCAAGATCCGCTGTCAAATTTTCAAAGGGAGGGCGTTGCTCGTATGCGCACCTCCCTACTGTCATGTACTATGGATTCTACAGGCAGCACTGCTAAGCAGGCGCTTCAACAGATAACTGTAATGAGAATCTACCATCAAATAAGTAGAATAATAAAATATCTAGATTTGATGGATAAACTAGAAGACAAATTGTATTCATCAATTGAACAATCAATAGATAACATGGCTGAAGCAAATCCATCTACATGGGCTATGTTACTTAGAATTCAATCACAGCTGCAAGATAATATGCTGCAGTCGCAGAAATTACTTGCGCCATACATGAACATAAATTCATTTTCACTACCTGAAATAGTTGAAAATAGCAAGCAAGCTGATTCTACAGCTTATCTCATTCCACAAGAATCTAGAGAAAAACTTAGAACTAGCGCTCAAGCTATATTAGTTGAATTAGAGGCAGGTGATGAAATTGACGAAGATTCAGAATCTTGACAACCTCCCAGAAAGAATAAAATCAATTTATTCGTCTGTTTCAAAAGAAGAAAAGAAATATCTTAAACAAATTCTAATTGAACTATCAACAACTGGTTCATCTCCAACTTACGAAAATATATGGCTTGCGGATTTCAAAGAGGTTCCAGTAAGTATTGACACTTTTATCTGCGATCCATATTATTTAGGTTCAGCTAATAGACAAGGAAAGGCAGTTTATCCATTCTGGCGTAAGACATTACGTGAAATATTCAATTCCGGCAATAGATACAATGAAATAATACTAAGCGGAGCAACTCGTATAGGTAAAACATCAACAGCTATAATAATCGGATGTTATATGCTATATAGATTGATGTGTTATAGAAACCCACATGAGTATTTTCAGAAGAAAGAGATATCAAAATTTTCATTTGTATTCGCCAATCTTACAAAAGAATTAGCGCTTGGTGTAGCTTACAGAGAATTTAATGATACATTAAGGTCAAGCCCTTATTTTCAAGAACATGGCAAATTTTCTAAGAGCGATAGAAATTTCTATTACGTTCCAGAAGGAGATAAAATCGAGATAATTGGTGTTTCTGACTCGGCGCAAGCGCTTGGGCGACAGGTATTTTTCGCATTCATAGACGAGTGTAACTTCGCTAAATCTGGTGTCAAAGATATAAACAAAGCTAAATCTTCAATGAAAGCGCTTTACGATACAATCAATGCTCGTATTTCTGGTACATTTAGAATTGGTGGAGAAGTATATGGAAAACTTGTAACTGGTTCATCAAAGAACACTGATTCAGACTTCTTATCCGGTCATATAGAAAATCAGCTTAATTCAGGAAACACACATCTTTATCTAGTAGATGAACCTCAATGGAAGATACTTCCAAAATCTATGTTTTCAGATGAAAGATTTTATTTCACAGTTGGCGACAGATACAAAAGAGGATTCGTAGTCCCAAAGGAGAACGAAGACGAAGCTCATCTTCAAGAATATCGTGAACAAGGATACCAAGTAATCGAAGCTCCTGAAGAATTAAGGAAGAATTTTCTTGCGGATTATGACATATCTTTAAGAGACATAGCAGGAATATCTGTTGTAGGATCAATGGGTTTCATAACTCAGGAAGCAATAACTCCTGTAGTGTCTCAAGATAGGAAAAATCCATTCTTTACAGATACTATTCAGATTGGTTCTAAAGATAATTCTACAATAGAGCAATATTTCCATATAGAAGTTGTTCCGAATAACTTAAAAAGCTGCTACATGGCCATACATCTTGACTTAGCAGAAGTAAGCGATAGACAAGGAATTGTAGGGAGCTGTGTAGACGGATCAAAGATAGTAGAAGATATAAACGGAAGAAAGCTTTCTCTTCCATTTTTCAGAGAAGTATTTGCTGTAGGAATAGAAGCTCCTAGAGGAGACAGAATGTCTTTTCAGAAGGTGATAAATTTCTTAGTTTGGTTAAGACGATCTGGTTTCAATATAGGCGTAGTTTCGACTGACCAATTTCAGTCAAGTTACGTCAGGGAGACACTTTCGCAACAAGGATTCAACACTAAGAAGATATCTGTTGATAGATCAGAAGAACCCTACATAGGTTTGAAGAACATAATATATGATCAAAGAATTGAGTTAGTTAAGAATCAGCTTCAAGAAGATGAATTAGTTAATCTTCAAAGAATAAATAACCGAATTGACCACCCTGCAGGTCTATCTAAAGATGTGGCCGATGGATTGTGCGGCTCAATTTGGGACCTTGTTGAAGATCAAGTTCTACCTCAGCCAAAACCTAAATCTGTTGCTTCTGTAATTGCTTCTGTAAATTCAGGACAGAGACAATATAGTAGAAATAATATGCCAGGGTTTAATTTTCCTACAAGACGATAATCAACTGCATTGCAGATGATATATTAAAAATTAAGGAGTCGATAAAATATGTTCGTAAGAAACTGTCTACGTGCAGGGGACTACCTTGTTCCTGTTCCTGTTGGAGTTCCTGTTACTCTTGAATACAACGATGGGTGGATTTCAAAGGTTTATCTTAACTATGATAATCATAAAACTATCTTAGCGAGCCCGTTTTTTGATATTGTAAAATCTGAAACAGACGTTCCCTCTAAGGTTCCTATCAAGATTGGTATGACATGGGTAAAAGGTGTTCTTTATTCCGGAACTCATATTTCGTGCGATGGATTTGTTTTCAATGAAGTTGTAGATAAGATGATAACTGACTTTTTGCATAATCCTAGAACATACAGATTCTTTGCAGTTGATGTAGAAAGTAACGCAACAATGTTCCATGGGGCAGGTCCTGTAAGGCAATGGCTCAAGATGAATGGGTTCAAAGTGATTATGGGGCAGATTGTTCCTGCTACAATCAACGACAAGACATTTAATATGATGTGGAACGGAAAATATCAATTTGAATATCCTCTTATGATGTACTATTTCATTTGGAGAGGTTCAGAAACTATAGTAAGAAATACTTTGATTATTCAACATACTTGTAAACGTGTTTCCAAGAATCTACTTGAAAATGGGTCCTTGCAAGCTGTAATTTATACAGAGTCAGAAGAGAAGGTTGAAGTAGATTACTACGATGTAACATCAAATCAGGTTAGAGCAGGAAGTATTTTCTACATGGATGATAATAATCATATTATCTATTCCTGGAATGATAACACAAAGTCAAAGTTCAATGAAGAGATAACTTGTCCTGTATGCGGTAAAACATATGTTCCTAAGAAGTATACGCACTGCGATGATGATACTTGTTTATCATTGAAGTACTTCACAGTTAATAACATTCTAAAAGCATTTGGAATGCACGAAATTTCATTCAAAGATTATGTCATCAAGGTAAAAAACAATGAGATACTTTCAGTTGGAGATATCTTAAATTGTGATGAGTATCTTGATTATCAGCTGAATGCTTCGCTTTATTCTGTTCTAAGAGCAATGATTCCATTGTCAGCTGCTAGAAGCGATGACATGATTTTATCATTTGTTAACAGATGCAATAACAATGTAGCTAGCTTGAAGTACTATATCTCAAATCCTTCTAGAGCAAAATTAGATTTTGATATTACGGATTCAAAGTTTGATGATATGCTTGATTGGTTCAGTAAGAATGAAAATGTTGCTGATATCATCAATGTACTAGATAATCCAAGATACAATCCATCTTACAGAGATAGATTATTTGATGGACCTCCTATCTTCCGTGATAAGAAAATTTATCTAACAGGTAAGTTCAAGCATGGCGATATGAATTCTATGATAAGCATTCTTCAAAGTTACGGTGCAGAGGTTACCGATAAATTTGGATCCGACATTGATTGCGTTGTCATTGGTGATATCTTAGAGAACATAAACGCAAGAAACGTAAAAGCTGCTCAAAATATGCGTATTCCTGTTATGGACGAATCAACATTTTTTGATACTTATGATATTGATTCTGACATACAGCAGAACCTTCAATAAGTTTGATGGAGGTGAAATAGATGCCTAACAGATGGATAGATAAACTGTTACCTAAGCCTAAGAAACAACTTTCGTATCTCCGGAACATGGTTGCAGGTTCGTTATACAGGATTTCTGATATTCGAGGAAATTCTTCTTTTTCAGACATAAAAACTCAGATTGATGCTATGAGAGCCCTTGCAAGAGATTCTCAAGTAGCTACTGCTCTTTCCTACTATGCTACAGATGCTACTGTAGCAAACAGTGACGGGCAGATAATTTGGGCTGTGCCTGTTGATAAGAATAAGAAAGAAGTAGCAGAGGTAATAAATGCTCTTTTCAAAAGATGGGAAATAAATAGCTACGCTAGAGATCATATTTTAGAGCTTGCTACTATTGGCAACCTATATATCCCTACAACCGATCTATACAAAGAGCCTATAGGGAATTACAATAGGGCAAACATAGCTCTTGATAACAATAAAATTCCAAATGCAGAGTTTGATATTGTCCCTTCATATAAGATTCCTCCTGAGGACATTGTCCATTTATTCAAGGAAGGTAGAGATGAAGGATATATTCTTCAGCCGGATGAACAAACAACTACTTATGTAAGATATCCTTCATCATCTGTTATACATTTTTCTCTTGGTGGATTGCTCGGAGATTATACAATTGATGCTCAAGGTAAGAACAATGATGTAGACACTTATGACATCAAGTTTGCAAAGCCACTCATGGAGCAAGCTGTTCAACCAACACAGACATTAGGTCTTCTAGAAGATGCATTACTTCTTTCTTCTTTGTCAAGAGTTGTAAGATTCATAAATGTCGAGTGCGGAAATGCTGAAGAGGATGAACAAAGGGATACTCTTCAGATGATAAAGGATGCTATTGAGCAGCAGCTATCTATAAACACTCTAAACGGAGACGCTCAAAGCTTTGTTAACCCACAGTCTCCTAACAATTTAATTTATCTTCCTAGGATAAATGGTCAAGACCCGATTTCAATAACAGATTTGAATATGTCAGATGCAACAGAGTCTGATTCAAAACTGCTTGATCATTATCAAGATAAGAAGCTTTCAGTTCTAGGTGTTCCTAAAGAAGCAATGAACTTCTCATCAAATGAAGGTCTAGGCGGTGCTGGTTCTGTTCTTTCTCAAAGATCAGCATTGTATGCTAACTCTTTGCAAAGACTGGAAACAGCTTATATTTCAGGATGGACAGATGCAATAAACAAGTATTTTGAAGCAAGAAACATGAATGGATTTGTAGATCAATTCAAGCTTCAGATGCAGCCGATTGTTACAAATATGTCAACAGTTGTTTCTGAAAAGCGTGATGCTTCTGTAAGTCAAGCGCAAAGCTTGATAGACCTGCTCAAAAATCTTGGAGTAACAGACAAAGAGCCTTACATGAAAGCTGTTCAAGAAGCTCTCAAGGAAACATTCCCACAGTTAGGATCAGAAACAATGACATGGGACATTGATGTGACAGAAAGCGAGGGTGGAGACAGTGGCTTCTAATTCAGAACTAATTTCTCTATTCTTTAGCGATCTAAAGAACTATAATTCTAATAATTTCAGAATAATTGAAAAGGCGGATCTCAGCAAGGAAGATGCAAGAGTTTTCAAGTCTTGCAGTAGTGTAGTTACAAGATATTTCATATTTAGAGAAAGACATCCTGAAGTTTCTGATCAAGATATGAAGATACTATACTATAGACTAGGAATTGATCAAATTGCTAGGTATTTTTCAGAATATCCGTCAGCTTGTGTTGAGGATCTAAAGCCTTTTCAGCAGCAACTTATATGTCATGTAGAAAGAGAAAAACGAAACAAGCAAGAAGGTAAAGTTTAGCGAGGTGATAATATGTCAGAACCGTTAAGATACAGAATATCCGATTGGCACCAAGCTAATAAATGTTTATCTAACAACAGTAGAGATTTGTGGATATCTGTTACTGATTTGATAAACAATGATATTCTAACAGGAGTAAGAATTGCAATATGTCATAAACAGTTTGGTACTCTTTTTTCAACAGTTGTTAAAACACATGGCAGCATAATTTCCGAATTTGCTGAAAACATTGATAAGGACATTAGTAATGATGTTATACTAAAGGAGTTTGCAAAATACGGATTCTTGATTGACTACAAGCCTGAATCAAATTTGCCTGGTTCTCAGATATCTTATCTAATGTCTGTCGCGGGATTGAATTTTGATAAGATAAGAATAATGAGTGTGTATGAATATGACACAAACGGAAGAAAACATTCTGATAATTACGTAGTTGCATTTATGTCTTCATATAACCCATACTGGTTGAACGCAAACTATTCTTGCTCTATGAAAGAATTCAAAGAAAGACTTGCAAGCGGTTCTGTAATTAACCTTTCTAAAGTAAGCGAGCAACGAAACTTTGATTGGTCTTGGCTGTATAATAATATTGAAAATATTGACGATATACTTAATAGCTGTTCGAGGTATTGCCAATGAGCACTAACCTTATAGGTAGAGATATAATCATAATGAGAAAGCGTTATGACGAAGCATTACAGATGCAAGGTGTACCTTGTAGGTATCAGTTTCCTAATCTAGCTTCGACAAACACTCACGGTGAACCTGTTGTAGACAGTTATTCTGATATGATAGATACTCATGTATTTTTTGAAGGCTCACCTAAAGTGAAGACATTCAAACGAATGGGCTGGGTTGTTGAAAATGATAAAGAGCTACCATTTTTGATTCACTGCAGTTTCAATCTACCTAATCTTCAGAAAGATAGCGTATTTAGAATATCAGGTCAATACGCGGATGTAGATGAAAGAGTATTCAGAGTAACTGAGATATCATATGATTTGCAAGCTGCTGATCATCTGGTTTGTCAAGTAGTACCTGTTTACGAAAAACAGATAGTAGGTAGAACCGACAAAGAAATTGAGCGAACCTTCAACAAGTCAAATCATTTCATTAAGTCGCCTACCGATTATAGAGGACAGTACATTTCAGAGCAATCAGGAGAGAGGTGAAAAATTTGATTTATCTTTATGACAAGTCAATAGCAGATGATTTAAGAAAATCATTCAATCCTGAAAATATGCCCAATCCTTATGTTAAAGTAGTAGATGTTGACAGTTTCATGAGCATTGGTGCTCAAGTAAAAGACGACCAGCTTACATTTCCTATAGTAGGATTGAACAGGCCTGACAACTATTCTATCGACACTGATAGAACAAACTTCACGCTTATTCATAAAGGTATTCCTGTAGCTGTAGATGATAAAGAGAATGAATTCTACAACGAAAAAGTAATTCCTATAAAGCAGTCATACGATATTCATGTTCTTACTACAAATCAAGCTGACATGGATGAGATGATAAGAGAAATCATATTTAAGTATACTAATATGTATTTCCTTACTATAACTTTACCTTATGAAGTAAAAAGAAAAATCAGGTTTGGAATATGTATAGATGGTGAAATAGAAAGAACATCTGGTTATTCACAATATGCAGAATCCGGAACACTATATGAATCAATAATTCCTGTTAGGACAGAGGGAATGGTAATAGTAAGTTACACTCCTGTAAGGATAAGACGAACAGAATTCGTCACAGAGATAGAAAATCCTAAATGCTGAACCTTGTATACTTTTAGAAAGAGGTGAGGAAATAGTGATATATTATAAAAATACATCATCTAGGAAGCTCACATTTCATGGTGTAGAATTTGGTCCAGGAGAAATAAAGCCTGTTCCTGATTTTATAAATACATTGTGCATGGTTCGTTGCGATAAGCCATCTGAGCCTGTCAGACGAATTGATCATGTTAAGCAGGAAAAGAAAGCACAATCTACACCTGCTATTAAAGTAAATAATGAGCAAGGAGGAATTACTGATGGCTCAGATTAACATCAATGAGATAAGCCAAAGCTACAGCTATAATATCGGTACTAACGCTTATTGCACAGTTGCAATGCCTATTACTTCCTGCTGGGGTCCTGGATACTTTGACAAAGAAAAACAAGGTCTTACAGAGGATGATATTCTAGAGAATCTTCGTTGGGAGCATTTCGCTGCTACTCAAGAAGGCCTAGAGAGTTTTGTATCTACTTATAGAGGTCCTGCTTCTAATTATCGTTCAGCAAAAGATTTTTCATATCAGATGGCGATGACTCTTCTTACTGCAGGCTACGATGTTCTTGCATGCAGAGTTTGCCCTGGTACTACTTCTGAAGGTACACTTAAGATTGACGATAGCAACAATCTTATCATCAAAGCAAAGTACCCTGGAACTTTTGGAAACAATCTTCGTTGTGCGCTTAAGAAAGCTCGTTCAGTTTTCTTGGTTGACGGAAAGACTAAGCAAGTTGATTACTGGAACATGATTGTTTATGTCCTGGATGCGTCTGGAGTAAAGACAGCCGTAGAGAATTTGAACTTTGTTTTCGAAGTCGCAAATTCGAATGATTCACTTTACCATATTTCCGAGATTGAGTCTAATTTCGTACAATTTTCTGGTTATGATGCCCTTAAAGATGCGCTTTCATTATCCGGTACAGTGAACGTAGATCTTGCTGGAGGACACGACGCATCTGCAAACGGTGAAAGCACTGATATGCTGAGAGAAGCAGCAGATCTCGCTACTCTTCGTTATAAAACAGCTCTTGGGTCTGCCGACGGAGTAGCTTATGTAGCCCGACTATCTGAGTTAACTACATCTGATGAAAACAAAGCAGCTATCATTCGTTATAAAGAATGGGTTTACAACGCTGCATACTCTGCAATGGATAAGCTTAAAGATAAGCTGTCTTATAACTACAACAGAATTGTTATGCCGGGTTGGGACGATCAAGATTTCTCATCTGTAATGGACAATTATTCATATGATGATGTAAATACAAAGTTCGTCATTTCTCCTTTGCACATTAGAATGATGGATGTAGCATATAACAGTCGTTGTGGTACTGCTTACATTGACATTCCTAAGAGCCTTCCTCGTTCTAAGGTATGGAACGAGAAGGATGGTCAGGAAGGATACGCTCAGATGCTTGCAAGATTCCAGCCTGATAACACAAGCTTTGATCTAAACGCAAGCCTGTATACATCTCATTCAGCTTTATTTGCTCCTTGGGGCAATTACATCTATGTAGGAACTTCTAAGCAGAATGAAGCCTCTCCTTCCTTCATGGCACTTATGATTGAAAGAGCAATGATTCTGAATCAGTCAAGTCAGTATGAATGGGCTCTGCCTACTACTCGTAGACATAACCTAAAGATCGGAAAGCTTGCCTACAGTGTAAATAAGCATCTGCTTGACGATTGGCAGGGAACAGAAGGTGTAGGAGTAAATGTTATCACAGACATTCCTGATATGGGAATGAGCCTGTGGGGCAACAGCACTCTATTTGAGGTACCTGTCGCAACATATCAAGCTCTTGCTAATCTTTCTACTAGAAAGCTTGTCAATGCTGTCGAGGATCAAGCATACAGATGTGGAATTAACATCACCTTCCAGTACAACAACGAGGATGCGTATAGCAGCTTCTACGCTGGTATGACTCCGTTACTCGATACAATGAAGTATCAAGGAGCTATCGAGGACTATTACATCAAGATGTCTGCTGATATCAACGGGTTAGATCGCGTCAACCTTAACTCAGTTATCGGAAAGATTTATCTGACGGTAAACGGTGTCATAAACGATATCAACATAGACTTGATCGCACTTCCTAGCACCGTAGATCTTGACGAGTACAGAGCTGATTAAGTTGAAATAGGATCGTTAATAAATACATCGAGGACAGGGCTTGGCCGGCCTTGCTGAAACTGCACTTTCAGCTAACTCGATGTATTTATATATCTGTGCAGGGAGTGAAACTGATGAAAGAATATGTATGTGTAAGATGCGGTAAAACATTTGAAGCTAACCACAGAACGGCGGTATGTAGCGATTGCCATACTGCTGTTTGTATTGTATGCGGAAAAGTATTTGAACTTAAACATCCTTATACGCAAAAAACGTGCTGCTCAAAATGTAGGGCGATATATGTAAAAGAATCTGGAATAGCAAAATTGTCAGCAGAAAAAGCTGTAAGCACCTGCAGAAAAAATAATTCATATTCTTCTTCTGTTTATAAAAGGAAATGTGCATATTGCGGAAAAATATTCGAAACAACTTCTAGAAGACGAATATACTGCTATGATAAACATTATGGAAAATGTCCTGTTTGTGGTAAGCCTGTTGAAATAAGGGATATGTCTGTTGGGCCTACTTCGTGTTCATACGAATGCAGACAAAAACTGATCGAAAGGACTAACCTTGAAAAATACGGAAAAAGCTGCGTTTTTCAAACAGGTGAAGTAAAGGAGAAGATAAGAGCAACTACTTTTGAAAAGTATGGAGTAGATCATTTTTCTAAAACTGATGAATATAAGCAAAAGTTTAGAGAGACTTGCTTGGCTCGATTTGGTACTACTTCTCCGCTTAAGAATGATAAAATAAAGCAAAAGCAGATTGAGACGAATCAATCTAGATATGGAGGAAACGGTCCAACTTGCAATGAACAAGTCATAAAAAAAATGATAGATACAAGTGTAAGAAACCATGGTGGCATCGGTATGGCTTCAACTGAGCTTCGTAGAAAAATAGAAATTACAAATTTATCTAAGTATGGTGATATCGTTCCTGCAAGGACTGATTCTGTCAAAGCTAAGGCAGTAGAAACGTGTATAGCTAAATATGGATCTAGAAGCTGGGCTAATTCTTATGAAGGTTTATCGAAAAAGATAAATGATCCGTCAAAAGCATCTTGTTTCATAGAATTTAAGGAAGATCCTAAAAAATTTATAGAATCTCACTTTGACCATATTCCTTCTGTAAAAGAGATATGCAGATTAACAGGATGCACAGACACAACTATTTACGACATATTGATAGAAAATGGACTACGGGACATTGCAACTTTTAGATCAAGTACAGTAGAGATAGAAATAAATCAATTTCTTAAAGACGAGGGAATTACTTTCATAAGGAATTGCAGAAAAGTTATAGATCCATATGAATTGGATTTCTACCTACCTGATTTCAAAGTAGGAATTGAGTGCAATCCTACTGCTACTCATAATTCTTCATTTAGCGATCCATGGGGACAACCACGTAAGATGCCTTCTTATCATAAGATGAAAACGGATATGTGTGAAAAGCAGGGAGTGTTTTTGTTTCATATATTCGGGTATGAATGGGAGCATAAGAGAGAAATTATTCTTTCAATGTTGAAAAACATATTAGGAAAGTCAGAGAAAAAGATATTTGCGAGAAATACATATGTTTGCAATTTGTCAAATGAGGATTGTTGTAAATTTCTCGATGATAATCATAGACAAGGATCTCTTTCTGCAAGTATTAGATTAGGACTGAGGATAAAAGGTACAGATGAACTAGTATCTGTTATGACATTCAACAAGGTCAGAAATACTATAGGTTACACAGGTGAAGACAACTTTGTTGAATTATCTAGATTTTGTTCTAAGCTGAATACATCTGTTGTAGGAGGTGCTAGTAAGCTATTCAAATATTTTATTGATAATCATGAAAAATGCAACATTGTTTCATTCTCAGATAAGGCTCACACTAGAGGAAATCTATATTCTACATTGGGGTTTGAGTCAGTAAATTCATCTTACCCAGGTTATGTTTGGGTAAATGTTTTAGATGATAGCTACTATAACAGAGTATCTTGTCAGAAAAAGAATCTAAGAAACCTATTCAATGACGATTCAATTGACATTGATAAAAAGACAGAGAAAGAAATAATGGAAGAGCACGGATACGCACAAGTATTTGATTCTGGAACCGTTAGATGGGAGTACAAAGCAGAATAAATAAAAATCGTTATAATCAGTGTAGATATCAATTTAGATATCTACACTGATTTTCTTTTTAGGAGGTTGTTTATATGACAGCTAAGGTTGATTTTAGTCACGACGGTGCCGGCTGGTACGCATTTGTCAGTGAGGATGATGACCTTGTTATTGGTTATAACTATGAACAACATACTTCTGAGGTGTATAGAGGTAGCTTCAAGGGTGTCGATACTCCGCACATTTTTGATATCATGCGTGATGATATTGAGATGTTTTCAAAAATCATTAAGTATTATAATTGGAATGCTATTCCTTTCCTTCGTCATGTTACTTTTGAAGGATATACTAGAGCAATGAGCGATATCGTTAAGCTGCTGCCTAGGGATATCTATGCAGATGCTGTTTGTGACGCAATTAAACACAACGATACTGATTTGAATAAAGTTGTTCTAAAAATTGTTGAAAACATTTCTAACTATTATTCTTTGATGCATAAGGAGTGATAATATGTCTGTATATCAGTTACTCATCCATAGCAAGAATGTTTATGATGTAGACTTTAGAGACAATAAAGGAGTCATTCTAGATAGAATGGACATTGCAAAAGCGATTGAAAGTAAATATTCAAGCATGTCAGTAATTGAATTCATGCCATTTCTACTTTGTAATGGATCAATTAAACTAATCATATACGTGTAAGGAGAAGATATGAAGATTCCTAAGTATGTTCTAGATCTAATCATAAAAAGACAGCGATATGCTGAAAAAGCTATGGATAATGCAGTATCTTTGCAGGATTGGCTTGATAAAAACGAAATTCAAATTGAAGATGAGGATTCTGTTGGAGGATACGAAATGTTTTCTAATCCATATCAATCTGCTCGCAGAGTTATGAACGCAATACTAGAAAAGGAGTAATAATGAGAGAATTTCATAAATGCCTTTCTGGATATCTTGCACCTAACGGATATTTCTATGAAGCACCATATTATTCTCATCTTTCAACGGCTACTAAGATAGTCAATATGTGTGAATTGCCTAGACCTAGAAATGCGAATTTGGATGAAGATACACTTCTCTTATATGGATTCATATGTATTCGTACTTCAGATGTATATAAAAGAGCAAGAGATTCTGAAGGTAAAATTCTTCTTATTTCAGATAAACAGCAGAAATTCTTATCTACTCACTGGAATGAATTCAACGACAATCAAAAGAAATGTATTCTTGATTTAATTTCGGATTTTGGATTGCTAAATAGTTTCTACATGGAGATAGGTGAATGTACAAAGTAACAATGACTGTAAATGTAATCCGTCTGAAGAATGGATATGAATATCAGTATAATAGAACATACTATCGAAAGACGAAACCAACCGTGAGAGAAATGGATTCAAGATTAAATAAATATGCTTATTCTATTTTGTACCAGCTTCAGAAAAAAAGATTGACATGTGTATTTGCAGGTAGACGATGGAGTAAAGAGGAGATAGTTGATGATTGAATATAAATCTTGTTTCTTTGAATCAGAGAGTTTAGAGATTCAGGAATTAGTTGATTCCGAAACAAATGAACCTGAATTTGCATTTTATGCTAATAAAAAGTTACTTTTTACCACGGACAAATACGGGATCAGGGAGATTTGGAATCAGCTAGATAAATTTCTAAAGGAGATTGAATAATGGGATTATTTGATAAAAAAGGAACAGTAGTATTTGATTTTGATGGAGTAATCCATTCATATACATCAGGTTGGCAGGGTGAGGGTGTAGCAAATGATCCTATTGTTCCAGGAATGGCTGAGGAGCTAAAACGAATTCATAATTCTGGATATAAAGTAGTTGTCGTATCAACTAGGTGCAATTCAAGAAAAGGAATTGACTGCGTAAACGATTACCTACTAAATAATGATGTTCTCAAGTATGTAGATCTAATTACTGCAAAGAAGCCTCCCGCAATATGTTACATTGATGACAGAGCAATTTGTTTTGACGGTCATCCTGAAGGGTTGCTTGAGAAGATTCAAAATTTCAAACCTTGGAATAAATGAAGCGTCAGAAATGCTATCTGACGCTTTCTATGCGCAACCTATAATATCATTAGGTACACGAATAGTAGGACGATATTTGAAACGATATGTAAAACGTGCAGTAGGCAAAACAAAGGCTTTAGAAGCTCTTGCTGAATACGAAAGAGAACTATTTTATGGTAACGGATACGAAGTAAAAATTGGTAAACAACATAATTGCGTAGTTGTAGAAAGATACAATCAATTGCAATTAGTTGTAACTCCTGCGGAAGTACCTGCCACTGTAACAGGCTATAAGTTTAGACCTGCGACAGAAGCAGATATTGCATCTGGTCAAAAGTTATATGTCAAAGAAAAATATGACCGAGAAACAGTAAAGCAAATAGGCGACCCTAACAGAGCCGCCAGCATAGGTAATATTAAATAATTTTGAGGTGAAACATTATGAAACGATACATAAGAAGTGACACTAGTAGCAAAAAAAAATAGCGATTTTGTAATCAAAGACGGTGTATTGAAATCGTACAGAGGACAAAGCAAACATGTTGTTATTCCTGAAGGCGTCACATCAATCGGAGAGTATTGTTTCGATGAGTCAGATATTGTAACAGTAAAATTTCCAAAAAGTCTAACAGGGATAGAGTCCGGTGCGTTTGCACGGTGTAATGGTATTCGAACAATAACACTACCAAATACTTTGAAAAAGTTAGGTTATTATGTGTTTACAGAGTGTGAAAATTTAGTTTCTGTAGATGTGCCAGACAGTCTTAGTGATATTCCAATGTCATGCTTCCGAGAGTGCACAAACTTAACTAAAGTTAATCTTCCTAGTAAGTTAAAGACTATAGATTACAAAAGTTTTTATAAGTGCTCAAGTCTGACACAGATAAATATACCCGATACTGTAACTAAAATAGGCAGTATGGCATTTGGTTATTGTATCAACTTAAGAAGAGTAAACATGCCAGATATAGTAATAGACGAAGACGTTTTTGAAGGCTGCGAAAAATTGAATAAAAATGACTTCAGATATGAAGATATGCCCAAGTTTCATCTTGCGCCTGCAGAAGAAATTGAAGATGATGAATATGATAATATTGATGATTGGTACATGAGTGAAAAGGGTGATTCAGATAACTATAGCTTCTCAGATAAGCTTGAAAGCTTAGTAAGAACTGAGTTTGACGTATCCGATTATTTTGAAGAGCCTTCAATTCAAGGATTTGCAGGAAACGATTATGTAGATATCGGGTTAGGAGACGGTAGTAAATATTCGTTTGCTTTCAGCTGGTCAGAGATGCAAGAAAATATATTTGAAAATGGTCCTGATAAAGCTGCAAAGCATTATTTCAATGAAATCAAAGAAGGAATTGAATCAGGATCAGCGTCAACGGATACTACTACGCTTTAACTAAATTAAGGAGAAGTGAAATAACATGAAAAGATATGTAAGAGGCGATACTGAAAGAAGAAACAATAGTTCGTCTAAATTGATAACAGATCCGTCCGTTCCATTGACTAATTCTGACGTAAAACGTGTTAAATCAGTAACTATTACAAGTGAACTATCAGAATTTAATACTTCACGTTTAGATCTACTTGCTAATCTTCAAGAAATAGATGTTGATGATAAAAATAGTAATTACTGTTCAATAGATGGAGTTCTGTTTTCTTCTGATAAATCTACATTGATAAAGTTTCCTAGAGGAAGATCAGGAGAATATAGAGTCCCTGTTTTTACAACAGTTATAGGTGACGGTGCATTCGAAGGATCAAAAAAGCTTACATCTATTAAACTTCCTCCTAATCTAAAGTTAATAGAAAACAAAGCTTTTAGAGATTGTCATAGCTTGCAGTCTATTATTATCCCTAAGTCTACTGAGGAGATAGAATATTACGCATTTACACGTTGTAAATCGTTACAAACTGTTGATTTTTCGGGTGCTTCTGCGCATTTAGGAGAGTTTTGTTTTTCTTATTGTAAATCATTGAAACAAGTATACGGAGATGACAATTTAACTTTTGATGAAACTGCTTTTAAGTACTCTTCATTTTCAGTTGACGGCGAAGGATGGAGCAAAAATTGGCCCAAACCATTAAATAAGGAAGACTATCCTTGGGGTAAACAGATAGAAGATGTCTATGTAGACGTATTAGATAAATTAGGTCTTTGGTCTGAACCATCCGTTCAGGGAAATTATGGACGAGAGACTATAATGAAAAAGTCAACTGATGATGTAGTTTATGAAGGCGATTACTATGAAATCGGAGATGATTTAGAGGATATCTACTATGAATCAAAGTCTAAATCAGATTTCAAAAAATCAGTAATCGAATATATAAAAAACATGATTTCAAGCTATAAAGAGGAAGATACTCCTACGCTGTAAACTACATTCCATCAAAAAGAGCAGACATCAATTGTCTGCTCTTTTTATTTATTATTTGAATTCATATACAGCCGTACCCAGGTCATGATATGAAGAATATCCTAAATTTATCATGTCTGATTCTGTCCAATTACTTTGTCTTCTAGAATTATCTGATATGAAATCTAATCCGTTCCACCACCATTTCTTTCTTTGAATATCTCTGTTAGATTTCATTCCAATTTCTTCGTAGTCCTCAAAATTATCAAAACAAAAATTAACATAGGAAACAATATTATATAGTCCGTAATCAGATGCAAACTTAGATAATATAGAAAACCCATTCTTAACATAGTATCCTGGAAGCATATACATTCTAGATAGTTCAGCATAATATCGTTTATCTTTTGATTTTTTGAAAGTCATCATACAGTATATTACACTATCCTTAACTAACCCTATAGCTAGAACTGTTCCTTTTGCAGCCTTTAGCGGATAGTACTCATTCATCCAATTATCTGAAATATCTTTATTCAATCTGTATAGCTTCAAATCTTCACCATTGATAATAGTATGCGTTTCTGGTTTCTTATAGTAATATCCTAAGAAATTTCTTTTCTTTTCATAAGAAGTCAATCTTTTTGCTTGAACCCAATCTAACTTTGAAACATTGTCTACTCCATATCTACCTAAGTTTGTTTGTATTCGTTTATCATTTGATGTATTCATACGAAAACTACCTCCTTGTAGAAAAATATAAGGTATCAATTGGAACATAGTTAAATTATAAATCTTGTATTAAATTGCGAAAGCAAATAAACTCGATATAAGGAGGATGTGTATATGTTTACACCACTCAAGCTGGGTACAAACCATATGTTAGGTGTGGATAACTTTATTCCTTTGACAGTGAATAATTTCGAAATTCGCATATACAACATGGATGGAAGTGCACCTACGGAGTTCTCAGATCTGCTAACACTTTCAACAGATGAAGTAGGCGAAGTGGTAGAAGAGCAGGATTCAATTGTTGTTCACTATGGCAATGGTCTAATCAAATTCCCGAGTAAGGTTGATTATTCCGATGTTGAATGGACTCTTAACTGCTACTGCAGCCCGAATGTTCTTGAGGCTCTTCGTGAATGGCGTCGGAAAGTTTATGATCCTGATACTGAAAAAATGGGATTACCGTCTGAATACATGCGTCAGGTCTATTTCATCAAGTACGATGGCCAAGGAAACGTCAGAGATGTCATTCGTTGCCCAGGTACTTGGATCAAAGGACTAAGCAATGGCGCCCAAAATCAAACAGGTGGAGAAGTAGTTAAGGTAAAAACTACGCTCGTTATTTCGAAAGCAATTTACCTGAAACCTTCTGACCTGAAGTGATTCTTTATCAAATTTAACGGCTGGT